GGTCACGACATATACATCATCTTCGAGATCTTCTTTTGGAATCATAACAATGTTTTGCATTTTTCTGAATGATTCATTATCCGTTACGATAAAATAAAAAAATTCAGTTTCTGAAACTACTTCGTATGTAGTTCCTCTTTGAAGCCGAACGACTTCATCTATGCCAACATCGGTATAATAGTCCGTTCTGAAGTACATCCTCATTAGGGCTCCTTGTAGGGTTCCATATCACCCTTCCAAATCTGGAAATAAGGATGTGCGTCAATGCCGTAAACCTGACCCTTCATACCGGTACTGGTAATCTTGTAAGGCTTTCCATCCTCAAGGCTATTGATAAAGTCCTGATACTGAGGACTCATCTTAAAGAAGTCCTTCTTGCCCTGAATCCTCTTTACCTTAATAGTAACCTCATCACCAATCTTTGGCTCCCGCTCTTCAACCGGCATTCCAGCCAGAAAGTCGGGACCACCGGCCTTCTTGATTCGCCGGGCAAGGATTCGTGCCTTACGCTGCTCTCTGCACCGGTCTTCTCGATTCATCGAATTACTCATATTCTGTTCCTTTCAGCTTATCAAAGTAGGGATCGCCGTCTTGCTTCTCTAATAAGTTGAGCTCCCCGGCGGAGCCTACAGAATACAAACGAAAATTTTTAAAAATCTCAGCACCTTTAATAGTGGCTAGAGATGTAATTATGTATAATATATCGTGTTCTTCTGTGCCATCAGTAAGTTGAACTTCAAGTCGTTCTTTCTTTGGGATGGCTAGTTTTCGGAAGTCGTTCATAGTTAATCCTTCGGCATAGAATACACATCCTGTCCATGTGCATATTCGTCATAAATTTCTGCAATAACATTGTAGCATCTACTCTCAGAGTTATAACTACCAAGGATAATTCCACGCTCACCCATGCCCTGCCTTGCATAAACATTAAGGCTTGCGGTATCAATGATTGCCATACGGTCAAGATTTATAATTTCTCCGTCTTGCGTTAAAAGTAGCATTTTACACCTCACAAATCAGCAAGCTGTGCAGGAGACCAGATATCTGGAATATCCCAATCTTCTTCCGATTTTCCGTTATAAATTCCGTAGAAATATCCTTCGGACGGTACATAGACGATTCGTTTCCAGCCATTCATTCCGTGTGACTTCTTTGGCTCAAAATCACGAGTCAAAATTCTACGTCCACCACTGCTATAAGCAGATGTCTTTGTAGGAACTTCGACACATTTGTTATCCAGAATCCGAAGAATATGTTTAATAGACTTCTTAGAAAGATTCATGGCTTTCTCCTTAGCCGTAGCTTACTTCGTTTTTGTCGTTTCGGAATCGCACAAAGGTCGGGAATTGCAGAGACTCAGCACCAGTTTTCTTATCACAGCTAACCTCTTTGTATTTACACTCAACAATCTTGCCAATGTAGTCATCAGGATTCGCCCACACAGCAGCTCTCGTAGCATCATCAAAACCAGATCCGATTCGAAGCTCATTGCCCTTATAGTCAACAACAAGAGCACCCATCGTGTCTGCCAGACGGTTCTGGCCTTCTTCAATCGCGGTGATTCGCAGGTCAACAGTATAAAAACGCTTGATTTTAAGACAGCCAGTGTGACGAGCCCGGCGGTAAGGGACGTTCGTGTTCAACATTAAACCTTCCCATCCCATTTCGACCGCATAATCGAGCCACTTAGGAATCGCACTCTGGTAAGTGCCCTCGTAGACCATCGGCACAATCTCAATATTTTCAAGGTGCTTGTGAGCAATCTCTGCACGAAGGCAATTTAACCATTCACGGCGAGTCCGATACGGAACCGTGCATTTACTGCGGTCGAACTCAACAACAGGAATGACATCAAAAATAACGAATTTGATACCCGTCTTATCCTTACTATCCGAGTTCAATAGGCCAGTGCCATAACGAAAAGCCTCTCCGTCCGACATTCCTTCGGGATTCTTATAGATAAGTTCGCCATCAAATACCCAAGAATCTCGCTTTGAGGCGTCTCCATCGTATAGAGCAAGCAGGTCATTTTTTATATGGTTGAGTCCTTTAAATTTTTGTGCCTGCCGAGAGATAAGTTCACCTCTATGCATGGTTCCCCTGTTGCCATTCATCTTCTGGCTAAGGCTGAACCAAGTACCATTCTTCAGCTTAACCTTATCAATCGGATATCCCTGCTGAACCTCCCAAACAGGAATAATCTCTTCGCCGTACACCTTATTGACGGTAGCTGCCTCGACTCCGATCGGCAGGTTCTTAGTAAACAGTCGCTTCAGAAACTCTTCGTACTCAGGATTTTTATGTAAATAATTCTGGATTGTTGCAATGGATGCGTCAGAGCCAGTATTGTGACCAGCACCCATAATATAAAGGTATCCGCAGCTGAGATACTGAATGTCGATATCCGGCTTTGCAGTTACCATCTTGTTGATCTTCGCATCAGACAGGCCAGTAACAATTGCCGGGTCAAGCAGAAATCGGAAAAATGCCATCAACTCGTCAGCTTCATCTCCAAAATCCTTACGTGCATCCAACAAAATGCGGGTCTTGTCCGTCTTCTTCTTTGCTTTCTGCAATGCCTTAACCATCGCGTCGAGCTTGCCTATGAGCTCTTTATCTGTCATAAAGCCTCCTAGCGTATCCTGTGTTATATAGTTATAGCTAATAAAGAAAGGCTTGTCGATACGAGCAAGCCATTTCTTTCCCGTATCCTATGTTATATAGTTAAAGAGAGAATTTTAAGCCTCCGGGGTGGAGACTTTTTATAACTATATTATACAGGATACGCACATAATTGTCAATGCTTTTCTGCAAATTCTTTCCGTAAAAATTCCTTCAAGAACGTCCGCTTATATGGAACTCTCGAAGTCTTTACAGCCCGATCAAGAGCATGAGTTTCGGCACAAATCACACAATACTTCTTGGCACGAGTGATGGCCGTATAGAGCCATTCTCTCGTCAGCATTAAGTACGCAGAGTTGTCCATGCCAACAATCACATACGGAGCCTCACTGCCCTGCAACTTATGGCAACTCAGAGCATAAGCAAGTTCAAGCGTTGCCCAGATGTTATTCCCACCAAAGTAATGTGGAATGAAAATCGTTCCCCACTGGTCAAAATCAACCAGGATAAAACTACTCTCAATCTTTCGGATAATGCCACGGTTTCCGTTGAACACCGGACACTTCTCTTCCTTTTTCTTTGTCTTGAGATTGTATGTGTGAAGCTCGTAGTTGTTTTTGTTAATAATAACCTGATCGCCCTCACGCAAAGTATACGCTCTATCCTTGCCATCACCATAGATTGTGACCTTTGCTTCTGCTTGACCACGACTCGGATTTACAATTTCCTGAATAGCATTATTGACTTCATAAGTACAGATACTACCACGCAGCTTCTGTGGAAGTACAATCTGAATCTTCGCACTATCATTCTCTACCTTATTATATAAGGTACGGTACTGATTGATGATGTGGTTGAATGACTCACTTGCGTCCTTATAGATATCCAGCTCCAAATCACGAAGTTCACCACGAATCTCACTACCAGCCCAGCCATAAGGCACCAACTGCGTAGCGTTACGAACCTTAATGCTCTCCGTGATAATTGCAGACTTGGCTGCCTGACGATGGATCTTAGTCAAACGAGCCACAGGAACAACCTTAGATGCAAGCATATCCTTGAAAATATTACACATACCGATGCTCTCAAGCTGTCCGTCATCACCAATCATGATGAATCGCTTTCCGGTCTCGATAGCTTGAATCAAGTCATAGAACAACTGAGCTCCGACCATAGAGGTCTCATCCAAAATGATAATGTCTTCTTCAAGAGGATTGTCCTTGTCATGGATGAAACCACCATTCTCAATATCATAACCAAGAAGACGATGAATGGTCTTACCGTCCTGACCAGTAATCTCCTGCATACGAGCTGCGGCACGACCAGAAAGCGCAGTCTGAGCGAATGACTTACCACGAAGAACCTTTAAGACACCAGCGACAACGGTACTTTTGCCAGTTCCGCCATAGCCTGTTAAGATACAGACGTTGCTAGAGCACACCTTTTTAATAGCATCTCTCTGCTCTTCTGTATACTCGATGCCAAGCGCATCCTCGGCTTCATTGATTGCTGTATCCATGTTTCTACCAATCGGCTCAACAGGTGCATCCGCTAATCGCTTGATTTCCTTTGCAATCTCATCTTCAAGATTCCACACTCTAGTTAAAGCAAATTCCTGACGGTCATCACTCCACCAAAGCGTTTTACGAACATCATGCAGATGGAAAAGTGCCCTTTTGATGACTTCTTGGTCACCTTCATTCAAATCAAGTTCCTTGATGCAGCTATTGATTGTCTGGTTTGCCGGGATAATGGAGTTACCTTCTTCGGCACGGGCGGCAAGAAAATGCATGACGTAAGCTTCGATTCTGAATTGCGAATTGTGCTTTAAACCCATATTCAAAGCAAGAGTGTCAGCTTTTTTCCAGCCGATGCCATACGCATCATCGATCAGGACGTAAGGATTCTCCTCAATTTTTCTTACCAGAGTGTCTGCACCGCGATACTGACGAACAAGCTTTTCAATAGCACTGGGAGTCAAACCGTATTCAATCAGTTTCGTGTACGCTTCACTGTTATCAATGTTGCGTTCAAAAGAGTCAATGATCTTTTGTGCTCGACCTTCCGCAATACCGCTAATAGTACAAAGAGCCTTGATGTCACCATTTTTGATAATTTCATACGGATTATCGAATGCTTCATAAAGCATCTCAAACTGATGATCGGTCAAAATAAAACGGAGAAAGCTTTTTTGTTCTTCCGGGTCAGTGATCTCTTGAAACTCATTCATGTAGATGATTTTATACTGATCACCAAACTTTTCATGATGAACATATTCACCACAGAACGAATAAGTTTTATTCATATCGAGGCTAGGAACGTTACCTTTTAGCCGGAGGTCACTGTATCGGCTCATGACAGGATTTCCCTGCTTGACTTTTACCACCTCGGCAGAGAAGGTGGCGAAGCCGCCGGGCTCCACCTCCCTCCCATCTTTCGGATAAAAGACTCGTTTTATCCTGATGTAGCAACGGATCATATTTTCATTAAATTTCTTATCTGCCACTTTATAGCCCTCTTATTATGCACCTAATCTAAATTCTGTCAGTCCTCCGCACACTCTGCAATAAAACCATTTTGTGGTACGCTCGCATTGTTCTGCATAATCGAATTTCCATTTCTGAACTTTTCTCACAACGCAACAATTCGTACAATGTATTTTGATCACAGTTTTGTCTTTGTAATGATTCCCAATTTCAAACTCAGGAAATTCACAAAGAACCTCTCCGTCAGTAGTAAATAATATACCTTTCATTACGCAATCTCTCTATCATGCAACCACTGCTTGTAAGGTTTGAAGTTGCTTGCAATAACGTGCGATTCATCTTCCTTCTTTCCAAGCACAGCTACCTGACTTCCCTTTACAATTAAATCCTGATAATACGACAAGACTCTCGGCCATACGGTCAGCTCAATGATACCATCGCCAGAATACAGATTTATAAATGCAAACTGCATACCAGTCTTTGTTTTCTTCTTTTGGATCTTTGCGATAATACCAACAAGCACACAAGAATCACCTTCTTCAATTTCAGAGAAATCCTTGATATAAGCAAATGCCTTCTCGAAAGGATTCGTGTCACTGATAAAGGTCTGTAAAGTCTGGAACTCCCAAAGTTCTTCATCTTGTAGATATTTCGTGGTCTGCTCGGCCATATATGCTTCTTTCTTTTTCAGCTTCTCGGTTTCATGTACGACACGACGCTTTTCATTATAGATTCGTAGGACGGTTTCTTTGTCAACCTTCTTACCAACCTTATAATGCTCCGTATCAATATCCCACTTACTCAGCAAAACTGCTTTGGTAGGAAGTGTACTGACTGGCTTAAACTCAGATTGTTCCAAACCGCTGGCAATGTACTTTTCCAAGAATATTCGTTTGTTCTTTGTAGGAATCGCACCGGATTTGACCAACGCAATGATTTGCGCCTTCGTTGTACGGACACGACTCATGAAGTCTTCAAGCCCCTTAAATTTTCCATTCTTATCTCGCTCTGCAATGATAGCCTCAGCAAGTGTATTGCCAATACCACCGATAGCAGATAAGCCAAACAGGATTTTACCATTTGACACAGTAAAGTCCATGCCGGAACGATTGATACTCGGCGGAAGAATCTGAATATCAAAGCTGCGTGCATCCACCATGATCTTGTTGACCTTGCCGACCTTTGCTTTATTTAGATTCAGCATAGCCTTAAAGAATGCAAGCGGATGGTGTGTTTTTAAGTATGCGGTTTGAAGGCAGATAACGGCATACGCCTGAGAATGTGACTTGTTAATCTTCATACCCCTGCTTTCGCAGTATTTGTATAGGGAGTAGACTATACCATTATTTCTTGCGAAATACGCCTTGGTAGTCGTTGAGAGCTTCGCATTTCTGCGCTATCTCTGCGGATTGTCCAATCCTTATGATTATTACACTTTGGTACATAAGGCTCTAAGGAGTTTCCCGCATATTCGGCGTTTGCTTATGCTGTTGCCAACATAAGGGACTTAACTTTCGTCAATCCATATCCACCCTTGGTGGACAATTCGTCACAAATATACTCTGCGGTACGAGAGTCGTACCCGTTATCCAGTATTTCTTTTCGGAGGATAGTAACTTCTTCCTTAACTTTCTCAGGTTTTTTCTTTGCCAAACATTTACGCATTCTATCAGCACCGGCATCGTTTCGACCGCCAAAGACCTTCGTGAGCTTCATGCTCTGTTCCTGATAGATGTTCACGCCATAGGTACTGCGGAAAATTGGTTCCATATCAGGATGGAAGTAGTGAATATGTTCAGGATGATACTTGCAATCAACATATGTAGGAATCGACGGCATTGCATCAGGACGATAAAGAGCAATCAGAGCAGATAACTCTTCAATCGACCTAGGCTGAAGCTGCGCAACCAGATCTTTCATACCGGATGATTCAATCTGGAATAGATTGTCTGTCTTACCGGAGCAAATCAAATCGTAAGTTGCCTTGTCGTTCTCAAACTCAGGATTGTTGATATCAATTTCCCAGTCTGGAATATTATCCTCACGCTTCGCTTCATCAATGGCAACCAGCGACGCAACACCAAGAATATCAAACTTAACAAGTCCAATCTTCTCGTCCATCACCTTGTCAACAGAGATAACGTGCTCTCCGTCAGTACCGTGCCGGATACCGATATACTCGTAATAAGGATGTCGGCAAACAATAACGCCGCCAGCATGGATACCATACCCTCGTGGGCGACCATTGATATGACTTGCGATATCAAGTAGTTCCTTATATTTTGGATTCTCAGCTACTTCTGGGTTGGCTTCAAGGCAATCTTTCCATGTCTTTTGAACGAATTTCTCGCTGATTTTTCTTATCTCAGCATACGGGAAACCGAGCACCTTACCAACATCCTGAATTGAAGTAACCGGAGTGGTGTACACGATATTCATAACCTGAACCACTCGATCTTCACCGTACTTTTGTGTCAGATACTCAACAACCTTAGTACGGTCACTGACATCAACATCGACGTCAGGAAGGTCTTTTCGCTCAATGGTAAGGAATCGTCCGAAGTCAAGTTCATACTTGATTGAATCAAGCTGCGTAATGCCAATCAGGTAACATACAAGTGAGCCAGCGGCAGAACCACGCCCAGGGCCAACAATGACATCATTTTGCTTGCACCAGTTAATGTAATCAACCAGAATTAAAAAGTAGTCACAGAAGTCTTTCTTCTCAATGACAAACAACTCGTCATCAACACGCTTACGATAAATCTTCTGCTTTTCTACATCAAACTTGTCAATACCGCGTTTCTTCCATCCCTCTTTTACAAGATCTTTCAGGTAAGCTGCTGAGCTAGAATACTGTGTAGGAATCTCGATTTTGGGAAGTTCAGGTTCGTGCCAAGGCATATCCACATAGTCACACAAGTCAGCAACCTCATCAGTGTTGTTGATACACCATTCTGCTGCATCATATCCAATCTGACTATCAAGAACTTCATGTTGCTCTTCGCGAGACATGAAATAACATCCTTCATAGATTTCTGCGGCAGTTTCCGTATCATGTGCGATACGAAGGAAGTAGTCCTGATAATAAAGATCCTTTTTGGTGGCAGCATGGACATCGTTTGTGACAACTACTTTTGTGTGAGTATCGTTTGCCAACCGCATGATTTTCTGATTGTATCTTGCCTGTTCACTGTTTGCGTGAGCCTGAACCTCAAGATAATAGTGAGGGAATAAGCTCTTATACTCTTGGACCAGCTTGACACAAGTGTCATAATCATCCGTTTTGGATAGCCTACTTGCCAAACAAGCAGACAGGATAATCAAATTATTCGTGTCTTCCTTAGCAATATCCTCTTTTGTGATACGAGGACGGCTGTAAAAGCCATGAAGATGACCAAGTGTAGATAGACGATTGACCGCCTGACGACCAGCTTCGTTTTTTGCGATGATAATCAAGTGCCAGTATTTACTGTTCTTGTCCTTTACTTCCCTGTCCTCACACTCATATGCCTCAATACCATAAAGAAGTTTTACATTCGGATACTTGTCTTTTAGTTCTGAGTAGTACGGCCAGCTTGTTACCTCACCATGCTCTGTAATAGCAACGGCCTTTAAACCGAGTTCAGATGCTCTTTTTAGATTTTCTTCAGGAGAAGAGTACCCATCTAGCAGACTGTAATTCGAGTGCGTGTGTAAACTACTTGACATTCTTACTCCTTCCTCTTATCTCCAAACTTAATAATATCGTCGAAAAGCATCACATAGCCATCGGTGTACTTGTTGCCATGGAAATGGCCGAAGTACCAGAATGGTTTACAATCGTTAGGATAGCATTCGTATATATTATCAAAGAATATTTCAGTTGACTGGTCTACTGTGCTTTGATCAATACCACCGATAAACAATTCAGTTGGAATGAACCGGAATGGACAGGTATGCGTGAGCATAACATCAATGTCATCAATTTGAGGGTCATGCGTAATGTTCCAGATCTTTTTCTTAGTCTTCTCATTCGGCTGTTCATCCGGCCACCAATTCCAGCCACGTTCCAAGCGATAATATTTATCTACAGAATAGGCTCCGCCACAGACAAGACAGTTTAACATCTCTACACCAGAAAGAATTTGATAGACTTCGCCATCGATAGCGAAATACTGATTTGGATAATGTGGGTCATGCCACACCTTACCGCAAATATCTCCACTGATTTCCTTTGTTTTATAACCATCCTTACGAGACGGGCGGCGTTCGTGATTTCCATGAATACAGAATAAATTCGCAGGGATGTCCGCAGCAATGGTCTTAACTCTCCATTCGTTGATGTTATCCTTACCATAATAGTTTAGACCAACATCACCAAGACAGATGATCCAGTCGTTCTTTCCAAGCCTATGTTTAATGCAAAATTTATTTATCTTTAAGAGACGATTAAAGTTGCCATGAATATCGCCTGTAATGTAAACCATTCATTCACCCCTCTCATAAACACGCCAATGCCATGTACTACCATCACCCGTATAGAATCTATCGCAAAAATCCTCAAAGCGACACCCTTCGCATGGATCATCTTTTGATAAATCAAGCACCGGATGGCTCTGGCATTCTGCAATAAATTCTTTAACGTCAGCCTCAAACTGTTCAGGAGTTAGCATCGTCAATCACCCATTCGCTTGGAAGAATATCAAACGGGAACCTTAATCTGTCGCAAAAATGTTCATAGGGACACTGTAAACACGGCCACTCAGAATCACTTTGTTTTTTGCATTCTTCAATAAAATCACGGATTGCTGTTTCAAGTTGTCCAACAGTAGTCATTATCAACCAACTCTCCATTTTTTACAACTTTAGCCTTATCATCCCAATATTCATCAGCTCCAACCTTTCTAGGAGCGGTTCCAAAATGCTCTTTCCACTCAGGAAGACTCTCATTGATTGCATCAAACTGAATGCCCCAATCAAAGCAAGCCTCCATTGCATCATACAAAAGCTTTCCTTCACGGCAAGTCCAGAGAATCAGACCAGCACCGTGTTTCTGTTCCTGAATTGCTTGATAAATGACATTCCAGTTTGGTTCACCGATATCAGGATAATTATTCTCACAGAGAGTGCCATCAAAGTCGATGGCGATAGCACGTTTCCAATTCCACATATCAAATCACCTCAAAATCAACAATCTGCGCCTGCGGAGTCACCTTGTTTCCATACTGATTTAAAGATAACCGGCATACAGCATTGATGTATTTTTCTTCTTGACCACCATAAAAGTCATTGTTGATCCAGCCAATCATCCGGCCATTATCAGCAAAGCACACAAAATCAATGCCTTTTTCTTCATCAGAATACTTCCACATATTGCCGTTCTTGCCAATCGGAGCACATCCACTATGAATCAGCGGAACGTTTTTAATGTAGAAATACGGCTCGGAGATTCCCTGTGCCCAGATTTTATGCATTTCATACATGGTCTTCGGCAATGCAACAGTCAACCTACTATAGTCAAAATCAAAATCAACCACGATTGCCTTACTCATCGTGACATCTTTAAGCAGCTCATTGCAATCCGCAATCGCCTTTGGCACATTTTCTTTCTTGATTTTCACACCAGCAGCATTATCATGACCAAGAACTGACTCAAAATCTCCGGTACTCATCAAGAACTCCTTTAAACTTTCAATCGGAGAGCCGTCAGGATTTCTCATTGAGCCGCCGTAATAATCCGGTTCATCAGCGAATGTACGAAGCAATACGCACGGTTTTGCATACATTTCAGCCAGCTTGATTGCCACAACACCAGTCAGAGTGTTGTCAAGAATGCCAGTGGAGTTGCAGAAGAGAATCTTATTCTGATCTGCATTGTGCTTTTCAATCAGTTCCTGAAGCTCTGCGACAGCCTTGTCTTTGGTCTTGTTTTGCTGATACTTGCAAGACGAACACTCACGAGCTACATGCTGCGCCAGAGTCTCGTCAATCGTAACACCGGCATTCTTGCCACGAGTCGGAGTGTACTGGAAAGTCTGCTCTTCACCGACCATTGCACGGAACATCCGCTTCTTTTGCTCGGATGAGCCAACACGAATCAGTGCGTTCATCATCGGAACGATGTAGAACTGAACATCATTGATAGTCGGGTCACCTTTGATGTTGAAGCTATTCGCCTCAACCAAAGCACAAATCATCGGATTTACAATTCGTGCCAGACCCTTTGTGCAAAGTCGTTTTGTCTCATGCGAGTGCATATCCATAACGTCACCGATGTTTCCGACGGCCACCAGATCAAGATACCGGTCTGCAACATCAGTCCAATTATATTCATCAACAGCCTGAAGGAACTTATACACCACGCCAGCGCCAGACAATTCCTTATTAGGATATGTACCGTTCTGGTTATTGACGATTACTGCGTAAGGATTCTCTCTGTCGCAGATGTGATGGTCAAGAATCAGAATATCGATGCCATTTTCGCTGAGTTCCTTACACTGTTCAACATCGTTGCTGCCAGCATCAGGAATAATCAGCAATGTAGTTTCATGTGGAACCTCAATTTCTTTAGAGAGTCCATGCTCCTTGCCACTATGATGCAGAACATTGATTTTTCCAAAATAACCAATCGTCTTCAAATACTGAAACATCATTGAAGCACTTGTGAATCCATCCACATCACAGTCTACAAGGATAGAGATAATAGACTTATTCCAGATATGTTTGTTCAACAGCCGGACAGCATCTTCCATGTTATCCAGTTCCCACGGAGAATTCAGACAAGAATCATCTAGGTTCATGTAGGTCTTATAATCCTCAACCCCTCTGTTCTCCATAATCGTTCCAATCGGGTCTGATAGGTCGTTCCTACTCCCCTTCCAGAGTTTTACATTCATTTAATTCTCCTAACACAATTCTCAATCAATGCTTTAAATTTTTCAGGATTGTCAGTCGGGGCCTCCTTTTCATCCAGAATCCCTTTATCATCTACTACAGCATACACACTTACGCCATCGACAAATCGATTGGCGAGAACCATAAGCTCACTAAGCTGAACGTCTTTATCAAAGACGAAACAAATATCAACGCAAAGACGTGTTAAAATTTCAATTTGATTCTGTGAAACCTTCTTACCGCCAGTCGCCACACAGTTGCAAACATCCATATTCCACATCTGCATGACAGACTTTTCAGCTTCACCAACATATACCAGACCTTTATTCTTAATGTATGGCTCTGTCTTATACAGGCCATACAGAATACGGTTTCTGGCACACGGCTCAATATACTTGTACTTCATCTCGCCTTCAGGCGGCTTGCCAAAGTATCTTCCCTTTACACCAACCAGAGTACCGATTTCATCTCTGATTGGAATCGTGATTCTATTTGTCAGTTCATCAAAGCCAATCTCAAACTCCTGCTGCGTCTCATAAGATATCCCATCGTCAGCAAAAATCTGGTTCACATAAGGTTTGTAATAACCGAGGATGGCTTCGGAGATTGGGACTATCGGACGGTCATCCTCGTGTTCTTCACCTTCATTTTGCATTGCAATGAGCTCTTTTAGAATCAACATACTTTTAGGAAGGTCTTCCTCGAAGTTGTGATAGTAATCAAGTCCAACCCATTCGCAGATTTGCTTAATAGCTTTTGGGAAAGACAGTTCCAGAAAAAACTGGACGACAGAAATCAAATCATAACTGGTCTTTCCATTGGCAATATCTCGTGTGTAATCTACCGCAGTAAGATTTTCATTCTCATAGATGCAGAGTGCCGTTCTATTGTCACCATCTGGATTTGCACACTGGTAATAACCAGTCTTGTGACTGATATGATGACAACCAAGTTCCTCCAGAATCGGTTCAATCTGCTGTTCTTCAAGAATGTAATTTTTCAGATCTGCGATATTTACCATACTTTAGATTCCCACTCGTCAATACACGTCTCAATGGATCTCATTAAACAAACATACTGAATTCTATTCAGCGGGATAATCACATGCCCCTCTGGGTCATCAGGATAAAAACTCTTGAGCGAAACATACTCACCAGTCAGCCATGCAACCTTACCTTCCCAACACGAACCATCATCGCAGCAAATGTCAGTCACAACAGTATTGTTGCACTTCTCATCTGTTGCTTGTCGTTTTAAATTTCTAAGAATAGTTTCTTTATCTTGTTTAAAAGTACCTTCTGTAACTTTTATGTAGTGGCAATCCATCAAGACACCTCCTTACTTTCTAGTGCAGACACCGACCTCTTTCCAGACATTCTGGTTCAAATTCACTTCAAACATGATTTTCTTTTTCTCACCAAAACGGTTCTTATCGATGTTTCCAACGTAATACCGCTTATCTGGATTCAGCCGATGGGCACAGTCACCGCCCCACTCAGGGTCATGAGAGATATATTGATACTTCGCGAACTTGTCTTTTGGAATCTCCTTGAACAGAACCATCGTCCAAGCAACATGTTTAATCATTTTTGACTCAGCAATGTTGTTTGAATTCAGCTCATCAGGAAGATACTCATGAGTGTTTTCGGCCAACTGGATACTGCCATAGATAAAGATCTTTAGATTTTTCGCAATCTCTTCAAGCTCGGTGGCCGTGACCTTAAACGCTGCCCATTCACCAATAGATGCAATATCGTTCTTTAGAGTATCGTAGAACACATACTTAACTCCCTGAGTGAGAGCTGCCTTCTGGATTTCAAATCGTAGGGACTTGTCACTATAATCAGCAGAAACATCCTTTGCGATAATCAAGCCTTGTGATTCGCTCTCAATCCACTGGCAAACATCAAGCACATTGCGGTACTCTTCGCTTTCTTCGTAGACACGAGCGGTAAACTCATCAATGCTTTCTATGTATTCTCCATCTTCGTTTTGCTTTCGGAAGATGAAGTTTCCATTTGCATCCCGGTACATTCCAAGAGTGATTTCTCGCTCATCCTTGTGGAAGCGATGACCATGCAACTCTTGAAATTCAGGATTGTTGATGGCGGTAACCAGTAAGCAATACCGGACTGACTCAAGATCCATCTCATTCAGCAGCAAAAGAGCTTTTTGCTTTTGAACCAATGTGACGTAGGCAACAATCGCCATCATGTATCTAGTCTTACCAGCGTTAGATGGCATACCATTGAACATCACAGTGCCCAGCTTCAATCCTCGGAACAAATCGTTCATGATAGGATACTGGAACGGCAAGCCCATATCAGGAACACTCAGACGTTCATTAACCATTGGCAGCAGACCATTATTCAAAATCTCAGCATCATCGTTTGTGATGATAACCGTATTGATCTTGTCTGCCTTGCCACGAATCAATTTGTAAATGTCCTGAGCACCAAACATTTCAAACTGTCGATGCTTCAAGATTCCTTCAATGTTAAATCCGTTTCTCTGGTACTCACGAAGTAGCGAATATTTCTTCAGGATATTAAAGTATCCCTTGATATCATCGTCATTCGCAAGGCTCATGTAGTATTCAATGGTTGACCAGCCCTTCAGCCGCTTGTATTGGGACAATCTGAACTCGTCTTCAGCCATAAACGTTAAAACAGACGTTTTATTAAATTCTTGAGTCCGAGTCTCGTAAATAATTAACGCTGAATCGTAGAAAAATTTTGTTGCTTCATCGGCAAAATCGTACTTGCTCTTGACATAATGCCCATACTCGACCAAATAGTCAGGATGCTTGTAAATTGCGCCAACAAATAGAATTTCGTTCGGGATATTTGAAATGAGTTCCACTCATCCACCTCCCTCTTTTATATCTCATCGAGAATTGCATTTATATCAATTTCATTCTCGTTTTTACTCTGTTTCGGTGCTGTTCTCATCCGTTTCAGTACCGTTTCAGTTAGATTTTCCTTCGTTTTGCCTTCGCTTTCACTGCGAATCGAAGCTAGTCTTTCTTTCCGTTCAAGATAACTAGGATACTGAGCCAGCAAAACAGCCAAATCGTAATTCCATCGCTGGCTCATATCACAACCCTTTGCTTCTTTCTCGGCAATTATCTTATCTAGTCGGGGTTTCGCTAGAACCCACATATCGTAAAGTTCTAGCGGAGGAATCGAACCTCTATATTTGTAATAATTACCGGAAATCAACTGCGTAAGTTTCGAGTAAAAGCTACCCGGAACAACCGCCGGGGCGTATGTATCTCGAATATGGTCGAAAAGAATCTTTTTCTCTTCCTGTTTGATATGTGCAAGCTCACGATTGTGGTCTTGCTCCCTCTTTTTGGAAAGAAGATCATCGACCTTTTTGTCCGTAGTGTCTTTCACTTTGTCAAAAAATGCCCTTAGCAGGTCATCTGTCCAAGGGCGTTTTTGATTTTTCTTTTTTTCTACAAAGCAATCCTTATGGCAAAAGCCAGTCTTATCGTAGAAAAAAGCACTACGGTCTCGCTCGATGAAAATGTTCTTCCCGCAAATTTTGCATTTACGGGTTAGTTCCATTAAGCCAGTTCCTTCTCCATGACTGCGGCGACCTTCTTCAGTTCCTCAATATCAGTCATAGAACGGAATGCGGTAGACAGGCCAGCCGCCTTAACAGCCTTCTGTGCGGCACTCTTCTTCATAGGAGAAGCGGAAGCAATCAGGTCATTCAGCTTTGCCTTGATGTCATCTATAGAAGGCTCTTTACTATCGGGACTCTTATCTGCCGGAACATCATCCGGCTCATCGTTTTCGATACCAAGGTCACGCATACTCAGCTTAACCTCAGTCTTAACAGCATCGTTTAAGCCGTTCTTGATGATGTTCTCCCGATTCTTTGCGCTGCTGGAAATAATATCCTGATACTCAAGCAGGGTCAGATCCTCAACAACCTCACCGCCCTTGTGCATACCAGTACGATCCTTATCGAAGAAAGCAAGCTGCTGACCATCCTGGAAATACAGGCGGAACTCAGTATCAACGTTGTACTCCTGACCAGCAAAACCATCAGGAATCTTGCGACCAGTCGGCTCACTTACAATAGAACCATTCACAACCTTGGTATGTTTCTCGTCCTTCTCTCGGCAAACAACAATATAGTTCACGCCAGATGCATTCAGATCCAAAATCAAAGACTGACCCTTGAAGTTCAGGGTATTGAAATCCTTGAGCTCCATGCCGGCACCCTCAATCTTAACTGCCTTTTCGTCACCGGTCAGACCCTGAGATGCGGCCTTAACCTTGGCACGCTTCTGCGAGAAGGCGGTGAGGCCCTGGGTGGCTGTCATCTTGAGAATAGATGCGGAGTCAACAACCAAAGCGTCTGCACGGAACGGCTCGCCATCTGCATCCAGATAAACATCCCCATTCTCATCTTCGATGTTCTCATCGTTGGTAACCATCTTGATATAATCCTGAACTTCTGCCAGAGACTGGGTGTAAACAATCAACAGATTGTCAGGATTCACACCATTAGCTTCCAGTTCCTCAGTATAGTTATCGATAGAACCATTCTCGGTATCCAGATATAGAACACGGAACGGCTTACCGTCCGCGTTCTTTAGATAACATAACTGCATTGCAATACGAGACTTACCAGTTCCCTGTTCACCATAAATCAGCATATGAAGCTTCTTACGAACAGCAGATGCCTTACGAATCATAGCCATATATGTAAATTCCTCTCTAAATCTTTTATCAGTATCCTGTATTACTTAGCTAAGACTAAAAATTACACTCCCCAGTCATCCTCTTCCTCGTTTACAGGAGTTGCAGTAGACTTGTTAGAACCACCCCACCAAGAAGTGTCGTTCTCAGCAGCCTTGCCGTCGAAATCCTTCTTTGCCTGAGCGTTGGCAGCAATTTTTGCCCGTGCCTCAGAGATATTGTCCTCAGTGTAAGTGGGCTCCGCATCCTTATCATCAGGATTCGGATCAAAGGAATCAGGATTAACACCCTCGATATACAGCTTGCGAACCGCCTGAGTACCCTGACGCTTCATCTTGTTAGGACCACCCCAGATATTCTCAGTCTCAACTTCCTCAACCTTCTGCTGATTAACGATGGGACCAAAACACTCAAAACTGGTATAGGACTTCAGACGCTTACGAATAGAATCAGCCAGAACCTTATTCTGAGTGTTTGCCTTATAGTCAATGAAGAACTCTGCATCCTCGATGGTGTTGTAGTTCACGATTTTTGCATCGACAACTACCTCATCGTACTCATCGCTCTTGCGGCAACCAGTATAAACAATGGTCTGAGTAAACAGAGCCAGTTCCTCGAAACCCTCTGCATCAAAGTCAATTTCCTTAGAACTCAGAGACACCTGAGTAGGAACGAAGCGGATCTGGTGCTTTCCGTTGTAAGTGCTGTACTCGATGTTACCACGAACATACACGTTGTCACCGTCATGCAGGTTCTCGGAAATCTCCTTAGCTGCATCGAAGTCGGTCAGGGTCTTGTTATCATTGACGACCTTACCGGACTCATTCGTCTTCTTGGTAACACCGACCTTAACGCCAATCATGTCATAGCCTTCCGGTGCAACATAAGTCAGACGATCCTTCCAAGCGACTTCCTTCTTGTCCTTCTCGATGCCCTTGTCCTTGTCGGCACGGCGGAAGAAGTAAACCTTATCACGAGGCATACCAGCCAGATCAATATAGAAGGTGTTTTCGTTGGAAGTCTGAACACCAAAGCTCAGGACACGGCGCATAGCACCACTCTTAGTCTCCTTCTCATTATAGAAGTTACTACGCTGGGTGCCGGTGACCTTACCAGCCATCTCAAAAGAACCACGGGTTTGAGGAAGATTAAAAATTCTATCTGCCATATTAAGTCTCCTTTATGTAATTTTGTTTCATTGGTAATCACTTGTGTTTCTTTTTATTGTCTTGAATCAATTCATGCACTATTCATTTTATGTATTATCCTCCGTCTGGCTTATTGATGGCTTATATTTCATACGGCACTCGCCGTTAGAAATCGTCCTTTAAGGGATTATGTACAAACATTGCGCCGAGCACTACTGGGAGCCGTTCTGAACACTCAGGACACAAATCAAAACTCAAAAGCGAACCGTCAAGTTGGCTACCATAAGAGTATTGATGCTCAAAACTGATTCCCTGCTCGCTACCTATCGGCTTGATTTCACGACCACACCAGTTACATATTTTCTTACATGTGTTCATACGGCATCACCCCATTTTTAATATTCTCTATCTCGGAACATCTTAGATTGAGCACGAGTCAATCTGTTGTTCCGACCATACTTAGGTCTGAATGCAGACTGCAGCTTGTTGTTTGCATATTCGAGGTCACTCTCCAGAATCTTCGCAGCTTCTTCAATGTAATCTCGAATGGTACAATACTGGTCGTTGTTGATGTAGTGTGTCTTTAGATAATCAAGCATATCGACTGCCTGATTTTTCAAAAGAAGTGTATCCTCAAGCTGGGTTTTACGCCGTTGGAAGAAATCTATATTCATAGGCATCCCTCCTCCTTTAAAAATGCAGTGTATGCACTCATGAACCTTTCGTACAGGATGGCTCGTTTAAGAATCATCTCGTAGGCATGAGTAGTGTGCTCACGAGGACACCATTGGCCTCCCTCTTTCCCAAGTCGGATTTGTTTCTCTACAATTTCCTTTGCTTGGTCGAAAGTCATGTTCTCAATTTCTTTTTTTCTTGCATGGAGCCAATCTTTCATAACACACCACTTTCAGCACATGCATAGTTGTGCTTTGCATTCTTATCCATCCACACACCCCAATCCATTTTATGTTGACACTCTGGACATTTTGGTTCAAGCTTCTCTAGCTTCGTTACACAGAACGGACAGAGATATGTGCTCTTTTCCTTCTGGAAGATAGGACTTGCCGGAAGGCTTAAAGAACCATGACTAATGGTTACATTGATAGGAATTTTGCTGTTCATCGTGTCCCTCTTACAAAAATTAGCCTTTTATGAAGCATATTTCAGAACACGCTCAGATGCAATTTCACAGTATTCTTGTGAAATGTCGAAACCGATGTAATGACGATTATTTAGCATCGCCATTTTTGCAGTAGTTCCGCTTCCAACAAATGGATCGAAAACCACATCACCTTCTTCGCTCCATGTAAGGATATGGTCTTCTGCTAATTTTTCTGGAAATACCGCAGGGTGTGAAGTTTTATCATTGAAAGATGTCGTATATTTCCAAATGTTTGTTCTTGGAGAAAAATCCGGTACAGGATTCTTTAATTTTCCACTAAAATCTTTCCATCCGGCATATTTATTTTTCTTATCACAAATCAAATGTGCTTTTGGAATTCCTTTGGAAAACACAAACATATATTCAAAAATTTGCGTATACCTGTTTGAGTTCTTTCTTGCTGGAAAAGTGCTGCTATTTTTTTCGTAAATCATTGTATCGTGCAACTTAAAACCAGTATCCATAAAAGCAAGAGCCTCTTTAAAAGATGTGCCAGTTTCACTGCCGTTGATTGTTGCGTCTCCAACAACCCAAACAACTACTCCGTTTTGTTTTGTGATTCGATGAAGCTCTTTTATAACACTTATGTAATCAAAATCAAATCCGTTGTATTTACGCAAATTATCGTACGGCGGCGAAGTCACAGTTAAATCGATACATTCATTAGGTAAATCACGCATAAGGTCTACACAATTACCGCAATCTATAAAATCAAGTCTCAATATTCTCTTTTCTCCTTTCAATGTACTCTGAGAACTGTTCTGCAAAAGCACGAGCAATCCCATGGAAGGTCTTAGCTCTATTCTTTGCATCCTCACCACGTTTAGCTGCGCCACGATTTCTTACATTGCCTTTATTGGCCGAAGTTCCACAAGGACAATACGGGCCCTTCGGTTCAACCGCTTCAACCGGAACCAGATTAGGAAGACCTTTCAGCCATAAACAGGTCTTCTTTGTCCATGGATGGTCCTTACCATAAAATTCATATGGCTGAATCATCTGCGATGGTTTTGGCATTTCATAAACAGCACTTGGAATTGGATTCTCAACACAAATGTGTTTGATTGGTGCGTTGTAAAACGCCATAAAGAATTCCTTAGCTTCTAATCCCTGTTGATACCGTTCTTGATTCAATTTGTGTCCAGCCCATAACCATCGTGCGCCAGCATTTGATAAATATGTACACGGAGGATGTGCAATCAATATATCCCACTGTTCAACATAGTGTTGTGTGCCATCCATTGTGACTATCTGCCCACCCTGTAGAGCTGCCAGTGCATTACCCAAAATATGCCACTCTGGGTGACCACCGGACGGAGGTTGAATATCACAAGAATACGCTTCATGACCAAGCAATCGAAATGCTTTACAAACTTCCTGTGATTCTTCACAGGCAATTAAAACTCGTAAGATTACAATTCCTCCTTTTAGTATCCTGTGTTATATAGCTAAAACTCCGAAAATAAGCGAAAAATAATAGACGTATCAACGTCATATTATTTCATCGCCTATAAAACAAAAGTTCTAGCAGATTTTATGTATGCCCTATCGGGCTGGTGGGACAGGCAAGATTTGAACTCGCGACCAAGCGGTTATGAGCCGCCAGCTCTGACCAACTGAGCTACTATCCCATGCAAACGCCGACTTTCGTCGGCGCGATGCCAGCGGAGGAATCGAACCTCATCTCTCGGCGTTTCCGAGCGCTTTTACCATTAAGCTATCCAGCCGTATACCTCAGAATTTAATTCTCACTATCCAAGCTACGTCGCGTTCCAATATGATCACTCTTGGCAACCATGTCGTAACATATAGGTTTCTTTCGGCTCTGAGTAACCGGTGCAGCGTAAGGGGCTGCGTGTGGAGCGACTGACGGGGTATGATCCCGCAACATTCAGATTGGAAATCTGACGCTCTGCCAATTGAACTACAGTCGCATAAGAACCAACCTAGCAACTGGCATCACTAGGCTGGGATGCTCGGCTTGCAAAGGCACGCTGCACTCTTTCGAGCGAGCCGAGAATAACGTACATGGATAATTTCGTTAGCCCCTTTCGGGGTGGTATCTCGCACAGGCGCAGCCGGATCTGACCGCTTAAAATCCCTACCCATACGAAATTGGAGCAGCGAAAGGTAGTCGAAACCTCATCCTCAGCTTGGAAGGCTGATATACTAGCCGTTGTACGACCGCTGCATGAGAACCCAGCTTACAAAGCACTACTGCACCATCACTGGCGAGCCGGGAATAATAGTGGTCAAAGGAGTTCAACCATGAACAACAACGATTCATGACCGTGATGCGGATAGTGGGCATCGAACCCACACGCCGAAGCACCAGATCCTAAATCTGGCGTGTCTGCCATTCCACCATATCCGCATAAATTGCGCCAACAGGGGTCGAACCTGTGATGGAGGAGTCAAAGTCCTCTGCCTTACCGCTTGGCGATGGCGCATCATATACCCAGCTTACTACGTCACACTGCTCCGTTTCCAGAGAGCTGGGAATAATGTGAATGAAAAATTCTACATGCCCTTTCGGACTGGTCTGAGCGACAAGACTTGAACTTGCGGTCCCCTGTTCCCAAAACAGGTGCGATACCAACTTCGCTACGCCCAGATATAAATGCGCCCGGCGGGACTTGAACCCGCACGCCATCTCTGGCAGAAGATCTTAAGTCTCCTGTGTCTGCGATTCCACCACGGGCGCATATAAAAAGAAGATCAGAAACAGCCAACCATTCGTTTTACATTCTAGTTTTCTGGCGAACCGAAGAGTATTTATCCGATAGCTAGTCGGCTTACACCTTATTTCTCTTCTTGTCTGGCTTGACGTCCTTTACCGGTGTGACGTCTTTCCGGTCGCCAATGTACGGCCAATCCCCGAACGAGCTAGAACAACTAATCTTCATGGTAGGGATAATCGGATTTGAACCGATACGTCTTTCGACACTTGAGTTTGAATCAAGCGTGGCTGCCAATTTCACCATATCCCCATATTGCCGGTCTTTCCCGGCTGTCAGCCCCGCGCAGGGCATTTTCGGAGGAAGAAATATCACGATACTTCGTTAATTATTCTAACGAAAATCACGATAAAATGTCTATTTTAATTCAGCTCTTCTGCTTACTTGCATAGAATTCGTTCCGCAACTGAATAATACCCTTCTTGCAGAAAGAATCTTTGTCTTTCTCTCGTTGCTCACGCATCCAACCATAGAACAGGTTATCCTCAGCAGTAAACAACTTTGCGGTATTTTCATAATAGCCACGTTTCTGAACGCTCTGCATGACACCACGCAAGAACTTCCAGTGCTTATAATAAGGAAGCTTCAGCTTAAACATGAAATTATTGCTGTCTCGCAAAACAAAGCCTTCAACGTGTTCAAAACCATGATGCAGATAGTTCTCGTGCATGACTTTTTCGTACCAAGGATAGAATTCACTCCAGTTCTCAAAGGTTTTAACCTTCTCCTTAATCTGCAGATGACACTTCTCGGCTACACGCTTCAAATCATCATAATCCATTACACTGAAATTCATATCATTTGCAATAATATCCAGCAAAACAATGTGCGGTTTCTTATATTCGATGATATGTGCATCATTCACAGGATCAATCACCTCGAAGATGATGGAGCCATTCTCTTTTGCAACTTCTTTCAGATTCTTACGATTTTCATCAGAAGTCGTATCAATGAGAATCTTTCGGAACATATCTACAAAAGGCCCTTCAGGAGTGGATTTACTTGCAATGAACAGACCATCCTGTTCTGCATCATACGAAATGATACCAAGAAATCCGTTCTCTTTTAGATACGCAGTCACCGGGAACTTCAAAGTGTTCTGTAGGTTTCCAATTCTCGTTTCATTCCGCTCATCAACCGCAAAGAACTTATCATAGCTTCGAGCTACAATCTTATTCGTCTTTGTGTTAATGAACAATCCCCTTGCTTTGGTAGAAACCTCATCCCAGTGCTTCTTATAAAATGCTTCACGAGAGAAGTTGAAAGAAGAAATATCTCCGAATCGCTTCTCAAACACATATTTGCTTTGACGCATCTTACTAACAAGTTCTGCGTTATCGAACTCAGTTTTCATTTCAACGGCAAATTCGGTCTTTGGTTCCTCTTTTCGGAATATATCATTCTTGGTTTCTACACACTTGACGGGCTGACCGTGTTCAAGTTCCACGCAACGAAGATATCCACCGAATTCGATTTTTCCTTCGAGGTTATAGCACCGATGGCCCATATCAATAGGAACATCCTGCACATTTCGATGACCGAAGATCTGAATGTAGCTATCCGGCATCGATTTTTCCCAAGACTCAGCCACGGTTAGCATATCAGGATAGCGACCTACACCTTTGATCATCTGATCAGCAGATACGAAAGGAAGAAAATAAGGCAGATAACTCAAACCACCGTGGCTCACGAAATACCGCTTACCATCATACTCAAAGTAGGCACACTGGCCGACTCTGGAATAGATCTTACGAGCAGTGTTCTTATCAATACCAGCTTTAAAGAGCTGCGGACGAGTGTAGTTTGCAAACTCTTCACTCTGAACCGGTTCATCATGCCCCCACTTGTTCAGCCAACGCTCGTGATTCCCTTCCAAAAGGATCACATTCTTGCGGTTGTTATTTACAACATCACACAAGAACTTGAATACCTCAACGTTTTCGATGCCACGATCGAGATAATCACCAACGAAGATATAAAGTTCGTCGTTCTTCATCTCGCCAAGGTATTCATTTAAACAAGTATAACAGCCATGAACATCACCGATGACATGGATCTTCTTCCACTGGTTGAAGTCATTCGGACAGTAGTTCAAATCGGACATCACATCCGTAGTAGAAGGAAGAACTGTCACGCCAGAAGGAACTTTTTGAGTAGCAAACCGAGCGTACATCTTATCAATGGCCGCTTCAGGAACTCGCTTCAGCCATTCTCTCTGAGCGTTTCTTCGTTTGCATTCCTCAATCGGAAGGTCAGTCATGTCAATAACATACATCCGATAACGATACTGTTTTGCAAGATTCTTATAACGATTCATTTCGACCGTCTTGGAATTCGTTGCATCAATCACGGTAAACTCGCCATGACTCATACGCACCTCAAGCAGTTTGAAAAGCATCTCCCATACAACATCATCATTCTGCGGAGAAATCTCCATCTGCCCGGCAGGTGTTTCCTGTGCGCTCTGGCACATAAGGCGAAGTGTATCAGCACTCAATACGTACTGCTCAAGATTATGCTCTTTAATATAGGTGGACTTCCCACAACCTGGTGCTCCACGGAACAGCAAAAGCGTTCTCATCTACATTTTCCTTTCCAATAAGTATCCTGTATTATATAGTTATAATGTTAAAATCAAGGGGCAGAAGCCCCCTGTTTTTAATTTTTGTGGAAATATTCGACCCAGCCTTTGTATCCTTGCCGGAAGCTAATATAGGCAACCTTACTACACTTTCTTCCGATAATGTTTGCAAGAGGATCTTTACCATTTCCGAAACTAAGTTCTGCAAGATTAAATTCTGGATGAGTTTTACAGTAGTTATAAACCTTGACATACTCGCCGTTTCTGGTCAGATGTCTTCGGTCTAAAGCCTTTGAATGATATCTTCTTTCGAGAATATCATTCAAGCGCGTGAAATAACTATGAATTGTGTTTGTAGACATTCTTGGACCACTGTTTGCACCAGTTCTATCCTCTGTTTTGCGAAGGATGTAATCACCATTTATGACATAAAATGTTCTGTATCCTCCCATATTGGGAGCATCGTATTGTTTCATTTCATAACACTGCTTGATAATATTCATCAACCTCGTGTCAACATCAGTCTTGCCAAGAACGGTACGAGATTCAAAATCAACATCGTTAATCGTCAGATTAGAAACCTCTTCAGAAGTAAGGCCAATCCAGTACAGCACGGCGATCACGTTCATACGAATCTGATATGGCTCTTCGTACTTATTTAAGAAGTCAACAAATTCATCAACTGACGCAAAATACTTGTCCTCGTACATGTTGTCCGAGCTTACATCGCTTTCTGAAAAGTCAGCCAGATCATACATACTTGTTTCGTTTTCGCTTTTGATGTAGCCTGTGATTATCGACTTCACATTTTTAAACGAACGACTTGAGTTCACCCAATTGTATTTGGCAAACATCTTTACAAAATCATCTTTTGTGAAGCCAAACAACTCATACCCACGCTCGACCTCGTAATCCATAACATGGTTAAGTGTCGATACAACAAACTCACCGCTTCTATCAGAATACTTTTCGGCAAAAGCTTTGATTTTTTCTTCAGTAAGCATAGTGGCACACTCCTTTTTATTATATGTAGTGTACCATTAAACCTTATAAAAAATCAAGCAAATGCGGCAAAATTCTGAAATTCCATAGTATGTTGTACTCCGCTCAGGAATGCTGCGAGCAAAAACGGTTCATCCTTGCATCTTGCCATTGCGATCATATTCATCTGACACTCCGACAAGACACCAAGTTTCTTGATGAACTGTCCTTTGTTAAGCGTATCAGTTTCTTCACAGAGAACGATACTATCAACCTCTAGGAAATCACAGTCTTCCTTTGAGAGTAGGACATGAACCGGAGAACGCTTGTATATTCTGGAAGACAACGGATTCCCTTTAATTGTGGGACTAAAGAAGTTGCGCTTATTGTTGCTCGTCACAACGAACGGTCGAATACCGCGCTGCTGATGGCCTGTCGCATTTGACAAATCGACCAACCAAACCTCTCCGACCTTTGGGTCAATATTGTTGTCCATAGTCTTTCACCTCTATAATAGTGTAGCTCCGTTCCATAGCTATATTATACAGGATACTATTACAGAAGTCAATAGGTTTTTGAAAATATTTTTAGTGCCCGTACAACTCAGGATTCTCTGATACGAACACGCTGGTACTATCGAAGATCATCTCATACGCTCTCTCTTTATCGCCCGGCCTAAGCTCTATCCTCCTTACTTCGTAGCATTCTTGCCGCAACTCAACATGACTTTCGTTTCCAAAAAATCCAATACCTTTGACAATTCCATGCGTCTCTACACCAACATCATCAATCTTGTTACAGATCATGTGAACATCCACATCATCACAAACAAAACAGACCCACACTCGCTTTTTTCTTATGTACTTCAAAAAGTTCTCAACCTGTATAACTCCCAAAACCTTTTTCTCACTCATCAAAATACCGCCTCCCACTCACATAAACAACTTTCAAGTTACATTATACACATCTTTTTGTTTTCGTCAATATATGCCACACCATTTTGTTGTTCAGTTTTATCAAAATTTTAGATGATGCCATTTACTCAGCATCATCCACAACCAGCTTCACGTCATAATAAAACCTTTGTGCGCCAAATTGTCCAGCAAAGGTTGCTCCGCGCTCGTGCCAACTGCCGGGAGCTGCCGCCGGAGTCACAAACCATTGAATAGGTTTGTCTGAAATTTTAGCGCCGTAATCAAACACCATAGACACAGCCAGTTCGTTCTCTGCCGTAACCTTCCTATTATATAAGGAACTATAACCATACTTCTTAAAGACCTGCTGGATGGTTAGACCATCAAGTACAGCGGAATCATAAAGACATTGAGCCACAGCCATCTGACCTTCTAGGCTATCAGCACCTGCTTCGCAAGCAACGATCTGCTCTGCAAGAGCACGCTCGTCATCGGTGAGTTCGCGCTTTCCCTGGCTGAAGTTCACAATCCGCGTCTCAACAACAGTCTCTACAATGACTTCTGGCTCTTTTCCCTCTTGCTGCACAATGCTCACTGCCGGAGGACTACTATTATAAAGGTACAAATTGCTCTGCTTCTGAGTCACCGGGCTGATCTTCGATACAAGATTCCCTGCCAGCAAGCACATTATACACACAATAGCAATACTTTGCTCACGATTCATTAACAAATTAGAGCTAATAAAAATCACTTCCTTTCAAAAATATTGGTTTTATCAAATCGCAAGCCAGACACTCGCATCGTCACATAAATTGTACATTTCTTTCAGCCGGTCATTCACAATCTCTTCGCAAGCTGCATACGATTCCTCTGCATCCATCCAGTAAATTTCATCATGCAACTCAGACGAAAGCTCAGCAAAGTCTTCTCTCCACTCCCAATCTGAAAATCTGGCAACAATTTCGTCATCACACGCCTGCAGCGCAGTAAGAATCTGCTTGCACATATCGATAGTCTTTTCATTCTTTGCAAGAAGTTCGCGTACCATTTTGAACTTAGTGCAAGTCATAATCCAATTTCTTTCCATACTAACACCTCCTAAATCTTAGTTCTTATCTGTTAAATAGTTCTTTGATGTAAAGCGTCTCAAAATTTTTCAGATTGGGATATTCATTTCGAGCCATTCTCTCTGCCTGTTCTTCAACACTCAAAATACTTTCAAAGTCATCATCTACATCAACAACATAGCACATACACTCATGGTCGTGCTTATCATTCCAACCTTCAAAAAGAGCAACAAACTTTTTCATAATGTATCTCCCCTTAAATCTCAGCTTTTATCAAAATCTTTAAAACGGCATGATAATGGCGCACACATATCAATCTGCTCAAGTCTTACCAATTTTTCATTTCCTTTTACTTTGACAAAAACAATTGCTCCACAATCCAAAAATTTATTTACAGTATCAATAGCTCTTTCAAATTCCTTCGTATTATCTTCCATAACACATCCTCCTAAATCTTAACTTTTATAAGCGCAAAAATCAAACAAATCATAAAGAGCATCCTTTAATCCAAGTAACTTCTCTTTATCGTATTTTTTAAGGGCAAACCCACTATCGTCTATCAGACTCCGAAGCTCAAATGCCTTATCTGCAATATGGTAGCGTTCAAAAGTTTCATAATCCATATTATTCTTCACCCTTTCTGTGTTCCATTACCAGCTGCTCACTCTGATCATCGGCATCGGAAAGCGCTCCTAACAGACTAAATGCGTACACCGCATCCAATACCATAAGTAAAATTATCATAATCCACATTATATTAACCTCACATTCTTTTAGCTTGACAAGCTTGTGTTGAGGTTGCCTCAAGCATACACCGCATAAAGATATTATTCAACACAATTATCAAAATTACCAAAATTTTACTAATAATCCTACGTCATCAATAGTTATATCATCGATCCACACATCCTTTTGTCAAGTATCCACAAGAACCCGGATTTTATCACTTTCCGTCCATTGCATCCTCAATCTTGCTATTGATGGAATCAATTTCTCGCATCAGCTTACAGCGATAATCTCCATCCTTATCAAGTTTGAAACACAAATCCTCATCACCACTCTTGTAACCCATGTAGCATCCAGACCGGCACAGGCTTGTCGCATCAAGTGCATCTTGAATCACTCGTGCTTCATTAAGAGTTAACTCAATCTTCATTATCCATCCTCCAAAGAATTTAGGTTTTATATGGGTCTACGTCAAAAGCTTCCTTGATATATTCTGCCTTAACCCTATTGAGCACTTCATCGACGATGCTAATAGCAATTTCTAACCCATGCACTTTACCATGTAGATATATTCTGCCACCATTCTTTTTCATATCGAGAGCAGACTCAAAATGCTCTCGTCTAGCATCAATGTATTCATCATATAATCTATTGTAAATTTCTTCCAGTTCTTTCATATTCATGCCTCTACTTAAAACGCAAACGGACTGTTATTCACTGCTATTATCAGTGCCACATTAAAAGCAAACATTACAAATGCGGTCATTCTCTATCACCTCAATCTCTAAATTCAATATCTACAACAATATTCTCAGGCTCTGTCATGTACCTTCGTGCCAGCAGCTCTACCATACGTTCCTTATCACCAAGATTGCTATTACGCAGTAGGTATGAATAAACTTGCCTACCTCTGTACAAGAACACAGCCCATGCACTTCTCTTTAATGGGTTTGTGGTCTTAATCATTCCATCGCTTCCTCCAGAGAAGTAGTCACATCACCAAAATCAAAATCCAGCGCACCAATCATATCATCCAGAGCATCCACAGTATCAGACAGGTTTGTACAAGCCTCATTTGCCTTGTCATACCGTTCGCTTCCCTGCAGGTTCTCCGGCATATTGTCACGATACTCTTCTTCTTCCCACTGGATATCCTCAACATCGGATTTTACACTTTCGACCTCAGACACAAGCGCGTCCAGCTTTTTACGAATGGAATCAAAACGGTCAATGATCTGCTTAATAGCTTTTCTACGAGTGTTATTCATTTTCAAATCTCCTTTCAATCTACAATGCCAAGCTTGCAAATATTTTTCGGATCAGTAATATAGCCAAACGTCAATGTGTTTCGCAAATATCCTTTGTACTCAAATCCACGGTCACGAGCCGCCAGACGGCACACATCTCGAATCGCGGATTCTCTCGGCCAAGAGATGCCAGCTAACTGATACTTCCACTGAAGATCTCTCAGCTTCTGCCACTCAATCACAGGCTTCTTTTCATTCTCGAAACACAAACCGTTCTTGACTGCGTATTCAAGAGCGTTACACCGCTTGTTTTCCTCCGATGTACAAGTACCCCATTCATTTTCGAGACGGCGATATGCTCTATCAAACGGTGCTTGTTTTACCGCATCAATACCAAACGCTGCACCAAGCAAGCCTAAACCAAGTAACAATCCCATAATTCAAACCTCCACTCATGCTGTTTCTAGCTCTCTTTTAACTAGTGAACGACGTTTCGTCGCATTTTTTAACCAATCATTCCCACTAGGAGCTTGTCTATCAACTCTCGTGTTGCGACCACTCCTTATTGGACATACCCTACGATAATCATCAGCAGTCTTACAACCAAGTGATTCAGCTTCGTCCAGTGCTTTTCGCACATAAGCCCATGTACTACCACCTAGATCAGAACACTTTTCAATCACAGCAAGTACAAGTTCATCGCCCATGCGCTCAACATATTCTGCCAAAGCCTTTTTTCCTGCAACACCAAGCTTCCCGATATTCTCTCGAAAGACATCTTCGATAGATTTCGTCGTTGTCGTCTCATCACTAGACGAAGACGATATCTTATCTTTTTCTTTCTCTTTTTCTTTTTCTAGCTTGGTTTTGCTTGCGTTTGCTTCACTTTGCTTACGCTTGCTTTCACCGCCAGCCTTTCCAGAAATGCGCTTACCTTCGATGTATTCGGCATCTTTAATTAAATCTCTCTTGATAGCAGGCCACACATACCGCTCATTTCCGTTGAGCTCAGGCTCCGTTCCAGACGATTTGTATTTCATCATCGCCAGTACCAGACGCCCCACCTCAGCAGCACTAAGGGGTTCGAAGTAGCTCTCATAAGTATCCCAGATTTTAATATAAGTATCAGCCATAACACACCTCAAGAGTTTTCATGGCAGTCCACGCCATAATCAATCCCAGAGTAGTATTTATCATCCACTTCTTCATCCAGACCAATATAGCGAAGCGTAATTGCCTGGCTACTATGATTAAGACTATGCTGTAACCAAGCTAAGGCTTTTACATCATTTGGATGAGATGCAATAAACTGATATCCGAAGGTTTTACGACAACTATGAGAACCAAGCTGGACGGGAAGATTTAATTCCTTACCGACTTGACGCATAATCCTACCAAAAGAATCCACATCAAGCGGATCTCTCGTCTCTTTTGGATTAGCATCATACTTACGGAACACATCAGACTTGCTTACGCTCGTTCCACCGTTTGTTCTCATAGAGCTTTTCCAACTACCTTGCCGAGAAGGGAAAAGCCAATCGTCATAAGACAATCCATCAATATTGATATAAGTTTGAATACACTTTAGTGCCGGGGCCGGAACTTTAAGAATGCGATACTTATTTGTTTTCTTTTCCTTAACGCGAAGTTTTGCGTTGAAATTCACCACAACCTTTCCATTCATATCTGTAGCTGCTACATCAGAAACCTTCAAACGAAGCAAATCACTTGCTCTGAATCCTGTGCAACATCCTACATTAAACAAGCACCAGTTACGGTACTGACATTTAATCCAGAAATATTCTGAAATACGTTTGATATCCTCTTTGTCTTTAATTGGCTGAACTGACCCATGATTTGCTTCCATACGAGTCAGTCTATAATTCTTTTTAACTACTTTCTGACGTTTTTCTTTGTTAGAAGAATCATAGTCAGAAAAATCAAGAGCAACAGTATTTTCGATTTTCTTTTCGTTTTCAAGCGCACTCATCACATTCACCTCAAATTCCATACTTTAAGCAATACTTACCGTAAGATAATCCTTCAGCATCTGCCATTCTCACAATCTCAACAAATGTTGGTTTATGTTTCTTTTTATTCTTGCATCGAATGGATGCCTTATTTCTTATTATCTTACGACATTCATCACAATAGAGCTTTCCACATTTAGGGCCATACCATGTAATGCCACAGCGATTACACGTTATGTTTCCATATACCATCATAATTCACACCTCAAACTTGTCAATTTTCCAATGATGTCGATAGTAATTTCCAGAGCTCTCACTAACAACGGACGCCTCACATGAATCACACCACGTTTCGTCTTGGTTCACACTATTTCCTTCCGAATCCCGGCAATCCTTATAAAGCAAGAACATCTTTTCGGACAACTTCTCTTTATCTTTGTTAATGGTAATAATATTACCTTCCGCGTAAAAATCGCTAGAGTCGATACATTCGTGTAAAATATGAATCGTCATTTTTATGTACCTCAATTCTTTTCAAACAGATCGTTACGAACTTTCGGAGTGAACTGACGAGCGCCAAGCTGCTTAATAGCAGTTTCCAGCTTGCCATCTCCCCACTCTCTGGTTTTTGTGTTCATAACAATTTCAAGCAAAAGCTTTGCATCCTTAGCTTCTCTACGCTTCCTGCGAGCTCTTTTAAGTTCTGCCATAAGCTGATAACCTTGTGCTGCATTCACAGTCTTGAACTCAATAGCGTGTTCAATGTCAGCAATCTCATCGCTGGCCGCAGTTAAATCGCCGTAGACTTTGGTGTATAAATCATTGAGACTGCCCATTGTTTTGTCTGTAATCTCAAGATTTTTCTTCAACTCGGTCAGCCATTCAGAATCTTCTATGTGAAATGCATATGTATTCGGCTTTGCAACCGGAGCCGTTATATTCGGACTCTTACTTGCAGCTTCGATTTCATCCATAGACTTCGGTGCATAGTGTCCGTTTTTATACCCGGCGGGAAGCTTATTGATTTCACAGATTGCCAGACCCTTAGATTCGAACTGCAATGCCAGATTGATATCACAGGTGGCGCAGATTCGACCTCCCTTCCGTTTCATAATATAGTTATGACCATTTGATATTACGTACATTTACTTATTCTCCTGTTCTTTCATCAACTGCTTTACAGTCTTTTTAAACAGTGCGAGGTTCTTTTCGTTTTCGATAAACACCTTCGTCTTCGGATTTGGTGCTTTACCATGAGCCTTCTCGTAAGCGATAAACAAACTATTCATCTTCTTATAACCAATACGCTCATAGATCAGAGTATAAGTGTGCTTATATTGCGGCTTATCACCAAGCTTTTCCGCCAAAGACATCATAATAGGAAAAAGAATCTTCGCAGTTTCACTCTGTTTCTTAGGCTTCTCATCCACAACTTCTTTAACTTCAACTTCAACTACAGGATCGTCGTTTACATTCACTTCTGGAGCTGCTTCAATACCCTTCAAAACCGGACAAAGTTCGTTTTGATTCTGATGCAGACGCTCAATAGACGCCGCGTACATGTCTGCGACAACAGCACCCATAATAGATTTCCAAGTAGAATCCTCTTCAATAATGTCAATCGTAGAGATTTTCCCACTACGATTCGTTCTCTTAATATACTTTGCACGAGCATCTTCCAAAACAAAACCATAATTACGATTCAGATATTCATAGATTTTGTGAAGCGTTTCCTTATTTGTGTAACCTTTGGTATTTGCAATCACGCCGATCTTGCTATACAGATCTTTACGCCATTCACTCATTTCGTCCTGAAAAACATTGCGAGGAGTATAGTTCTTGGCGCGAATCGCGTTATCCATCTGCTTGTCCTTAATCTGATGGACACACTGAGATACGCTGCTAATCACATTCAGTGCTTCGTTGCTAGTGGCACGAGCTTCCTCAATCTGTTCACTAAGATCCTTACGGGTGGAATCAAGTTCGCTCTGAAGATTCTTCATGCTATCAAACAGAGCGTGAAGCCTTACATCAATGAATTCCTTGCTCAGTGCAGCATCCATTTTAGGAGTAGCCAGAACAGAATCACCACGCATCAGAGATTCCATAATATCCCAGCAGAAATCCATAAACGCATCAGCCTTCGGCTGACGAGAGAAGCGGCAGATTTCCATAACACCACGCAGATTGTAACAAAACAATTCACGTTCTTCTGTATGATTTCCGACCTGAGTAACCAATTTGGTTACGGAGCTCAACGGATCAAGGCGATCTGCATTGCGCTGATGAATTTTGTAAATAGCAATTCTTGGATCACTATATTCCAGCGCTGTGCCAATCTGTTCACGGGTCATATAATACTGATGTTTATCATTCTGGTACACATCCACATTCAGTGCACCAAAGGGCTTAGAGGTTATAACGGTCATAGGATTGTTAGTAGCCATTTTGTTTTACTCCTTTTTCATTCATTTAATAACGTATGTACGTTGTTATTTTGTTACTGATTTTTCATAGAAGAACTGTTTTATCAAACTTCAACAATAGTCCACCATTCACTCTCTTTAAGTGCAGAAATATATACGCTATCATTCATCTCTGTAATTTCAGGTTCATATCCAGTCCCTGTATACATTTTTTGATAGTAGTTTTGAAATTCTGCTTCAGCTTGATTTATAGCTTCGTTTTTTGCTTCTTCGTAAGTATCAAACATTCGCTTCCCAATGATATTAGGAATAGCAAGATTCTGCATATAAACATCTAAAAGCATATACATATCATTCACCTCAAAACTGATACTTCCAGAACAACTTTGCGTTACCGGTAATGGTCTGCAAATAGCTAATATACTCATTAAAAGAGCATACGCCCTTCATTTTCATCTTGCGTGCTCCTACAGCTCGTGCAGCCACCTTCGGATCATAATCAACAGCATCAATAAATGCACTGTCGATCATCTTTTGCTCAAACATTTCGATTTCGTTAGTATCCATTTTTAATTCTCCTTACTCAAAATCCCACCATGCGTTAATAGACGTATTTGGAACATAAACCTCTAACATATGGTGGCAGTCACGAATCCATTCAGGTTCATAACCTTCATATCGCAGTTCTTTCATCAGTCTCTCAAAATCATTATTGACAGACTCTACCGCATCTTCCATTGTTTTATATTCTACACGGTAAGTACCATTACACATCGTATCGTCATAAACAACCGTAATCATAGTCACATTCCCTTTTTATTCAATTGTTGCTCGTATTCTTCGAGTTCTTCATAATCTTCATCTGTGAGATAATCGTCGATTTCAATGTCCAAAAGGATATAACACTGCGCCTGTAAAGCAACATACGCATTATCTGCACTCATTCCATTTTCAATAAGAACCTGTGCTGCTTCCATGAGTTTGTCATTCATAGTTCGTTCCATTTTCTAAAACCTCGATTTTATTTATTCTTTAAATTCTCGCAAGCCTTGGCAATAATAGCAAGCCCATTACGTCTAAAATCCGCATTGTTAGGATTCTGTGCTTGAATATCCAAATGATATAAAAGCTCTTCCAAGTCTGAGCTGTACTCAACATTTGCCACTCCGCAAAGTATTTCCGCCATTAGTTGAGTGTCATATTTCATTATTCATTCTCCTTTATATTATTATCTTATCTTCATCAAGCGTTTCGGTTTCATACGTTGCATAGACAAGCTCTGTCAGCTTACTGTAACACGTTTTCATCCAGTTAAGTTCCGCATCACGCAGTTCTTTTGTAGGATAGATTTCATGCCCTCTGTATGTATCGCCGTACATAAAGTGTCTAACGGAATATTCAAAATGATAGAACATTAGATAGTGTCCTTTTTGTCTTCATAAAGTGTGTTACCTGCTTCTGTTTCAGCAAATTCAGGTGTACTAATTTTTACGAAGCCAAATTTTTCACAAATCGAATTAGGAACATAGTTATCAAAATCAATTAAATCGAAATCATTACAATTATCTTCGTAGATTTTTCTACCCTCCTCTGTTTTCAGATATTCTTCTGTTGCTTTTTTAACCAAATCAAGGATATCATCATTTTTATTTCTGACATCAAAGAAATAAAACAACGAAGAATAATCATCGTATACTCTTGCAGAAATAAATTTCATCATAATAAAACTCTCCTTTTACATCAATTTGTTAGAAATATCAAATGCTTTCCATCTGAAACTAAATTCATCCGTCCAAACCTGTGCTTCGAGTTCGTCACTATCATAATAAGCCAGAACATTAGGAAGATCAGAATACATTGCATAGCATTCTTTCGAATCATCCACGATATATTTCATAGCTTCTTTTTTGTTTTGAAAAAACTCAGGCTCAAAAATTTCACCTTTAGAACCACATTCGATAACACACCACATATAATTTTCTCCTTTCAAAACGTTGGATTATCTGTCGTGAACATATATTGTTTATTTGTCTTATGGCACTCATTCCACATATCCGCAACCTCTTTTGCCCTCTTTTTGCTCTCACAGAGATTTGCAGCCTTAATACCCTTAATGGTTAATTTACTTAATAGATTATCTGCCACAGAAATCCTTATTGGATAGGCATGATATTTTCCGTTCGCTTCAACATCGCAGACTGCCCACATATATTTCATAATCAAACCCTCACGTTCTCATAAACCCACTCGACACCCTTGCTATGGAACTCATTCACCCAACGGAACCAATCATCTTGTGTGAAGTTGCCAACTGGGAAACCTCTCCAATTCTGATCAAGAACTAATTCTCCACGTTCATTTTCCGTCCATGCAATATCAGTATTCTCTCTCCAAAGACGTTCAACAAATTTATCACAGTCCTCTTTATTCCGACTCATTTTGTGCATCCACTGTGCATCCGAATATGAATTGTCAATAGGTTCTGCAACAGCACACGGGCAATTCTTACATGATTTTTCAATACAAGAATAACAAGGTCCTTCATAATAACTCATAATTTACACCTCTATTACACAATAATAATTATGGTATCCATCACCAAAACAATTCGTAGCATATTCACCAACAATATATTTTGGATTCGGTTTTACTCGCAAACCAAAAATGTTTTCACAATCATCTTTTGAAGGATATAAACTAATCTTATCCAAGTCATAACTTGCATCTTCATCTCGATTTTCATTTTTATAATCAGAGTATAGGTTGTCAGCATAACCAACTGCAAATCGAGCATCAACAAATGTCTTGCAAAGTTCAAATTTGGGAAAAGCCATTATATCTTCATCGTAATAATCTCTAACCACTACAAACACAACTTACACCTCACTAAAATTTGCATTGAAAAGGATCTCATTACCATATTCAATAAGAGTATCCTTAAATCGTTTTTCGTTCTTTTTCCACCATAGCTCGGCCTGCTGCGGAGTTAACACAATCCCTTTTCGTTTTGCTGCTTCGATAATATCATCAGTACACCAACGTGTTTCAGCAAACCAATATTGATCTACGCCGCAATCTTTTTCCTGTTCATCTTCAATGTAGTTAGGGCAAAAATCAGTGCAGAAATAAACGTCAAAATTCTCAAGATGCCAATCACTTCCAGCCCATGTCTGTTCAACATCTTCAACCTCTTTCCTTAAATATAGTTCAGACATAATTCCATCATCGTGCTCCTGAATCCATTTCTTTGAAATGCTAAATACGGATACCAACTCATCAACTTCAAACCCCCACATACCAGACTCCGTATTCTTAGTGCCATACTCTACCATATAATCAGCAATCTGACGTTCCATCATGTTGTCATCCATTTTATTTTCCTCCTAAAATTCAACATTTATCAAAATTGTAAGTAACTGTCACAACCTTTTCTGCGTCACCAATACGGCATCGATCTTCCTTTAATGCTGTTTCAAGGCCACAACCAACACTGTATGTGATGCCGTTTTCAAGGACATCGGAACCAATAAATCCGAATGCTCTGTCAATCTCCTTCCATTCTCCGTGATCTTCTCGATAAAGCGTATAGCCGTAATTCTCACCGGAAAGATAATCGCTATAAGTCTTAACCTCATCACGCATGATTCGTTCTGCTTCATTTTTGGTATTATCCGAACCATCCGTAATAGCCGTTACAATCCAACCAACATTACTATCGTCCCACGAACCTCTGAACCGGGTATCACAATCCATAGACAAGCCAGAATGGTCATGTAACCAAAGAGGAAGCCATGCAATATGCTTATCAAGAAGAATCTGACAATCATGAATAGAGAATTCACCTGCAACGTATGTAGCAATTTCGTTATACTTCAAACCAACATACATCGGGTTTACAGAAACTTTTTCATTAAAAAGAGTTCCAATACCGCAGATGGCATATCTTTTTTCGTCGCTATAATTTTCATCAACAACGACGCATGTATCTTCCAGCTTCATATTGAAAAGTGCATCAAGAACTTCATCATCAGAGCAATACTTGTAAACCAGATCATTCCAAAATTCTTCTGCCGTACTCGCATCAATCTTATCACCAAGATGATATCGAGAATGAAAACAGGCCATTACGGAATCATGATCGTCCCACCAACGAGGATTATTATCTGCTTCATCATCATGCTGGACATGCAAGCAATACAGATTATCGCCGTAAATCCACTTTATTATTTCGTTGTCATAGCAATATAGAGCAGTCATATTTATTCTCCTTGAAGTTTATTCATACCAATAAGTTTCTTTATCGTCTTCATCGATGTCATCATGATTTGCAGCTGAATAATCTACGCCGTCAATCGTGACATATTCTTCATCAAGCAGCTCCACTACATCTGTATTTGATTCCGACACTTCGATATCGAAAATCTCTTTTGTTTCCGTATTCACCTTGCATTTCGTAGTGATCTCAAAACCACCGTCCCAAACAGAAGTAAACATGGCGTCTTTAATATTTTCAGAGTATTTCGTATCAACCACCTCGCAAATTGCAAAATCCCAGTTTCCATCGCCAAGCTCAAAATGAGCATCTGTCACATAGGCACTGTCATTGTTGATTTCAAAATCAACTTCCGTTTCTCCGCCAGATTGACTCACGATTTGCTCAACACGTTTTCTCATCTCTGCTTGAGCCTCATCAAGAGTTTCAAAATAATCAGGTTCGAAAATTTTCCGTTCGTTAACGGCGATCAAAATATATTTTTTCATATCTAAAATCTCCCTTTTATCGAATCTTATCAACTGTCCACATTGCCCATTCATCAGAATAGTTATCCCAAATCTTAGTCATCATTCCACCATTACCATATGAATAATCAGAATAGTCATAATCTCTACCATCAAAATATTCTTTTGTATTATCAAGTTCTTCTTCGATATATTTTTTTGCTGATTCCATATCGCTGAAAAACATTTCATCTCGATAATCTGTATTATCGGTATATTCAACCTTAATTTGTTTATCCATATTCATTCACCTCTTATGCGCTTGCCTTTTCTTCAAAAGCGTACCAATCAGACCAAATCTTATCGACGTCGCCATTCTTAAAACCGTTCTTGTAATCAGTGAACTCAACATAATAATTGCTTGTCCACTCATTCAGAACGTGTTCATAGATAGCTGCAACACCACGCTTTGTTTCAACTACGAAACTATCAACCAGAACACCCTCAACGTAAGCACCAGTGTATTGTGCTTTATTCTGGTGCATCCAACGGCCAAGAGCACCTGCGTTAAGATAAAACCGTGTCACAATTCATTCTCCTTTACAGTTAATAAATCTGCCAAATGTCTTTGTAGTCATACCCAGAAACAAAATAGGTCGTACCATCTCCATCAATATACGGTTCATGATACTCGTCTTCTTTGTTATCTTCCCATTCCTTGTGATAACTCAGGTACGCATCCATTACACGTTTTTTCATTTCTTTTATTGCTTCATCGTAGCTTTCAAAATTATCCATACCAGCAACATACGCCGACGTTGTTTTGCTACTGTAAATATTGATAAGCAAAAACATAACTCTAGCTCCTTTATTCTTCCATAATCATAGCAAGGACCGGCTCACCGGAATCTTTCAGTTGAAGTTCCAGAATGTCACCATCATCAACAATCTCACACTTGCTTAAATAATCCTGAAGGAAGAACATCTGACATTCTTGCCAGAAGATTTCTTTCGGATCTTCATTCTCACCTACGAACACATTCTTGTGATGGAAAGATTCATTCCAGACCCAACCTTCACCATCAAAACAAGCGTGAACTTCCCTTAAATCCCACATAGTCAATCCTCCCAAATGCCTTCATCTTCAAGATAAATTGCAAGAGTTTTCTTAATTTCTTTCATTTCGCACTCATCAATTTCATACTGCACATAGATATCAAGGTCATTATCGTTGATGCAGTACATTACAGGGAACCACTCATCGCCGTCATCCCTGTCAACAGTTTCAAGTTCTGCGTAACCAATCCTTTTGTCTTTAGCGTACTCATTTTCAATTACAGCCCACATAGTATTTCTCCTTATTTTTGTTACGTTATATCGTTGCTTATTTTGCGAGTTTTACTATAAATCCCACATTTTATACTCCTCTTGTTATTCTCTGAATGCGTTTATCTTCCATCTTTTCATATAGTCAACTGCGTCAATGGCTTCTTTTTTAGTGGACACATGACAACACTCATCCCAGCATCCTATAGCATCATTAAAATAAAGTAGTGTGTAACGAGCATCGAATTCATTACGACGGAAATCATTTAAATGAAACTTGACTCCATACTTTTCAAAGTCACGTTTTATCATTTTATCACCTCAAAATCCCCTTGAGCATCTTTACCATACCTTCGTAATCTTTATCATCTGCACCAAGCATACGAACTGTCATATCAAAATCAACTGTCTGACAATCACTGAAATCGTATTGTTCAATATCGTTGCTACAAGTGTCAGGGTAATGTTCTTCGAGCCTGTCTTTCGTACCACAGTCACAGAAGGTTCCAGAATAATAATCACTGGCCGACTCACCTGTTTTCATGTACACACGGATACCATCTGTGACAATCACTTTAGCGAACCGCTTCATATCTTCTGGCGTAAAGGTCTTATCCATGACATCATACGAATAGACCATGTAACAAGTTTTATCAGGCTCGTAAATATCCTGTTCCTTATCTGCTCCAAACGCTCTAGCGTATCCACCAGCCCATCCACCGCAGAACACAAGAATTTCTTTCCCTGCTTCGATAGCTGCCATATATTCCTCTTCAGGAATCGCTACAATTCTTCCGTTAGGAAAAATAAAACCTTCAAATTCTCTCATTTTATTACCTCATTTGCTCTTTTGAAATCTATTATAGAAAGATTTTTCTAGTTCCCAGAGAAATTTTTTCTGCGCCGTAATTTTGTTAATAACTCTTTCTTTATGGTTGTTTAATTCGGGTTTCCCATTTGTCATTTCAATGGTAGTGTCGATACGATGATTTAACGTATCTTCCCATTCATCGAAAAAATCCATTATATTATTGAAAATATTCTCGTCCATATTAAACACCCATTCCTTTATAGCCCATCATATGTAAACCTTTATGCTTCTTACGACGCATATCATAATAGATTGCTACCGTATTTTTCGGCATATTGTTTCTGAAATACTTTTCTTTGTATTCGCACAGCTTTTTATACTCATCACTTTCACGATGGGCTTTTAACTTTTCGCAATGGTCGTGGCAACCAGGATAACGCTCCGGTGCTACACAATAACGGCAAGGATCAGTCATCGTTGCTCTCCTTTCTACCTGCGGCGTCAAACATCTCTATGATACGTGCTACCCAATCATCATTTTCTGATACATTACAATCAAATTTATCCTCGAATCGTTCTGCTAATTCGTCAGCAAAATCCATAATCTCATCGTGAGAATAACCGTATTCTTCCTCAATCCAATCAGCATTGCCATCAAGCTGATTCTCTGCATCTTCAATACGATACTGATGCTCTTTGTAACGGTACGCTGCTTCAATCTGTTCAGGTGTCATTTCCCAAGACTTACCATTCCAGCTAGTAACAACAATCTTATTTTCGCTATTCATATTGCAAACTCCTCAATCTGTACTAATATCGCCATCTTCAAATCGAATAGCGGCCACATAATCGTCGCTACCTTTCTTAAATCCAACTGTTTGAATGTTTTCAAACGCCGAATTATATTCTGTCATTGATACTAAATCGTCCCAGCTTGCATATTTTCCGTCTTTTGAAAAGAAAACACCAACACCAGGATATTCATCAGCACCACCCGTAGGAACACACACGAGATATCCGTTTGGAATTTTAACTTTCATGTCATTTTCGGTGATTGAAATCATATTGCAAGCTCCTTTTCTCTTGTAAACTTAATCACCAACGCATTCACGTTGGCCGCTTCAATCGTGCTTGCTCTTGCATCCTCATGGTTACCAGCTCTAAGGAATGAAACACTCTGATCCATCAGCTTGCGCCGATAAGAAGAAAGAGCTGCGAGAATAATATTCTTTTCAATGTTGGTCATGTTCTTTTTCCTCCTGCTCACGTTCCTTGTGAAATTTTCGCACTTCTTCCCAAAAATCAAACGGACTAGAATTGTGATGAACAAGCTCCATGTATTCTTTTCTACTGTTAAGATGGTTTATGTTAGTATCCATTTCTATCACCTCAATTTTCATCGCTCAGGTTCTGGCAAAAACTTAAATAAAAATCAATGTCGAAATCCTCCACAGTGCCATCAGGAGAAAAATCATAGAGCACATCTGCAACCGCTTCGTGTTTATAAAGAGCATCTACAATCTCGTCACGGAATGCCGTAACCCAGTTTTTTGTTACATTGAATTTTCTGGTGATCTCGTAAATATAGATGATCCAATTACCTTCTGTGGTGCTTCTTGTTCCACTTTCGACCATCCAGTCAGAAATACTGTTAATCATCCAATCGGTAACTTGTTTTACAGTTTCGCTAGTATACATTTTCTATTACCTCAATCAAAACTGAACCACTTCATGTTTTGCCTTTTCCAGCATCTCTTTCTCTTGTTCTTCAAGACGCTCAACCTCGCACAAAACATCACGAATGCCAAAGATAATCAAATCACGATCTCGTTCACGTTCTGCTCTATGTACTGGATTGTTTTTACAAGATCCTTCGCACAAGTTATTTTCTCTTGCAATCAAATTATCAATCGCATACTTCAAAACACGCTTATCTTTTTCAGTCATATTTATCACCTCAATCATTGTAAAATATCTGTTTTATCACATATCCATATCGACAGCAATGATATCTTTCGGTCCACTGTTATCAATAATATCGAGGCCACGGTAACAAACAGGATTTTCCAATTCGTGCCAATCACGAAACTCCGTATCATCATAGACACCAAAAACCAACTCCGTGTTCTCGTCGTAGCCGATCAGGTTCAGACGGTTAATAAACTCGATAACTTTCATAATATTTTCATCTCCTATAAAAGCATGATTTTAATTATATTAGTTAACCAATTTGAGCTACATTTTCTATGGTATAATCACCGTAATTGCTACCAAAGAGAATCTTTGCGTTAGGATTAAGAGTAGATAAGACCTCGATTAACTCTTTGACCGTCATAGTCTTAGCGTTATGCTCAAAAATATCGAGTTGTGCATAACCATCATGATTAACTCCATTGATGTATACGAATTCCATACGATTGCTTCCTTTCCTTTTAATATTTTTATGCTTTCGCACTCTGGTAGCGGTTATGTCTGCCCTAGTACCGCTAATCACCTAGCATCTGCTGCTTATACCACCCAGACTTGATTTCTTATGTAGTCCTCAATATCTGCCGGATATCCATTGCGCTGGATGTACTGACACAGAACACGCTGAACATCTCTGTTATCTCCGTAATCCATTGCAATAGAGATATCATCGCCGTGTGTACCAACACCCAGACGTTCATACTTTCTGACTTCAAGATAGAAATCATGTGCGCTGTAGTGTCTGCCGTCCTTACGGTCAAGAATTGAATCGATAATCAAAAATTTCACCCTCCTGATTTTCCTGTTCCTCAATATGAACCAAACACTTCATGATGCCTAATATGCTGTTGCAACGTCATTGGTTTATAAACATTCCTTGCATTAGGATTCGGACGATACCAATGAATAATTTTCCCATCATTCAAAAAATAGCAAGTAACAATACTACCATTACATAATGCTTTAATCGATTTTACACCAGCCGGAAGTTCAGACAATTTCCAGAAATATTTTTCTTCTTTAAACTCATGACTCAAAGAAAATCTTGCGATTCCATTTTCCATTCCAAGATAGCAAGTTCTGAATCCAACTACGTTTTCAAAGAAATGCAGTTGTTCCAATGAATCAAATTCAGCTAAATACCACTGCCAATTTTTATGTATTATAATTTTTGTACGGTGCTTTTCGTTAATACTTTTTGCAATAGTCATATAGTTCCTGTTCCAGTAAAAATCATTCTTCATTTTCAATCACTCCCTCATCAATCATATTTTTATAGAAATCATCATCCAGAATTTGTTCTCCACACCAATTTACAAATAATCTTGCAACGTCCTCACCAGACATTTTAACCAGTGCATCCCACATCTTTTTCTGAACATCAGTCATCGTTTATCCCCTCCAAATAGATCTCTTAGTGTCAAAAATACCCTCTGACGTATCGCCATCACTTTCGGTGTAGAAATAAATCATATCTGTACCATCAGCTTTTTCGATGTGAAAGTATTTTGCATTCTTGACAATTTCCTTTTCACGCCAACCAGCAGTATTCAAAAGATTACTTTTACTGATGAATGTAAATGTGGCAACGATCTTTTCATCACCTGCTCCATTGATTGTCGTTACCATAGTAGGCACAGCTCCTGCCGGTGTTCTATCCCATTCAGCCTCACAAGAAGCATGAGGGCCAAAGAAATCATCATTAAAGAACGGAATTGCTGTGATGTAGTTTGTGTAAAACGTAGGCGAAATCACCTCTTCCTTTGTTTCTTCCGGTACAAGAACCATCTCCCCAAAATCATTTTTCTTATAACGAACCTCACTCATAAGAATCAGGCAACTATCACTTGTGTAGTGAAAACTCTCGTAATCATAGTTGTTGCGTTTCATATTCATATCTCCTTATTCTCTGTTTTTACTTGCTAACTCGATTATCTTGTTGATATTGTTTTCGAGTAAAAATTCCATATCTTGCATATGAATCGAAAGAATTTCTTTCAGTTCTTTCTTTACAGCCTGTTCTGTAATTTGTGGACAATTGCAATGCACTGTCAGGATCAGATCTTCAAACGTAATACCATCCAGAAGATTGTCACTTACAACCATATCGTCGCCAAGCTTCCAGCTCTGCTCCATTTTATAGGCCTCCTGTCGTATCCTGTATTATATAGCTATATGGTAAAAATAAAAGCCCTATGACGGACTGCCCTTTCTAGCTATAGAATACAGGATACCGCTGATTTTGTCAAGCACTAAAATGTAGATTTTATTAACGCCACATTTTAGCACGTTGATACGTTTTATTTCTGCGAACATTTTGTGAACAGAAATTTCAGTGACCCCAACGGCAAACAATAACGCCGTTGATCCAGATTGAGACATTTGCCCCCTGCCGATACCACTCGACAGCTTCACGATGAATGTTAGTGATAACACCTGTTTCATCGTTCATAAACCACTGACCCTCTTTCATCTTGTGTTCTCCTTTTACACAATTTCATAGTAACCGTCACGACCTCTGAATGTTTTATCCGTGAAGTCTGATTTCTTGTAAATATGTTTGAGCTGTACCCACTTTAATACAGTAGGCCCTCTACGGAATGACTTCCAAAGTGGTTCTGCCGCATAAGGAAGACAACTGAAATACCATTCGTTTTCAGTGTCACAATAGAAGGCTGCAATATCACAATACGTTCCCCACTCTGTCCCGTCACTCATGAACACAAGACACGGACCAGTTAATGACGATCCTTCTGCATTCTGAGGAAGCTCTACAGCTGCATCATGAATCTTTTCTGCCGGAACATTGAAAAACCGTTCCTCTGCTCTTTTTACGCAGTCAACATAATACGGATTAGAGAAAAACGGACGCTTCTTCTCATATTCTGCGAATGTGATTTTACGCATAGTTCTCACTCTCCTTAAAACATATCTTTTATTCTGACGGCATTCCAAAGACTTCAATATAAGCCTTCTTGACTGCCGTTGTGATATGCGAATCATGTACGTTATATTTATCGTACCACCCACAAATCGTACCAGAAGTGTACACGTACCTGAGTAAATCCCACGCAATCCTGGTTAACAGGTCATTGTACTCATGCTCTGCAATGACGCTCTTAACATATTTCTGCCAAGCGTCTGCGTTAGTCGTTTTCACATACTGAAAGCGATTAACAATATCTGGATAAACAGGATTAAGTTTCATTTTTGCCATATTCATTCTCCTTTACCAAAGATTCTCACAAGCAAGGATTCCACCCTTTTCATAGGGTAAGCGTCTGACGCAATCCCTGTAAGGGCAATCCAGCTTTTCGCAATACTTGCAATTTGCATTATTGCGCTCCTGCTCTGCAAAGAATTTCTTTGCGGATTTCAGGTCACAAAAATAATGACCCTGATCCCATGTGTAGGAATTCGGGTCAAAATGCCACGCCACAATGTATGGCTGATAGTGATTCTTCTTATAGAACAGCGCCGTATAAGCGTTGCCTACTTCAAGAATATCAATATCTTCTCTGTTCATTAGTTCGACCATCCTTTCCATTCTGCCACACCCATAGCGATGGCACCCAGAACAAACACCCACATCATAGGCGCAATACATCCGGCCTGATATGCCGAATAGCCAAAGAACATGAGAAGCGATTTCATAACAAACATCCTTTCTTATTCAATCCAGCATTTTGCAGTGCTGACGTATTCAACACCGGCTTCTACCAGGGCTTCCTGATAGATTTTCACAAGCTCTGTATCACCAAACTTTATGGCAATATCGAGAGCCGATTCAATAGCCAAAATTGCCATGGTAGAACTCCTCTTTTATGTGATTTTAGGCTTGCATATTCTGCATATTATTTGAATAAATATTCATTTTAGGGCATAAAAATAACACCCTATGAGTTTTAGGTCATAAGGTGTTTGTTGACGTGAGTATTCGGTTCTGCTAGAATAGAGACATCATAATTTGAAAGGAAGTCCTTGCTATGGGAAGCAAATGTATAGCCATTCACTATCTTGAATCAGAAAAAATTCAATTTATGACGAATGTTTTCACAAAGGTCGAAGAAGCAAAGTTGAATATTTTTCATGCTTCTCAAAACAATAATATGGATAATGACTTCAAAATCTGTTTAGATTGCCTCTGTGGTTATTGGGCATTAAGTCGTACTAAAAAGTATTCACAGGTTTTTCTAAATGCTAATTCTTATGATCTGTCTGACGCATATCACTACATAACAACAAGCTTTCATTTTGATGGGACAAAAGGAACTGTGCCAGATGACATACGAGAGCTTGCTGCTTTTGTTTTAGAATATGGAGATTACTTTGATTTAATTTTAGAAAAAATTAAAAAAGATAACAAAGATTTCTACAATAAAATCATTTCAGAATCTGAGGTTTTCCATTCTCATCAATGATGAGATTGCCATAAGTGTACGCTTCTGCACAGGCTTTCAGAATCGCATTTTTGTTTGTTCCGTTCAGCTCTGCCTTAGCGGTAAAAGCATCAAAGAAATCAGCATCAACTTTCAGGCCAATCAGTTTTGCCTTATCTTTGCTCTGCTGATACTCTTTTTTATAATCACGATTTGCCATAATTGCACCGCCTTTTCTTAATGGTACAATTATATCATTCTGACGAATTGCTGTCAAACTCAAAGTTATCACCTTACTTTCTTGCCAGATTTCACAGGAAACACGTCATTCAAAGGGCGCATATCTCTGTTATCGAAATCACGGGCACAGCATCCAGTGCCGTCCATGTAGTACGACATTCTTTCGTCCATGTGGAAGCTATGATTATTCATCAAGACTTCTCTGCCGTAGATCCAGCCGGAAACTGTGATGTATTCACTAGAGCCAAATACAACACGCTGAGAACGCTTTTTCTGAGCCGGTTTGCCCGCCTCATTATAGCGGTCATCAAGACGTTTCTTGCTCTTATGATAGCGCAAAGAACCCTCTGCATTAGCTTGTGACGCTCTGAGAAAAGCTGTTTCACTCTGCTGCTGTTTGGCCTTTTCCATTGCAAAACGCTTTTCTTTCTTGCTCTGCTGATAGGCATTCCAGTCATAAAGGGAAACACTTTTTGCCTTGTATGCTTCTTTGAGGAAGTCAACAATCTTGCAAGGATGGATAGAAGTCCATCCCATAGACGTTTTGACGTACATAGGCATAAAGCTTGTTTTCATTGCGATAAACGGACGACTGACGAACACAACGCCGTCAAATGTGCCGTAAAGATCAAGCTCTTTGACTTCTGTGCCGTTGTAGATGATAGAGTGTCCAGAAGTGTTCTGACGCACTTCTCCCATCGTATTTTGATAGGATTTCAAGATATTTCACCTCTTTTATGGTATCTTGTGACGGCGTTTTGCCGTTGGTGGAGGTTACTTCTTCCCCTGTACCTCTAGTCGTCAGGCGTATTATGTATTGCATTTTGGTATGTTTAGACTAACTTCTTAGGTTTGACTTTAAGAGTTCTCAGAGTCTGCCGCTTTTGCTGTCTTGTAAGTCTTTTCAGCATCAGCCAGCTTGATCTTCCATGTGTCAATAGTGTTCTTGATGGTGTCAAGGACGCTCTTTTTTGCATCAAATTCTTTCTGAGTCTTGTCAAGATTGTTTTCATGGGTTTTCTTAGTAGATGCTTTGATAGTGCTGTCGCTCTTGTCTTTGACAATCTGCTCTTTTGCCTTATCCAGTTCAGACAGTGCCTTATCATACTCTGCCTGTGCCTTGTCAAGCTGTGTCGTTGCCTTGTTGATACGAGAGTTGCAACGCTTGCAAGCAAGGTTATAGTCTCGTTCATAGTCTTTCAGAAAAACGCTGTGTGCTGCTACACTCAAAAGCATAGGTTCAAGAGCCTTGACAAAACGATTGATCGGAAGATTTGCCGGGGAAACGTCACCACCCATAGTGGTGGTAAGGTAAGTCTTTGCCATTGCGAGGACTTCTGTGTCAAAAGAGGGATACTCTTGCATAGAGAACGTGTCGCCAAAAACGATAGTTGCGAGATCAGACAGGCAAGAATGGAAGTCGGTAGTGTAAACTTTGATAATGCTTTTGTCCTCTTTGTTGGTAGTGCTTGCATTGACGTGGCAAGCGGAATTGTAAACGTACTTGATTGCGTTGCCGTATGCCGTATACTCTTTTTCGTCCATCAGCAGATAAGACGGCACTTTATCGGCTTTAGGGTATGCCTTGAGCGTATTAACACCGCCCTTGTTGGTAAAGCTAACAAGAGCTTTGCCGTTACTTGCATAGCCCCTTGCGGTAGAAGTCTTGTTGTTAGAGCTACGGATAGACAGACAGACGTTAGACAGATTAGACATAGTATTATCTCCTTTGATATGATATAATTGTGTGTATTGACGTGACGGCTTTTGCCGGATAGACTTACTTGAGAATGTCCTCAACAAGAGCTGTTGCAAGAAGTGAACAACCGCCGTAGACGGTTAGAACAACCGCATATCCCATGTATGCCAATCCGCAAAAGCTAACCAGCATACCAGCGGTAATGAGAATGAAACCGATAGTAAAAAGAGCTACAAAAAGAACGGCTTTGAGCTTTTCTTTGAACACTTGAATATACCTCTTTTCTGTTTAGTGTTCTAGTACAGTACGCTTTTGATACAAGGTGCATACTGTTGACCATCCTTGCTGATCCTCTTAGGTATAGTTTACCTATGGACCAGTGAAAGACTTGTGTCTAAAACATCTTGTTTGCCAATATGCGCTTTTCTTGCTTTTGGTTCTGCGTTTCCGCCCCTACTGCAAAGATAGTGTTATCAAAATTCAAGGTACGATTTTTTGTGACTTGTCGTACCAAACCGACAAAACAAGTAAATGTTTGCCGATATGGCAGACTTCTAATCTTAACTTTTGTTGCATGATTTTTCTTGTAATTAAACAAGAGTTAAACCAAACAGGCTAAAATCAGAAGTCTTGACTTGTCAATGTGCTATTGGGTTTGGGTTTTGCTTTTGGGCTTTCGCCCTTGAGCTTGACTGTATTGTATCACGGTTTAACCGTTTTGTCAAGCCATATTTTTGAACCGCTCAAACGGTAAAACGTCAAAAAGTGGAAACTGGAATTTTCCGGTTTTCCAGAACCATCATGTTTTCCGCTTTCCGGTGTTGCCCTTGAGCTTGGCACTATTATAGTCGGTTAAACCGGAAAAGTCAAGCGGTTAAACCGAAAAAGTTGCACACGCAACAAATGGATTTTTGCTTTATATTATAATTACCTTATAAGGGAAAATGGGATGGTATATTGAAAAGTATATATGCGGTATATGGAATAGTATATAAGATATGAAACACCCGGCAACGTGTCAATAATCAGCGAACAAAAGAAACACCCGGCAACGTGTAAGATTGAATTGAAATAGTTAAAACTTTTTAACTTTTGTTGCTCCTGTTTTCAGATACTAGATACCGCCAAAAAACCCCCGCCTTGCCCTTGCCCTGTCCAGTGCCGTATTTTGAGCATTTCCGGCACTCGCACCCATGGGGCGTACTTTCCATTTTTTGGACGTTCCCAGCAGCAGCCGAAGCTCCCAGTACATCTTTCTTATTCATAATCACCAATTATCAATTTGTTATATTCCATATCACTATGCAATTTGCACAACAATCTCCACAAAAATCACCTTCTTTCCAACTCCTATCAAACCCTCATAATCTCCATCTTATCCCATCCATACACTCTATCACGCTCTCTATCACGCTATCTACCCTCTTCCATCCTGCCCCGGGCATACTTTCCCCTGACAAAATATTCCAAAATATATCCCTATACCCTATCCCATATACACCCACAAATCACTCACTTTTCCACCCAAAATACCTAAAAATGGCTTAAAATCGCTATTTTTCAATCGGTAGCTCATTCGGTAACTAGCTATAATTTAACGTATTTGCGTTATATTTTAGCTGGTTTTTCTTTTTATTTGTATTTTTACCCCTTATTTTGTTCCTTTTTGGCCAACAAAAGCCGAAAAAGCTAGGATTCATGCGGGTTTTTCCGATGTGTACCATAAATATACCGAAAATGACCATTCTTCGGAGCATAAAATACCTATTTGTACCCATCTGTACTCCCCTATTGCCATAAATGGACTGATCTGGCATCCGAGCAATACTTTCAGAGACTCCAAAGACCTACAAGGAGCATGATTGTGGCCTCTGGCAGCTTACACAGAATACATGGAGCACCTGAATGTCCTTCATAGAGGTTAATGTGTAATCGCGGCCATCGCTAAGTAAGCTTGCGAGCCATGTCTGGAAAGACCACAGTAGATGACACTCCAAGAAACATACCTTATTATAATAGGCGCTAGAAATATTCGTATCCTGTATTATGTAGCTATTGAATTTTTGGCATTCTCATGGTATAATGAGTGTAGATAGCTATACAACACAGGATACTGAAAAGGAGTTAGTGAGGGAATGACTGTGGTGAATGTTTATAGTAGTCCTACCGGACGAGGCCGCAAGCGGTCCCTGCCTCTGGCAGGAAAATGTTATCGATGGTCAGCTACGGTCGCAAGCGACCTTTCGCAGACATCGCTAACATTTTTGAAGAAATTGGAATTCTTATGGAGGTCAAGAATTAGGACATTAAAGGGGTAAGTAATTATATACCTTATATATCTTCCTTTCAATGTCCTAAATATAAATCGGAGGTCGTATGGCAAATAAAGTTTATAACGTAACTGGAGGAATGATATCTCGACTGCATCAGGGACAAGTATTCAAAAACTTTGGAGAGCTATCTCAGGCTCTTAATGTTCTTGATGATTCTGGGAAACCTTTAACAAGCAATAGCAAGAAATCTTTTCTAAAAGAATTGGAACGCTATGTCGTCTTACGAAAAGATGGACGACAATTCATAGTCGATAGGATTCGCTCTGAAAATGAAATCCTTCCAGAACATCCGACCGGAGGAAACAAAAAATACATCGAGCACATTCAAAGACTTCTTGTTTACTACTTTAATGCTATGTGTGATCAAACAGGATGTGACAGTCTTGTAATTCTCTGGGAGAAAGTTGATGTGTGGCAGACTCTTGGAATGGTGAATGATAATTATAGATGGTATGGATATCCAGACGATGAAAAAGAAGATATGCGTATAGCAGAAGCATTTCGTAAACTAGCTGGAGGTGTTAAATTAAAGAAATGGTTGGATAGTGCTTTGTATGGATTATATGGTCGAGATGCTTTAACAGTAAAAGAGGAGCGAGCCTTCATTGAGGATCTTGGTAACGACCAAAAGCGAATGACCATTTTGACTGATGAACAAAACGCAACATACACTAGAGTCAAATCGGAATTATTAAGCGAATACTACTTATCTGACTGTCAAACTCAAGTAACCGAAGTAGATCTTTGGAAAACTGGCCGGATGGGTGACTTCTTTAGAATATTAAATTCCAGATTAAGTGATGCTTTTCCTGATGTGCAATATAATCGGATACAAAAAGTTTATAAGATTATTATTGAGCCAACCTCTATGAAACTTTTTATGAGACGATTTGGGAAAATAGATCCGGCAGATACAAAAACTGTTGTTATGCTGATGTTGAAACTCAACGATCTCGTTTGTGATGGATTGATGTCCGCAGCAGCTTTAGATAATGAAATTACCGTGGCATCACGGATTAAGGACCATGATGAAGTTCAGAATCGAATCAAGGAACAAAAAAAATGGGGCGGCGTCAATAAAATGAAGCTACAAGAGGAGAAGAAAAAGAGAAGAGAGTTCACATACGCTCCCGTTTCTCTGGAAGAATATCAAAAGCAGTTTTTAATAAATAAAATGGTACGGCTGGATGAGGATACATTAGCAGAAAAGCTCAATAATGATGCTGACATGGTTGAAAATTGGCATTGTCAAATAGTCAAAAAATTTAATGCTCGTAACTTACTTCGTGAAAGTGGATTGTCAGAGGAACAGTGCGATCAACTTATGAAGGAAGCACGTGCAGATGAAGCAAAGGAGATTGCAGATTTAATGGCAAAATATTTGGTTAAAGACTAACGAACACATGCTAGATGATTAACAATATAAGAAAGGTTGATGACGATGAATTTTGATAACCCCTACTGGATTGATTTAAAGGTAACCTACGAATTCTACCAAGCTGCTGGACGCTTGCCAGAGTTCCACAAGAAACATGTTTGTACGAAATGCAGGTACGAGATTCCGTGTTTTACGACTTGTGATGAGGTGCGATGCAAATGCCGAGAATTTAAGCCTAAGACTGTGCGGAAGACTGATAAGTATTTACATATCAATGATTTCATGAACGATGTGGCCGCATTTGAGGCTGCTAGAAATATTTAAGGAGAATTGCACAAATGGATGAGAAAGATATTTTTGGTTATGATGCAAGTGAGAATGTATCTATATCAAAAATTGCTGAGTGGTATAATGGCTTGAGTGCTAGAAAGTTAAACAACTTTTTGGGAAAATGTGGCGTAATATATCGAGACAAGGAAACTAAATCATGGATTGTTACTGATAAGTATAAGGATGTTGGATATGCCGTCTCGGAAATTACTGTATTTAAGGACGTAGTGGAAGGTCATACATATCTTCTCTGGACAGGCAAAGGACGCGAATTTATTTATCAGTTAATAAAGGATGAATATGGACTTCTTCCAAATAGCAAGAATGGTAATAATACAGGCTCTGATGTGAAAATCGCTAGTAACGATACTGCAATTGTTGAGGATTCTGACGGGTGTATCTCAATCTTAGATTTTGTACATATTTTGAGCAAAAATGGGATTCTCGTTGGTGGTCGTATCCCACATCAAAATAATGTATTTGAGACCCTAAGAGAAAAAGGATTTCTTAATAAGACAAGAGGGTTATATTGGAATACTCCGTATCGAGACTTTGATTGTTTTGGATATTTTAAGGTTGTTAAAAAGAGAACTCCAAAAGGTAAGTTTAGGTATGTTACACGACTTACACCAAAGGGACAGGCGTTCTTTTTGAGATATTTTAAGAAGCTGATGGACGAGAAAGATTCCGTCTATGGTGAATGGGGACAATAAGGAGGGTTAAGAGATGCGTATCCAGATTGGTAAATACATTATTAAAAATTGTGACGAGCGGAATCTCGTTATCGTTGAGCAGCGGCCAGCTGGCAAGAATCCAAAGACTGGTGAGATGGGCACCGGCGTAAAGGAGGTTACGGTCGGCTATTACCCGAACCTTGAATGGGCTTTACATAAGATTAAGAATTTGGATATTTCCGAGAGTGATGCTGACACCGTGGATGTTTTACTGGCAGAGCTTGAACAGATTGATGAGACGATTCGCCTGGTTGTTGAGGAGGTTAAGTGATGGATAAGTTTGTAAATGCAACACGATTGATTGGCGTCCTCGATAGTGCCATCGCTCGCCCTAGTGACAGAGGTAACGCAAAGTCTATTGATGATATGTGGTGCGATATGGCAATGCAATACACAAAGCGCATTCTTGAAGAAGAGATATCTGCTGGCGGTGAGTTCCGTCGAGTGGTTCATGCTCACTGGATTGAGCATTTTGAAGATTTTGGAGAAAGCTTCTTTATTGAATGCTCGGTTTGTCATTCTAGCAAAAACGTCGATGAATCAAAGTTTTGTCCTGATTGTGGAGCTGTTATGGACGAGGAGGTTAAGTAATGCGCACTTACGAGGATGTTGATGCGGAAATTAAGTATTTAATTCGGGATATGAATTATGCCAGCCTGACTCGCCGGGAGTACGAGGCTGCTGATGATATGCTGGATGAACTCTATCAGGAGCGTGAACGACTTTGGCTCAAGGCTATGGAAGATGGCGAGAGCTGCTATCTGTAAAAGCCTAATTTTATATTTTTTCTTTATAGCTAAGTAACACAGGATACGTTTTAGAAGAATACGGAGGTGACTGCCGAATGGCAAAGCAGCAAACTTGCCAGAAGTTTGTTTTTAAGATTCATACGAAGCGTCTGGTTGAAGCAAAATGGGATTTGACCCTACCATTGGATGAAGCCAGACGAAATCACGAAATTATCTCGCTGGCTGATAGCACTGTTTTACGATGGATTGATGAGTTGAATGGTGTTACGGATGCAGAGGCTAAGGCACGGAGTATCAAGCGCAGAATCAAGATGCTGCGGAATGAACCATCATGTTTAGAGAACCGCCGGGAGATTCGGAGGTTATATACTGAGCTGGATGCAGTTCAGTTTAAGCCGGATTATATGTGTTTGGTGGTTGATAAGAAGAATGATTACCGCCGGGCATGTTCTTCCAAGGGGTTCAAAATCAATGGAATTACGTATCGCCGTCTGGTTGGGACTACCGGTGGCGTTAAGAATAGTACGATTGTGTTTGTGAGCGACCGTCTTGTTGATGAGATCCGTAAGCGAATCGATAATGGCCGTAACAAGGGAATTGAGTTTATTCCGGCAAAGCTAGAAGCTTATAGAGCACTTGCCTGTTCCGCTTCCATTCCAGTCACTGACCCTGATGGTGTGCTTGTTGTAGATGATTGCTTCACGCACTTTAAAGATCATGTAATCGTTCTGGACGACGGAGTCTCCGGCGAGCCTACGATGGTAGAGGACATGGAGCATGATTGTGAACTGTGCGCCAGCGATGGCTTTGGTCTTATTAGCTATGACCTTGCTCAACAGTGGAGTGAAGATTTGAAACTCCCTGCTACCGCATCTGGCTTCTGTGTACGGAATGCTTTTTGTAAAGGTATGTTGTTCCCTTTCCCTTTCCGTGAGTTTGCCAAGAAGGTTGCCAAAAAGAACATGATTAAGGATTCTTGGGGAAACTACAAGGACATCAATCGTGTTCAGGTAATTCTTACGACATCCATGTTGAAGCTCTGGGATAGTTACCACAGCTGTGAGGACTACTTTGAGAATTGCCGAGAGAATCATTATCACTTCTCTGTAACAAAGACTTGTGAGTTAGAGCTTGATGAAGAGCGTAACCTGAATTATCAGTTTATCCAAAGCTATCAGCTTACGAATGATGAGATTCGGGAACTCGTGAAGCCAACTTTGGATGAAACCAAGGGTGTCATGGGCGGTGACTGGCGTAAAGCGCTGCTGTACCTGCGTGGAAGTGGGATGCGTGATGACCCGAATTACATAAACAGTCTGGAGAATGATTACATAAAGGCTCTTATGATTGAGCCGAAAATGATTGATGACCCTTATGTTCAAAATCGGATTCGGTATTTCATTAAGAAACGGATTTCCCAAGCAAAAACGGGTGTTGTAAAGGTGCGAGGGAATTTCCAAGTTGCAAGTGGAGACCCTTATGCGCTTTGCCAATCCATCTTTGGAATGGAAGTCACTGGATTGTTAAAAGCTGGTGAGATTTACAGCCGGTTCTGGAATGATAGAGATGTTAAGAGAGTTGCTTGTTTCAGAGCACCGATGTCATGTCATAACAATATTGTTCTTCGGAATCTGAACCCTAATGATGATTGTAAAAACTGGTATCGTTATATGAAGACGGTAACAATTCTTAGTGCATGGGACAATACCTGTGCTGCTTTGAATGGCGCAGATTTTGATGGTGATCTTATTTTTAGCACAGATAATAATGTGCTTATTAGGAATAAAAGAGAGACACCGACTCTTTTGTGTGTTCAGAAAAAAGGAGAAAAGAAGATTCCTACTGAGGATGATTTAGCAGAATCGAATGCTGCTGGATTTGGCAATGACGTTGGTTCGACAACGAACCACATTACCTCAATGGGTGATGTTCAAAGCCAGTTTGAGCCGGGAAGCCGAGAGTATGAAGAACTGGATTATCGTATCATGTGTGGTCAGCTATATCAGCAGAATGTTTTGGACGCTGTGAAAGGGGTTAAATGCAAGCCAATGCCACGGTATTGGTACGATTTAAAAGCTTGTACTGTTAAAGACGATGATAATCCTGACACCATTGAGGATAAGAAGCTTTGGAGTAGTATTTGCGCATGGCGTAAGCCATACTTTATGAGCTACATCTACCCTGCTCAGATGCGTGATTACAAGCAGTATGTTGCCGCAGCTCGCAAGCGCATCAAGTGGGATGGGTTTGCCGGTCTGGATGAGATTATGCAAAAGACCGCCAAGGACGATGTGGATGAAATGGTTATCCAGTATTACCTCTATCGGATGCCGGTCGGAATCAATTCTTGTACCATGAACCGCCTGTGCTGGACTGTTGAGGACGAGCTGGAAGATTTTGAAGAAAAACTCAAGATAAAGCGTAAGTTTGATTATGACTCGCTCAAGTCTGGCGTTGAGTACACCAATTCTCAATACTATGCTATCCGCTCTATTTTTAAGGATTACTTGAGGTTTGCTCGTGGTAACGCAATCCATTCTGGCAACGGAAACAATAATAAAGAAACCGGCGCAGATCGCAAGGAGCGCATTGTGCTGTATCAGGAAAGTATGTTCCGCAATCTTCATGACAAGTGTTCTAATGACGATGTGCTTTGCGACATTCTGCTTGATCTTTGTAAAAAGAATGCATCCAGTATTGCAATCGTCTGGGAGTTGTTTCACGATACTTTGATTAAACGCTTGTTAGAACGCCATGACGGCATGATTCATTCTCTTGTGCAGGATGAGAATGGCGATATTGAGTATGATGGCAAGCGTTTCAAGGATGTGTTGGTTAACATGAACAGCAAGGAGGATGCGGATGATTGTATTGAATGAAGTTCTTTACGCTGAAGAGTGGCTAGAGAAGGATGTGCCTTGGAAGAAGGCGGGGCATGTTTTGCATTATGTAGCGAAATACTATTTCTATAAGGGATACTCAAAGGATGACGTAAGAGAAAAGCTTAACGAGTATATGCTGCGTCATTTTGAAGGATACAACAAGGTTCTGGATAGAGAATTGATTGATAAAGCGATTGCTTCTGCTAAAGGTCGTCCTACGGTGGAACTTGATGGTGTGTGCATTACGAAGGCTGAGGTAGAGAAGATTCAAGCACTTGAAGGCAAGCAGATGCAACGCCTGATGTTTACGATGCTGTGTCTGGCAAAATACCATATTGCCGTTAATGAAAAATGCAACTACTGGATTACGGAAGATACGGCTGATATTTTTAGGATGGCAAACGTATCAGTGAATGAGAAAAAACAGAACGAGATGATTTGCGAGTTACATAATCTTGGTTTTATCGGGTTTGCCAGCTTAAAAAAGATCGACAACTTGAATATCCATGTTTTGATTGCGGAGCAGGACTCTCCTCATGAGATTTTTGTGGACGATTTTGAGAATGCTGGCATTCTGTGGAGCCAGTATTGTGGGAAAGAATACATCAAGTGTGATTGTTGCGGGAAGATGGTTGCTCGCACTGGACGCAGACAAAAATACTGCCGTAAGTGCGCTAAAAACGTAAACATCGAGAAAACCGCACAAAATAGAAAAATGTTTGATTTATGAAACGCGAAAAAGCGCAATATTTTAACGTGGATACGTTATAATTTTACATATATAGAGTAAAACACAGTGCGGAAAGTTATGGTAGGGAGAGAGCGAGGACGCTTGTTTTCTTCCTACCTATTTTATTTTGAAAGGGTGTTTTACCTAATGATTGAAATTACTAAGTCCGAAGCGAAGGCCGTGCGAAAGGTCTTCCCTCATGCTTGCATTGCAAAGACCCGTCACAAGCGGTATCTGGAAGAGTCTGCTCGATATCTTGAACTGCTTCCTTTTAATATTGCCGCTGTTGAGATGCTGAAGCAGATGCAGCGTAACGCACGTTACTAATCTTTGAAAGAACGAGGTATAGACTATTGGACTTTGAAATTCAACTGCCAGAAGAGATCACCAACCTAATGAATGGTGGCGGTCTCCCCTCTCCTGAGATGATGAACTTCTATGTCGATGAGAAGGATCGCATCTTCTTTATTGACTTTGAGATTGACCAGTCTCTGATTGAAATTGAGCGAAAGATTCTGCAGTACAACCGTATTGATAAGGATACTCCTGTTGAGCAGCGTAAGCCTATTAAGCTGTTTATTTACAGCTATGGTGGCGAGCTGGACGCAATGTTTAGCTTTATTGATGTTGTTGAGTTGAGTAAGACTCCTGTTTGGACGATCAACGCAGGTATTGCAATGAGCGCCGCTCTTGTGATGCTGTTGTCTGGTCAGAAGCGCTTTGCTCTGCCTCACTCTACCGCGCTGATTCATAGTGGCTCTGGTGATACTCATGGTACTTTCGAGCAGTCTAAGATGGCTATGGACTACTACGAGAAGCAGGTCGTGAAGATGCGTGAGTATATTATGGCTCACTCTACTATTGATAAGAAGACCATGACTAAGAATAAGGTTAAAGATTGGTATCTGGATGCTAATGAGCAGGTCAGTTTTGGTATCGTAGATAAGATTTGCGATGATGTGGATGAGTTCAATTAAGGGAGAGTAAATATAGATATGGCTTCTGATAAGACTGAAATGCGTATCAAAAAGGATGTCCCTCAGAGTTTGGATGTCTATTCTAGTTTTTATGGCATGACGCTTGATCCAGAACAGAAAATTTTTAGGGACGCTATCTGGGACCCTAATATTGATGTCGTCTTTGCGAATGCCCGTGCCGGAACCGGTAAGACTACCATTGCTGTTGGTGTCGCTGACCTGCTTGTTAAGTATGGTCGTTACAATGGCATTGTGTATATTGTATCTCCTACTCAGGAAGAGAAACAGGGTTACCTTCCAGGAACTCAGGAACAAAAGAGTGCTCCGTACATGGAGCCACTTTTCGAGGCTCTTGAAACTATTGGCGTTAATCCAAATACGACGGTAATTGCTGATGAAAATCCTGAAAGTCAGAAGTATGGTGCGTACATTCAGTGTGCAGCACACACTTATATGCGAGGTGTCAACTTTGAAAACAAGGTCATTATCCTCGACGAAATACAAAATTTCACTCTAGCCGATGCGAAGAAAGTCATTACACGAGTAAAAGACTCGTGCCTCCTCATTGCGATCGGACATTCTGGTCAATGTGACTTGTATAAGCACCCGGAACGGTCAGCACTGATTCCGTACATGGAGCATTTCAGGGGGCATGACCGTACCGCAATTTGTGAGTTGAATACAAATCATCGTGGTTGGATTAGCACTTGGGCTGATGCTCTTGAATGCTAAAATACTTCAATTTTGAAATAAAATATAAGGGAGAATAAAATTATGGTTGCTAAGAAGAGTGTTGTTTTTAAGAACGCTATTATTGATACTGCAGAGGGCACTATCACCGAGATTACCAAGGACGGTGAGAACGTCTTCAATCTGAAGGAAGCTCTGGCAAAGTGGGATGGTATTGAGGGCGTCACCATCAATATTTCCACCTCTGATGAGCTGCTGGGCGATCCGGCTTGATGCTAATGGGTTGCTATAATAAACGGCCAGAAGAAACGAGTAATGACTTCTTTGTAAGAATCGGGAATGCTGTTCTGGCTAGAGAGTTGACTTGGGATGGCGCATCCAAAGTGCTCAATGGTGAATTGGGTAAGAATTTTGGTGAGTGCGCATATCGCAAGCGTTTTAAGGCATTCCGTGCGGGTATGCAGTATCAGGAGTCCTTATCTAATAGAGATGTGGGAACCTGTATTCTGTCCATTTCAGACCTACATATTCCATTTCAGAAGCCAATTGAGACTTTTAGTGAGTACGCTGGTAAGATTGATATTCTTCAGGTAAACGGAGATTGTGTAGATGCCGCTGCCCTGTCGCGTTTTTCGCGTGTGTATCGGCAAAGTCCAATGGAGGAAATTCTGTTGGCAAGACAGTATTTGATTGACTTGATTGAAATGCTACGGCCTAAAAAGGTTGTGGTCAATTACGGCAATCATGATATTCGTTTCCAGAATTATCTTGCCAAGAACATTGACGAGGATCTTCTTGCCTTAATGCCGAAGACTGCACTTGAACTTATTCTTATTGATGGTTTTAACCATTATAACAAGGAACTTCATACAAAGGTTCATTACGACCCTTTGATTGAGGTGTTTAGTGCAGAAGGTATTGAAATTATTTACAACGACAGTTGGTACAGCCAGATAGGAAGCACTGTTCTGTGTCATCCTATGGCATTCTCATCTGGAATTTTGAAAACAAGCGAAAAAGCGCTACGCTATTTTCAGGATATTGGACTTGATTTTGATTCGCTGGTTATGAGTCATGTGCATCGTGTCGGCTCTTATTCTGTTGGAAAATATAATCTATATGAGCAGGGCTGTTGTTGTGATACTTCAAAAATGGAGTATGCAGACGGTAAACTGACTACTCCGCAGCGAGAGGGTTTTATTGTTGTCTATCAGGACAAGGATGGAAAGTTGATTGAGAGTAAAACGCATATTGTGCGTTTGAATTAAAAGCGGTGACACCCTACCAATAAGTGGGTAATTAAAAAAGAAGTACGACCGCAAGGTCTGCTTTGGGACATCATTTGTTGTCTCCTTTTCTATGCCCGTAGGCTAGTGTCTACGGGTTATTTGCCAGGGTAGCATAAATGGATAATGCAGCTGACCTGTAATCAGCAGACTGTCGGATCGTACCCGACCTCTGGCATTGGTGTTCCGCCACCGTAAGTGCGGACCATTAAAGTTTAAAACAAGCGTTTTATCGACACGAGGACAATTCAACTAGCTCGGATGGTTTGATGGACGCTTGTTTTATTATGGGTCAGTATATCCAGTGGCGAAGATAGCGGACTGTAACTCCGTGACATTAGAAACATCGTTGGTTCGACTCCAACCTGGCTCACCAAAGATTGCACGGCTATTCCCTACACCTTTATATAAAGGTAGCTGTGCAGGAAAGTAGGGTTATTGTGCGGTCTTACTCAAGTGGTTGAAGAGAACGGTCCTGAACACCGTTAGGTCGGTAAACCCGATGCCAGAGTTCAAATCTCTGAGATCGCGCCAGTCCTTCTCCCGGAGGGCCTATATTATACCGGTCCCCTACCACCGGCTAAAAGGTAGGATTTATTGTGTATTCGTAGCCAAGCTGGTAGGGCACTCGACTTTTAATCGAGGTATCGCAGAGTTCAAATCTCGCCGGATACACCAACTATGCGCCTATAATTCAAAGGTAGAAGTCAGGTCTCTAAAACCTGTATGTGCTGTCTCGAAAGCAGCTGGGCGTGCCAAGGCCAACTGAATTAAATTGTAATGGCAGATAAAGAATTGTCTTTGTAGAAACAGAACGATCATAACGTGACGTTTCGAGTTATCGGTTTCAGTTCACGATGCATAGTGTAGCAAGCCGACTATATAACGCGGGTGACAGCGCCGGTGTGCTGGCTGGGCCCATAATCCAGTATAGAGTGGATCGTCACCACTACCCGCACCCAGCATCTCCCCTTTTGCAAGCCTGCCGTTAGTTAAACTCCCTCTGGCGGCAGGTTTATTTTGATTATTATGCCAGTTCGCTGGCAGGGTGCAAGCCCAAATAGATGATATAGATGCGATTGTGACTCTTTTGAAAAATGTGTACTACAATCGCATCACTTTTGTGCTTAACAGACCTATGCTAGTAAGCAACTCAATGATACGAGTGCAGCTGATGTCATGGGTCTTAATTTAGATTAAACCCCGACGGCCTCTCCATGATGCGCAAGAGTTGGGGTCTTTTGCTGCCGTAGGATGTGCGCACGTTCTACGGCTTTTATTTTGATTTTGAATGGAGGTGTTTGTTTGCCTAGAAAGAAAAAGGTTGTTGAAGAAGATATCGTTCTGACAAACAAGCCAACTTACCATTGTTGTCGTTGCGGTGATGAAAAAGAAGATCCGGTAGGAACTTTTTATCGACTACCACATAGCTTACTTTATAAAGCAAATGACTGCTATGCGCCTCTTTGTAAGAAGTGCGTGAATAGTCTTTTTGATGAATTTAAGACAAGATATGGAAGCGAACGTACTGCTTGTATCTTAATGTGTCATCTTCTTGATGCTCCGTTTTACAATTCTCTTTTTGATTCAGTTGTGTCTCATAATAATAATTTCTCCGTAGGTTTATATCTTCGCCAACTAAATAACAAACAGTTTCAGTTCCAAAACTTCTGCACTACGATTACAAGTGGAGAGCTGAATAAAACGGCTGTTGACATTCAGGAAGAGAAAGAACAGAAGTGGTCTAAGATTGAGATCCAAGCAAAGGATGACTGTATTTCTGTTATTGGGTACGACCCATTTGATGGCTATAACGAGGGCGACCGCCGCTATTTGTTTAGCGAACTCATCAAGTATTTTGAGGATGGTATTGAGGACGACCCGTTCAAGCTATCCCAGATTGTTCAGGTTGTGAACAACAATAACCAGATACGTCAAATCGACTTGCAGATTGCCCGCTTAAACCCTATGAATTCAGCTGAGGCAATCAAGAGTTTGAATGATATTAAGGTCAAGTTGGTTTCTAACAACGATAAGATTGCCAAGGAAAACGAGATTTCTGTTAAGAACCGTTCCAACAAGGATGCCGGACGTAATACGCTTACATTCTTAATGAAGGATATGCGTGAAAAGGATATCGCTGGCGCAGAAGCGAACTTCTACGACCAATTACGTTCTCCGGGAACTCAATGGGCGGCAGATATGAGTTTTAAGGCAATTAAGGAAAATGCTTTCTTTGATGAAAATGACCAGCAGGAAATTTTCGATACACAGAGAGAATTGATTGATAAGTTCCAGAAAGAAAGTGATGACGCTAAGGAAAAATATAGGTTGTCTCTTATCGAGAATCAGCGGCTCAAGGAGCTGTTGGAAGATGCCGGTATTGACGCAAGCGCAAAAGATACGGATGGTGATGCCGTATGAGAATGAAGCAAAGAGCGCCTATTATCACAGCCGTAAAACGTAAGATTTACGAGTGTGATGCGGCAACGATTGCATTCTATCGTCGGAATCCTGTTATTGCTGCCAGAGATTTGTTGGGCATCCAACTATTCGATGCACAGGCATACATGCTGGAGCAAAGCTGGAATGCAAGTCATGTTCTTTGGGCGTGTAGTCGAAACTTTGGCAAGTCTTTTGTAGGTTCTGTTTTCATTCTACTAAAGGCTATCCTATATGAGAATCAAGCTATTTATATTGTAAGTAGCGTTGGTGATCAGAGTAAGGAAACTTTTAATAAAATCGAAGAAATTGTCACTCGTGTTGGTAAAACAGCTGCGTCTATTCGTAGTCTGCAAGATATTGCAGAGAAAGAAACAAAAAAGTCTGCAACCAATAAGAGTGGCTTTAGTCATAATCCAGCCGGGTATGTTGTTGAGTTTTACAACGGTAGCTCTATTAACACGCTAAATTCCAACCCAGATTCCAACCGATCTCGTCGTGCAACTCTTGTGTTTTTTGACGAGGCTGCGTTTTGCTCTGACGAACTGATTGTTGTCTGTGAAGCTTTTGCCACTCAGAATACTGACTTCGTGACTGATACGGATGATTCTTATAATCCTGAAACTCAGCCTCGCAAGGTTCCTACACAGCTTGTGTATGCTTCGAGTCAGGATACAATGGATAAACTATTCTATCGTTATTACAAAAACTTTGCAAAGCGTATGATTGCCGGTGACCGTGATTATTTTGTTTGTGACATGATTTGTGATGTTGCAATTCAGGTTTATATGAACGGCAAGCCGTACAAGGCTCTGCTGACGAGAGATAAAGTTGAAGCAGCTCTCAAAAGCAATGCGTCTAAAGCACGCAGGGAATATTTTAATGTTCCAGAGCGAGATGGTGGAGTGAATCAAATTGTCAAGTGGGGCACGGTGCGGCGTAATGAACGTAAATACCTACCGCAGCTATATTGGGACAAACAATACAAGTATGTGATTGCTTTTGACCCTGCTCGTACTATGGATAACTCTATTGTATCAGTTATGCGTATTTATAATGACCCTGAAAATGGTATGTGTGGGGATATTATCAACTGTGTAAATATGGTTGATTTGGCAAATGCGAAAAAATATAAGATGGACTCCAATCGACAGATTGATGAATTACGAGACATCATTCTTCACTATAACGGTCAAAATCCAGATTACGAATATATCGATACTTTGATGGTTGACCAAGGTGCCGGTGGCGGCGGTACTTCTACTTATGCGGATGGTCTGCTTAATAATTGGACTGATAAATCTGGCACAGAACATCGTGGATTTATTGATGCAAACCACGAACTCTACGAAGGGTATGACGCTCGTTATCCTGACGCTGTAGATAAATTACGTTTGATCAGTCCGCGTAAATTCCGTTCCGTCATGTTTGAAGAGCTTATTGAGTTGATGAATCTTGGTGTTATCCACTTTCCTCTTGAGTATAACGGCGGTGATTATGTTCAAGTCACTGATGGCGTAGATAAAACAACTGGTCAGGAAATTTTAAAGACTCACGAACTTTCTTTAGAAGAACAAACCGCATGGGTCAATATCGATCTCATGAAAAATGAGATTACAAGTATGCAAAAAACTACAAATTCAGAAAATACTACGGTCACTTATGCTCTTCCACCAGACAGAATCCATAAGATGCATAGACGATTCATTGTGCATCATACGGAATAATACATAATCCGTATTAGTAAAACTTAATCTAATTGACTTGAAACCCCAGAAGTGGGCAACAGGGGCGAACCGAAAGGACGCTGAACGACTGAATGATTAAGGCTCATTTATGATGAGTGTGCGCCAGTCTGAACTCACACTATAACTGAATAATGAAATGTGAGAGCCACGGTCGAGTGTAAAGACACTCTTGGAAGAACCGTGGCCTTTATTTATGCAAAAATAGAAAGGATGGCCGTATGATCGGAATATATTCGATTAAAAATAAAGCAAATGGAAAGATGTATATCGGTCAGTCATCCGATATTGAAAATCGATGGGTAAAACATATAAACTTTTTAAAAAATGGCAAACATCATAATAAACATTTGCAGGCAGCATGGAAATTCTATGGCGAAGAAAATTTTGAATTTTCAGTAATAGAAGAATGTACAGAAAAAGAATTAAATCAAAAGGAACAGTATTATATCAAATTGTACGATACATACAACTCTGGCTATAATCTTGATTTTGGCGGAGATGGTACTCGTGGATATAAACATACCGAAGAACAATTGGAGAAGATGCGTTTGGCGCATCATACTTTAGTTATTCTTCAATTTGATTTAAACTTTAATTTTGTAAAGCGGTGGATAGGCGGGGCCGTTCACGCTGCAAAGGAGATGCATTTTACCTCCAGCTGTATAAAAGGAAGATGCTCGCACGGTTGGAATAAGATGGAACCATACAAAGGATATTATTGGGTTTATGAGAATGAATATACTGCTCCAGATTTTTCGTGGGACAATTATTTAAATGATAGAAACGTCTACGTGGATAAATTTCCATTAGATAAAAATATCATCCAATATGATAGAAAACGAAACTTTATTAAAAGTTGGGGCTCTCTATCAGAACTGCGAAATAGCGGATATAATGCAACACTTGTAAAGGCTGTTTGCGACGGCACAACTCGTGCGATAACTCACGATGGGTATATTTGGGCTTATGACGGATATGATTTTTCTGATGGAAAATATGATTTATTAAATATTCCATCGGAAAAAGTTATAGAAGGATGGAAAAAACGCAGTAAGAAAGTGTTCCAATATACTGAAAACGGAGAGCTTGTTGCAGAATACCCGTCAATTACGATTGCATCGAAATATGTTCCATCGACAATAAGTAATTTGTCTAATGCTATCAAAAGAGGAAAATTTTATCATGGATACTTTTGGAAAATTGCATAAATAAAAGTAACAAACAATTGGATGATCGCGCATACACACTTGTGCTTTTAGCTCATCGTCTATACGAATTACGTCGTAAGGATAAAGTGCGCCAGTCTGCGGTGGAGACAATGACTGCTCCGCCGATTTGTATTTCTAACATTGACTTCTAAGCAGAGGAGGTGAAAATGTGGCAAGAAAGAAAAAGGAAGATTTTGATGTCGTGACTGCTTCACAGACAGATGACGGTACTGTAGTTATTACCTCTTTGAATGAACTTTCAGAAGAGAGGATGAATAACGTCATCCGAAATGCAGTTGCGTCTTATGACCCTGAAAATAAGCAGTATAGTACATATCTGAAAATTTCAGCCTCCTCTGAGACACTGACCGTTGACCGAATTGATGAGCTTGCACAAGGGCTACAGTCAAGTCTGACGAATGTGCAGACGGTCAATGGAATCATCCGTAATTACATCAACAAGGATGACCTGATTGGCATTACTTATGATGCGATTGAGGCGAATGTTAATACTGAGTTCAAATGCAGTTTCGCTCAGTTCCCTGAACAGCGTAATAAGACAAAACAGGTAAATTACGCCCGTGAAGTGATTGATGATTTCAACGCACAAATCAACGTGCGAAGTCTGTTGCGTGCTGCCATTCCGATGACTTACGCCGAGGGCACTTATATTACATATCTTCGTCAAAAGGATGAGAACTACATTGCAGATTATTACCCTCTTGGTATTGCTGAGATAAGTGATTACCTATCGAATGGTCAGCCTGTTGTGCTTATAAACATGTCTAAGCTGAAATCCGCTTTGAGCAAATCTATGCTGAAGGATAAGAAGAATAAAGCACTATTCTTTGAAAATCAGGAGACCGAGATTCAGAACAACTATCCAGATGAGGTATATCAGGCATTTAAGAATGGTGATACATACGCAAAATTGGATGTTGACCATTGTGGTGTGATTCGTATTGGCAACATGGGGCAGAAATATGGCGTCTCTCCCCTGTTTCGCGCATTACGTCCGGCATTGATGCTTGAAACTTTTGATACTTCAGACCGTGTAAATGCTAAGGCAAAGGCAAAGAAAATCATCTGGCAACAGCTTGACCCTGAGTTGATGGGACCAAACAAAGATAAAAAGGGATTCTCTGAACAAGTGACGGCGCACGATAACCTGCTGCGTGCATGGAAACAAAATACTGTGCTTGTGACGACCGCTCCTTATGTAAAGGATATCAAGTATGTTGAGCCAAAAGTTGAGATGACAAATATCGAGACTGTTAAACAGTATCGCAACCGAGAGATGGCTGCTTTGGGTATCAGTTTCTTAAATACCGACGGTCAGCAGACTGTTTCAACTGCAAAGGTGTCTCTTGACCAGTTGATGAAAAATATCGGTAAGATTGCGGAACAGATTGAGGATGTATTAAAGCGATGGTATCGAATTCGCCTTGAAGATGCAGGTGTAGATCCAATGTACTGCCCTGATGTGAAGGTCTCTACTACTGAAATGATGGGTATGGAGATGAAGAAGGCGATTGCTCAGTTCCTGTTCACCACTTTGAACTGTTCTTACAAGACTGCTTACGAGTACATGGGACTTCATGCTGAGGACGAACTACGCAAGCGTCAGGCTGAGACTGAGGAAGGTTATGACGATGTATTTGTGGCTCGCCAGACCTCTTATACATCGACTGGTAGTTCCGGCGGTGGTGGTGACAGTGATAAAAAGACAGGCCGTCCAAAGGGCGAGGAAACTGAAAAACAAATTTATGACCAGCAGAGAAATGAAGATAGTAAGTGAGGTGATGAACGATGAGTAAGGAGTATTTCTATAGTAGAAACATCTGTTGCTCTGAGATTACGGAGCATCCAGACCACTATCTTGCCAAGTTTGTCATCTGTGACTTCTCAGTAAATGGGAATCAGGTTGCTTTGAACCGTGACACCATTGAAAGTTGGATGAGTACACTGGTTGGCAACCCGCTTGTTGGTAAGTTGGTCGTAGCTCCAAAGGGTGAACTGGATTTTTCCGGTCACAATATGAAAGTCGTCACCAGAAAAGACGATGATGGCAATGAATATAAGACTGCCGAATTTGACACTGATGCATTCGGTAGTTTTCAGTCAGTCGGTATCGAGAAAATTGACGATACCGACTTTATTGTTGCCTCTTGTAAAATCTGGAAACGATATCCAAAAGCTTGTGCGACGATTCTGCGCCGTATTGAGAGTGGCACGTTAAATACCAGTTGGGAAATCGATGTACTGAAAGCTCATAAGGGAATCGTGGGTGGCCGCATGGCAAAAATCATTGACGATGGTGTGTTTACTGCACATTGCTTGCTTGGTGCAAATGTTGAACCGGCATATAAGTGCTCTAAACTGCTTGAAGTCGCTGAAACCGATTTTGGTCTTGAGTTGGCGAATGCCTATATTGAGGACACAAAAGAGATTTCAAATACAGAATCTAATGAAAAGGAGGCAAAAAATTTGGAACTGAATAAGGACAAGGAGACTCAGACCGCACAGGTTGAGAATCCAACCGAGATTGAGCAGGCAGAGCAGACCGCTACTGAGTCTACCACCGAGCCCACCACTCCGGCAGAGCCTGATGTTCAGACTTCCGAGGAGGGCGGTGAAACCCCTCCCCCGACTGAGCCTGAAACTGGTGCTGAACCTGCTGGTGAGCCAGAGCCGGAGTCTACCACTGAGACTTCCAGTTTGACCGGTCATGACCTGTACGAGAAGCTGAATGAGGCTGTTGTGAAGTTTAATTCAGATATGTATCTAGCCGAAGTGTTCCCCGAAGATCACACTATCTGGTGTAAGAAATTCGGTCGTTGTATGAACGATTTAGATTACATCATGTTCTCTTACACCGTTGAGGGCAACGAGGTTTCTCTTGGCGAGCCGCAGCGTATCACTCTGACTGTTTCTATTTCTGATGTTAATACCAAGATTGCGGAGCTGAATAACACTATTGCAAGTCTGAATACTGAATTGCAGAGTGCAAAGGAAGAGGTTGCTTCTCTGGCTCCATATAAGGATCAGGCAGAGAAGGCAGAGGCAGAAAGGGCGGCTGCAGAGCTTGCACAGAAGAAGGAGGATCTGCGTCAGTACGCACTCTCTAGCAAGATGATTACTGAAGCTGAAGTTTCCGAGGGTGGCAACTACGCAAGTTTGATTGAGAATTTGGACGAGACAGGCATTAAGAGTGTGATTGCCGAGCGTTGCGTTGAAGCCGCAAAGAAGGCTTCTGCTGAAAAGAAGATTGAGACCTCTGAGGTACATAAGTCTGAGAGTATCAAGCTGAATTTGAATGAAACCAAGTATAACACCACTAACGCTAACAAGCGTGACGCATGGCGGGAATATTTGGGTGAGTAATAACATTTGAGAGAAAGGAAAAATATTATGATTCGTGAACTGATGGTAAACGGCGCGAAGAATATTCCCGCTAATTATGCCGCAAAGGTCGATATGGTCACCGGTATGGGTGTTCAGGTTGACCACAAGGCTGGTCAGGTTAAGTTCCCTGATGCAGCTACCGCCGAGGGAATCGAGATGGTTGCCCATGAGTTTATCCCGGAGGGCATCTATGCAAGCCAGACTAATTTTGATGACTATGATGAGATGGTCACCGAGATTGAGGCAGGTGTGCTGGTGAAGCGCGTTCCTCTGTATGCTGGCGAGCTGTACGGCACCGACCAGTACAAGAATGGCGATGCACAGGATACCAATATCGGCAAGCTGCTGGAGGTCAATACTGATGGTAAGTGGCAGGTTGCTACTACTGGTACTTCTCGTTTTGAGTTTGCTGGTGTGATGGACGACAACGGCCACAAGCTGATTATGATCAGTGTGCTGCCCGAGGCAAAGACTGTTGCTTGATTGAGAGAAAAATCTTGAATATGATACGTGAAATTTAAGGCTATCGTCTTTTGGCGGTAGCTCTTTTATTTTGCGCGAAGAGAAAGGAAATGAATTATGGCACTGAATATTGAAGTGGCCGAGCTGATGAAGCAGCCTGGTCGTGTTTATGAAGTTGCTGAGAAGACTCAGTATAATCGCGCTATGGATGCCGAGGACAAGGAAATTGCTGAGGTTGTTGGCGCTCATGTTGAGGAGCTGATTGACAAGGGCGACCCCAACAAGGAGATTGCTCAGTTTGTTAACCGCACCGTGACTGATGAGCTGTATGGCGCACCTGATGAGCTGCTGGATTCCATGTTTGAGCGTGGTAATGTTGGTGAGTTTGATGACTACGAGGCAGGTCGTACTGTTAAGAATACTCTGAAGGCTTATGATGCAGCTAAGGGTGGCAACGTGCCGAAGTCTTACCTGCACTACGAGACCATTAAGCCCGTCTGGCGTAATAAGCAGATTGAGGCTGATCTTAGCTTTGTGGAAGTAAGACGTAATGCTTGGAAGAGTGTGGCAACTCTGACCACCTTTATGACTGAGGCTCTGAAGAACCAGATGTTCTATGACATTTTCAGCATGGTTGATGACGCTGTCGCTGGTGGTGAGCAGAAGATCGATGCACAGGGCAAGGAGCCCACTATGCAGGACATGGACGCTCTGGCTCTGTATCTGAATGAGTACGCCGATGGTGGTAATCCCTTCACTGTCAGCCTGATGAAGTATTGTGCCAAGATGCGTCGTATGACCGGTTACGCTGAGTATCTGTCTGACGCAGCTAAGGACGAGTTCAACCGTTATGGTCTTGTTAAGACTTATGATGGTGTTGCTATCACTGGTATTAGCTCTGCTAAGAAGCTGGGTGATGGTTCCCTGCTGATCCCGGATAAGCGTATCTATGGCATCGCAGGCAAGATCGGAAGACTTGACATGAAGGGTGAGACTCATACTTACGAGGATCACGACAACAACAACGAAAAGATCCATCTGATGGTCAAGGACTTTACCTTCGGTTACAGCATTGATCATATCGAGCGTGTTGCTAAGATCGTTCTGCAGTAATTTTTTACCAAAGGCAAATTTGAGCGGGGACTTCGCGGTCTCCGCTTTTATAGAAAAGGAGACAAATTATGAGTTCCGTGATGGAAAAGAAGTTTATTGACGTTCTGAACTGCGACGATAACGTGGTTACCATTTCGTCACTGAACGGTAAGGGTTATACTTTTGAGCCCGGTAGTGTGGAAGAGCCTTGTGTGATTCCTATTCCGCCGGAGGAGATTATGTATATGAACAGCACTTGTTCTGCGTTCAAGAATGGTGTTCTGCGTTTTCGCTCTGAAGAGCAAAATGAAATCTTTAAGGCTATTGGCATTAAGGGTGACGATGTTCTATTCATTGAAGATATCGATAATGCGATTCTGAATCCCACTGTCGAGAATCTTCAGCGTATGATTGATATTAAGGATGGTGCTCAGTTTGAGCGTATTCGTGGTCGCTTTTATCGTATGACCAATGCTGGTGAAGACCTGTCTACCAAGGTCAAGCGTCTGATTGACGAGCGTTACAAGGAGCTGCGTGCTGGCAAGCGTAATAGCGAGCTGTCTGTTGTTCCTGTAACTAAGTCCACTGATAAGGTTCATGAGGAGCTTGAGACTGCAAAGAGTCAGATGGCTGAAATGCAGAAGCAGATGCAGGCTATGATGGTACAGATGCAGGCTATGATGGCTGGCGCACAGCCCGTTACACAGGACAACTCTGTAGAAAAGGCTGTTGTTAAGCGTGGCCGTAAGAAGGCAGAGGCAGAAAAGGCGGAGGTTGTTCCCGCCGAGTAAGATTGGAGGGATTAAATGACCGCGTTTTCGGATGTATACAACAAATTTTACGAGTTGGTCGAAACTGACAGTAATTTCTTTCAGTATTTTGACCTAACCGAGAATGAAGTGCGAGATCTCGTACATGACCGTGCAAAAAGTTATTTGATGGAATCACTTTCTGTGATTACAAGAAACATTGAGCCGGAAGAGGATTTTAGTTTCGATGATTACGATTCAGAACTAGAAGAGTTTAATTCAGATCTCACATTCGATGAGATTGATATGTTAGCGCATTTGATGTTAGAGCAGCATTTCAAGCGAGAGTTTGGAAAGCTGAAAGCATTTGGCGCACAGGACTTACCTACAAGTCTTCAGGTATTCTCCCCTGCTAATGAGCGCTCGAGCATTCGTGCTCTTGTGAAAGACATCCATGAGGAGAATATGACGATGTTAGACAATTATATGGCAAAAGATCGCTCGACCCGTAAGCGTAAGACCATCGACTATGATACATACGCTTCCTACTCCGAGTAAGGAGGTGTACCGATGGATTTTTATACGAGGGCACGAGCTGTGGGCGGTGCCGCAAAGATGTCTAACAAAAAGGATGTCAAAATTGCTTTTGCAAAGCGTGATTTCGCTACACACTTCAAGGATAGTGTTGACTATGAGGATAACACTCTAGTAAATGGTTTGCCCCAGAAACTGGTCGTTAGCCGTAGTAATAGTATTGTTAAGGAAAAGAAGATCTGGGCTTATCCCGGTGATTCCTTGAATCTTGGTGATATTGTGGATTGCTACAATTGTAAATGGCTGGTAACTGAGATTGAACCAAATGATGAGATTTTTCTTCGTGGAAAAATGGAATTGTGTAACCGCCAGATTCAGTGGCAGAACCCGATTACTGGTGAAATAGTTTCTCGCTGGGCAACGCTGAGTAAGCCATACTACGCGAACAACAAGGAACTTGTGGTGACTTCACTAAGTCAGCGTGAGTATAAGGTGCAGATGCCTTTTGATGATGAGACTGCGTTGATTGACCTTGATAAGCGCTTTATGCTGGAAATTATCAATGGAGAACCGAAGACATATGTTACGACTTCTGTTGACCAGAGCACAGAGCGCTATGAGTTACATGGTAAGACGCAGGGATTCCTTGTATTGAATATCCGGCAGGATCAATACAACAGTAAGACGGATAATGCCGAGAAAATGATTTGTGATTACTTTGAGCCGAATAAGAGCAATGAGCCGGATACTGATTCTCAGGTGACTGCTGCTATTAAGTACGCAGGCAAGCCGGAAGTTCGTGTTGGTGGTTCTTGGAAGAAATTTACTCCTGTATTTACAAGCATAACTGGCGAAGAGGTTGCGGAAGCTCCTGTGTGGAGTACAAAATGTCTTGATGAATTCAAGAGCTTTGTTGAAACACAGGTTGCTACAGATGGTGTTTTCAAAATTCGTATTTTGAATAATAGTATCATGGATGGCGCAACTGTTAGGATTTCTCTGACAAATGCAGATGATACGGCAAATACATCCATTGAATGTAAGGTGGTGAGTTTGCTGTGACAACGAGTGAATTGATTACTGACTACAAAAACAAATTGGCTTTAAAGTTGGTTAATACGGACGGACTTGTTGAAGCAATGGGTAATGACGATATTGAAGAGCCTGACGAGGCGATTTATACATACATCTTCCCATACTTCCATATTCCTGACACGATTGAGGCAGCACACAGCTATATTTGTTTTAAGGTAAATATGACTGACCGCAGCAATGTCAATGACTGGTATGAAAACTTCACTCTTACTGTGTGGGTTATTGTAAACCAAGCGTTGATGAAGATGAAAGGTCATGGCGGTGCAACACGAGTTGACTATCTGAGTGGACTTGTGGAAAAAGAACTACACGGCAGTACAATTTTTGGAATCAAGCAACTTAAAATCACATCCAACATCGAGGATAACATGGATTTACACCATCGTGTGAGAATCATGACGTTCAAGACGCAGGATCTGGATGACCTTGTGGGGTGTGGTTGATGGAACTTCGAGAACTGTATGAGCCAAGTTTGATGCGTGGAAGAGATTTCAAAATCAATGACAAAATTACGATTCACATGCCATCTGTTGGAGATATTATCGATTATGGTGAGCAAAAGTATTTTCAGTTGGTTTACTTATTCTGTTCTACATCAAGCGATTATAAAGCACAGCTCGACTCTGTTGGGGTTGATTGGCAGAAGGTTTCGGACTTTGAAATGTTCCGGCAACTTTTTATAGGCAATAAAAATCAGGATATGTCTATTTTACTTGGCGATATGGACACTTCTGGGTTTATGATGGCAAAAGATAACATAAGTGGTGAGATTGTCTTACACAACAGACTTACGGATACTCGTATTGATCATGTAGTGTATGAAACAATTTCTCAGTACTTATGTGCCGCAAATGGAATTGAAAAGCATTCTGAATTTGCTGCTGACGAACCAACGAGAATTGCAATGATAGAGGAAGCTAGAGATAACTTGGAGTATCAGAAAATAAAGCGTTACGAACCACATCTTGCGGAGCTTGTGCTCTCGATGGCGTGTTCGTCTGGCTTTAAAGCAGATTACTTCAAGGCTATGGATTACCCTATGAGTGTATTTATGAATCATGTAAGAAAGATTCAGCAAATAAAAAGTTATGACAATACGATGCATGGCGTTTACGCCGGCACCGTGGAATTTGGAAAGATTCCAAAAGCACAACTGGATTGGATGAGCAAGGTTGATTGATTGGCCTTGCTCTTTTATTTTATCCAAATAAATTGAAAGGAAGAAAATTATGAGTGATTTTAATTTCAATGAGGTAGTTATCGACCGCGTTCATCGCATTCATGAGTATGACCTGAACGGTAAGCGTCTGTGGACTATGAATCAGGTCAAGGATTTTAAGCTGACTCTGGGCGGCGAGACCGTTTACGCTCAGGATGCACAGGGCGTTAACATCATGGCATTCGATAAGAGCAAGACTGCAGAGGCAGATTGGTCTAATGCTCTGATGCATCTGGGTGCTCTGGCAGAGCAGATGGGCTCCAAGAAGGAGGTTGCTTCCTCTGAGGCAAAGCAGGTCTTTACCACTGTTGAGTACCTGACTTCTGCTGACGGCAAGAAGCTGACTCTGACCCATACCCCCAAGACTGCTGTTGCAAATGCCCCCTTTAAGTACATCGATCTGGTCGATGGTCAGGGTAATGCACTGAAGACCTTTGAGCTGGGTGAGACTGCAGAGTCTCAGTTCTCTGTTACTGGTACTGAGGTCACTCTGCCCACTGGTGCAGATCTGAAGGCTGGCGACCGCTTTGTTGTGAAGTATCAGTACGAGAGCGAGGAGGGTATTGCTATCAATGATAGCGCCAATAAGTTCTCTACCGAGGGCGAGTTCGTGATTGAGGCATTCTGCTATAATCCCTGCGATAAGGCAAACAAGAAGCTGATGCGTATCATCTTCCCGAATGCCAAGATGGATAATGCTATCGATATGACTTTCACTAATGAGCTGGCTCATCCGGTCAAGATTAGCGCTACTCAGGAATACTGCTCCGAAGACAAGCGCCTGTTCCGTATTGAGACTGCTGCTGCCTAATGGCAAATCTGAATTGGTGCCGTACTTGCGGAAAAGAATATCCGGTTTGCCCGCATTGCGAGCAGGATGCGCGTCTTAATCCTTGGCGAATGATTTGCGACACTGAGCCGCACTTTCTTGTGTGGACTGCCGTAAACCAGTATCGTCAGGGAATTATTTCAAAAGAGACGGCAAAAGCAGATCTGACTACTCTTTTGATGCGCAAGTACAAGAATGTTACGGAAGCCGAGGTAGAGACTTTTATCCCAGCTGTTCGTGATGTTTTCCATGAGATCATGGATGAGCCTGCAAAGGCTGAGAATGAGTCATCTAGTGATGTAAAGGATGAGACGCCCGTGAAGCCGGTAGTTAAGAGAACATCAAATCGTAAGGGGCGGGCATAACCGCCCCTTTGTTTTTCGTGGTGGTTTTATGGAGAAAAAGAACAGGACAAAGTTTAATGTCAGTAAGAATCCAGCAGATAGAACATATGACGGCGTAGTTTATGATAGTAAGGCAGAAATGTTGTTTTATCGAGATATTGTATTGCCAAGGCTGGCAAGCGGCGAAATTGTAGAGTGTCGTAAGCAAGTCCCCTTCCTTCTGCAGGAAGCGTTCCGCCGGGTCGATAAGGACGGAAAGGACGTAGCGGTGCGGAAGATTGATTATGTGGCGGACTATGAAATTACATATCGAGATGGCAGCAAACAAGTGATTGACACGAAGGGATTCGCTGATAGTGTTGCGCTGATGAAACGCAAGATGTTCTGGTTCAAGTATCCTGATGTAGATTACCGCTGGATTACATACTCCAAAATTGATGGAGGCTGGGTCGATTACGACGACCTAAAAAAAGCTCGAAAAGAGCGAAAGAAATTAAAGCAAGCACAGACGAAAGGGAGATAAAATGAAGGTTTTAAATTTTCAGGAGCGAATTGACTTCGTGAAAGAGGTCATTGAGATGTGTACTGTTCAGGACGATTATCAGCCTGCGCTGTTTGATGTGGCATTTCGGCTGACCTGTTTGAAGTATTTTGTTGGTTATGATTATCGCAATGAACCGCAGACTGAGTGGCCGCGCATTGCTTATGAGTCTTTTAACCTGAAGATTGAAGCTGCAGGTTGCGATACTTCTACGTTCTGGGATCAGTATGATTCTCTGGAGAAGGCAGTGCAGGAGCGTGTGCAGCGTTCTCACGATGAGTATCTTGCTCTGGCAATTTGCAACAAGCGCGATGCGTTTGCCGAGTTTATTGATTACCTGAAGGATTATCTGGATGAGGCAAAGAAGAATCTTGGAGACTTTGATGTAAATCAGGCTTCTCAGGTTATGTCTGCCCTGCTGGACAATAAGCAGGAGATCTCTGCTGTGCTGGCAAAAGATAAAAAGGAATAAACACTTTTAGAGGTGGGTTGGAGGGAATTTTAATATGGCTACAAGAAGTAAACCGCTGAAGCTATGGGATGCTGAGAAGTTCAAGAACGTAAACCCAGTGTCTTTGAAATACTGGGATAGATATGAGACTGATATGGGCATCCGTGACCTCAGCCCGTCTACTGTTTACAATTATGAATCTGATTTCAAGCAGTGGATGATTTATGTTCTGGACAATCAGGGTAATGCCCCTGTGACGGAACTTGAGGAAGAGGATATCGAGGAATTTCTGTTCTACTGTAAGAAGCATGGAAACAACTCTGCTCGTATGAAACGGCGTATGAGTACAATTTCTGCGCTATATCGGTATCTTCGCAAGAAGAAAATTATCAAAGAAAATCCGATGGAGTTCATTGACCGACCGACCAAGGACGTGGCTGTTGTGAAGCAGACATACCTTACACCGGACGAGGTTAAGTTGATGCGAGAGAAGCTGAACGCTATGGTTGAATCTGCGACCACCGTTCACATGAAGGATAATGCGATGACGTTGCGTCTGTACGCACTGTTCTCACTATCAACGATGGCTCGTGTTAATGCTGTGCGAAATACACTCTGGAAGTCTATCGATTATGAGAACCGTATGGTGCATGACGTTCTGGAGAAGGAAGGCAAAATTGTTGATTTGATGTTCAGCAAGGAAGTTTCTGAGCTTTTGAAAGAGCTGAAGAAATACCGTACTGAGCATGATATTGAGGATGGCGGCTATGTGTTTGTTGGTACGAAAATCAATGGCGCATGGATGCCGATTACTTCGAGCACGGCTGGTGATTGGTGTAAGAAGATTGGTGAGATGATTGATGAGCCTACGCTGCATCCGCACGATTTCCGGCACAGTGGTGCTACCCTGCTGAAGAATGCGGGTATGAGTCTGGAAGATGTCTCTTCCCTGCTCAATCATGCTGGCACGGATGTGACCAACAAGTATTACATCAAAAAGGATACGACAAAGATTCAGTCTGCAAAGGATCGGTTTGAGATTTGAGGTGTAGTGAATGAAACAGTCATATACAAACTTCGATGACCTATTGAGTGATGTGGCAGATGGTGTGGAGCAAATTATGCAGGACGTAGCTCCGCAAATCGAAACAGTTCTTCAAGCAAGTGCGAAGAAAAATATTCAGTCACAATCAGCCCGTTCTGCTGGAATCGAAGAAGCAAATAATATTGTAAGTAGTGTGACTCGTGATGGAAACATTGTTACGCTGATTGTGAAAGACATCGCAAAACCGCAACCGTCTTATTTTCTTGGTGGGAAGAAGTTCGATTCTCAACGTGTAGCAGATACTTTATTGTACAGAGAATATCATTTTGGTGGCTCACCGATTGTTTGGAACGAATATGGTGGGGCAAATATTCTATTTGATGAACGTGAGAACGCGGCTGTTGGTGGAACTATGTTTGCGAACTGGATCGAGAATGGTCTTTGGATGGATCTGAGTTATTATCTTCGGTCTGGCGGGCAGAAAGAATATCGCCCTGCACGTCCGTTTATTGCCCCTGCGCAAGTAGAGGCGGCAATGATTGTTAAGACGGCTTTACATGGATTGTAAAAGCCATCTTTTATGAGGATTTATTTGGAATAAAATTCAATGAGAGGAGGGCTGGCTTTAAGGAGCTGGCCGCTTCTCTTTTTTGTTTTGAAAGGAATGTTGAAAATGGAAAAGAGAGGTGACCAACGGTATGGCGGATAATACAAACACCGCAAGTAGTGCTGATACTTCCTCTGTAACGGCCATAAAGGTCAAGGTCGTTCTTGATACTACTACCGAGGAGTTAAAAAATCAATTTAAAGGAGTTCAAAACAGTTTTAAAAAGGCTCCTGTGGAGATTGCTTTTGGTGTAAACGAAGGTGCAACCATCGGCAATGTTAATGCCGCATTGAAGCGAATTATTAAAAAGGTAGAGTCTCCAAAACTCACTTTGAAAATAGATGAATCTAATATTGATGCTGCTGTGCAGAAGGCAGCTAAAAAGGTTCAAGGATCAACAAGCAAGAGCAGTGGAGCAATTAAAGTAAACGTTGATGTTGACGAATCTGAAAAGAAGTTAAAAGAGTTTTACTCGCTTGTTGAAAAGGTAAATACGTTAAACAATAAAGCGCTGTCACTTCCAGAAGGAAATGTAAACGAGCTAAAAGAGTATAATAAACTCATTGACGAAGCTGGAATAAGGATGAAAGTCCTTATGAATGAGCTTTCAGATAAGATTGAAATTGGCTCAATGAGTCAACTTGAATCCGAGATGAAGGTTCTTGAACAGCGCACTGCAATGGTCGTTGCGAGACTAAAGGATGCTGAGGTCGCTGCTGGTAAAACCGAATTTGGAAACCTTGTTAAAGAAATCGGTGAGCTAAACACAAAAATTGAAACAGCAGATTATTCAAAACAGACAAATCAAATTCAGGAGTGGACTCGTCAATTACAAATTGCAGAAGGTCGTCTTACCGAGTTGATGAATACTTATGGTGAGTATATCAATATTGAAGAAGGAAGCGACCTTGATAAATTAACTCAAAAAGTTACAGGAAAGGAAAATCTTGCTGTTGCAAAAAAGGCTGATACTGAACAGGTTGCGGCACTTAATGCAAGAATGCAAGAATTTTACGATCTGGTAAAAAAAGTTAATGACCTAAATAATAAAGCAATGATGCTACCGGAAGGTAGTGTAAGAGAGCTTGAGGAATGTAATCGTCAGCTTGACGAGATGGGCACTCGTATGACAGAGCTCATGAATGAGCTTAGTGGTAATATCGAGATTGGAGAATTTAGTAAGCTCGATACCATCATGAATGAGTTAAATAATCGTAGTGCGTTGTTTGCTGCTCGACTAGCAGATATTCAAGCAAAATCAGGTCAAAAAGAATTTTATTCACTTGTTAAAGAGATTGGAGAATTAAATAACAAGTTATCTACCGCTGACCCTTCAAAACAAGGTAGTCAAATTGAAGTTTGGCAAAGACGTTTGGCTGAAGCAGAAACAGAATTAACTAACCTTATGAATACTCTTAGAGAGTATATTTCCATAGGTGAAGGTAGCGAGTTAGATAAATTGCAGCAAAAGCTTCAGTTTCAATCAGATAATTCTTTTGCAAAGCAACTTGATAATTCAAGAATTGCTATTCAAAACTTTATAAAAGAGTACGCTACATTAAGTATAAAGTTACATAGTGTTGATTCAATCAATCCTGATAACCAAGAGCTTGTTAATTTACGAAACAGTCTTCCAGAAATTGAGCGAAGAGTTCAAAGTTTGTCGTTAGGTTTAAGACAAGCTATCGAGACTGGTGATTTGAGTGGCCTCTATCTTCAGTTTAATACTTTAAGAACTGCAATAGATGCAACAAACATATCATTTGCTAATCTTTCCAGTGAGTCAAAATTGACAGGAAAAGAGCTTGATAATAGACTTCATCTGGATAATTTGATTCGTGAGCTTCAAAAATACAAAGATTCTTTAACAAGTGCATTTAATGGTAGTGAATACGAGCAGGAATACGAGAGAATTCTTGCAATGTTAAAGGACTCTAGTACGTATTTTAAAGCTGGAGAGCAGGCGGTTGAGAACTTTAAAAACGCTTGTTATAAAGCTGGATTAGAAACTGAAACGCTTGGTCAAAAACTGTCTCGTCTGTTCAAGGAACATTTCCAGACCGCCATCGCTATGGCCGGAGTTGCAATGGTCAAACAAGGTCTGCGAGAGGTTTATGATAATGTTCTGGAACTGGACACGGCTGTAACAGAGCTTAAAAAAGTCAGTAAAATGACTGACGACGAGATGAATGAATATCTCGATAGAACTGCAACAAACGCTCGTGAACTTGGTGCGAATATCTCTGATCTTGTGAGTAGCACAGCCGATTGGAAACGCCTTGGATACACTGATAAAGATTCAGAAGAGCTTGCTCGTGTGTCTGCTCTTATGGCTAACGTTGGAGACCAAATAGATAATGCAACAACTGCTTCTTCTTACCTGATTTCTGCAATGCAAGGTTTTGGGTTGGTTGCTGATGATGCAGAGCGTCTTCTGGACTGCATGAACCAAATCGCTAATACCGAACCAGTCAGTATGAACGACCTTGGAATTATCATGCAGAAAAGTTCAGCTGCGATGTCTGCCGCCGGAAATACATATCAGGAGACGCTTAGTTTGGCGGCTGCTGTGAATGGTGTACTTCAGGACGCCGATACGAGTGGCACTTACCTAAAAACTTTGAGTATGTACCTTCGTGCTTCAAAAACAGATGCTGAAAATGCCGGTATCGCAACAGATGGGATGGCAGATTCTGTATCCGAACTTCGATCTGAGTTGAAGCAACTTGCTGGTGTTGATATTATGAAGGATAATAATACCTTCAAATCAACCTATCAGATTATGAAGGAGCTTTCTGAGGTTTGGAAAGATCTGTCTGACACAACGCAGGCAAATATTACTGAGTTAATCTCTGGAAAGAGAGGAGGTCAGAGTACATCTGCCCTGCTGAATAATTTTAGCGTTGCTGAAGATGCCATGAAGCAGGCGCTTAATTCTAGCGGCAGCGCAATGCGTGAGAATGAGACCTATATGCAGAGCCTGCAAGCGAAGCTTAATCAGCTTGATTCTGCGTTTCAGAAATTTAGTACAGACTTGATGAAGTCTGATATTCCGAAGTTTTTCGTATATCTTGCAACGGTTTTTGTTGACGGTGCAGATAACGCTGTAAAATTTGCTGGTGCATTACCCACTTTGACAGCCGCCATCTCCGGTGTGCTGTCCGTAATGCAGATGAGCGGAAAGCTCAAAAATGGTGCGGGTAAAGTTAATATGCCCTCTTATATTTGTTGCGTATAAAAATATAGGATGCGGCACCATGTAAAAATAAAACAGCCCCTAGAGTGCTGGGAAACCCTAAGAGCCATATCGCCTATATTTATATAATATAGGAATCGAAAGATAGAAATAAGGATATGGATGCTATATGCTGAGATAAAAGCTCGGTTTTATCGTATTGTTAAAATATGGTAATAATCGAGCGCTAAGTAGCGTTTACAATGGGCGGTCAGCAGCCGATCCACTCCCCTATTATATAATGTAGGAGGGTGGAAGGTTCATCGACTAAAAAGGGTCAGTGAGCAACCACTGGAAGGATAGTCAGTTCTGGACGAAAGTTCAGAAGTCCACCTCAGACGTAACCAGACGACTTAAAGAAGTAGGTGGAAACGAGGAGACGCGCTTTTCTCTAGCGCGATATAAACAAGAGAAAAATATTCAAAAATATAATTCGACATGATTCATATTGACAGCTGACGCAGTGGCGGCTATAATGAAAATATAATCGTATAAATTCATTTTACGGAGGTATTTATCATGCCGAGACCTAAAGGAAGCAAAAACAAGGTTACCATGATTGCAACGGCTTCTGTCGATTATGCCGCACTGATCGATGAAAAGCAGTCCGCAAAAGATTCGTTGAATGCAGAGGTTACTTCTATCGCGGCTAATATCGATTCTTTAAAGGCTGATCTGAAATCCAAGAAAGCTGAAATCAAAAAGTTGGATAAAGAGTTGGCTCATCTTGCTGAAAAGAAGGATGAAGCTGACAAGAAAGCTGCCGAGGCCGCTGCTGAAAAAGAAGCTGTCGATCTTGTAAAGAAGGCACTGGCAAATGGCATGACTGCTGAAGAAATCGCTGAACTTCTAAAATAAGGTATCATCATAATGAACAAGCCCGACTTCCCTACTGCAGGGAGGCCGGGTGTTTTAAATGTTCACGAAAAGTCCATTGCTATTGATTGTGTTTTAGCGTATACTATGAGTGAAAGAAGGAAGGTGTAAGCATGGTACTGCTAAATCAAGTGTCTGACTGGTTTCTTAGTAAAGAATCAATGACGCACAAGAAGCTTCAAAAGCTTTGCTATTATGCACAGGCATGGTACTGTGCTCTTTACGACGATGGTCCTTTGTTTGAAAATGAAATTCAGGCATGGGTTCACGGTCCTGTAATTCCTGATCTCTACCATCGATATTCTTGTTATGGGTGGGAGCCTATTCCTAAAGTTGATTTTAACGAGGGTATTCTAAACGAACGTGTTCTGAACATTCTTGATTCCGTATATAGCACTTATGGACCATACGACGGCGATCAGCTTGAAGCTTCAACTCATTCTGAAACTCCGTGGCAGAATGCTCGCAAAGGTCTTGAGCCTTGGGAACCCGGTACGGAAGTAATCACTTATAAAGCAATGAGGGATTTTTACAAAGCACTTTATGAGCAAGGACAGGCAGACTAAATTCAAACTTCCCGTACCAAAATGCACGGAAGTAAAAACGGAAGTATTTCCACATAATGGAGCCAAAGCTGAACAAAATAGTTTAACTTTTTCTTTTGCTTGCTTTGATAGAAATCATGATTTATTTAATCTTGGTGGAGATGCGGAAGATAAAACAGTTGGCGGTGCGTGGTTTCTTGATCTGCTCGATTGCCTAAAAAGTGTTAGCAATAAAAAGATTCCAGAAATTAGAACTTCGTTACATGATTTACATCCGATTGATTGGAGCAAAACAAATGCTTCTGCTCCAGATGGTGATGAACAACATGAATATTGGCAGTTCAGAATTAACAAGTCAAAGGGCAGAGTAATTGGATTTATTGTTAATGGAATAGAACATTCTGTATTCTATGTTGTTTGGCTTGATCCGCATCATAATCTTACTGACAGTGAAGGATATGGCGGAAAAGTTTGGTTTAAACGACCGGTTTCCGAAGCTGAAATAAGGCAATTAGAGCTTGATAGTATAAAGAAAAAGTATGCCGACTTACAAAAGGACTATAATCTTTTGTATGATACATTAAATCCAGAATAGGACGGGATTGTGGTTGTGAGGCGCTAGTGAACTCTAGTATGCCATTTCAGATGACTGACTGCGTGAACAGTTAATCGAACGAGTAAACAATCAGTCGAACCCGTTTTTAAGAAATTTTGCTCCTTGTCCATGTGACAGGGAGCTTTTATTATTATGCCATTGGAACAAAACACCTAAAAGCTACATGCCTCTAGGTGTTTTATTTATGCCATTTTAGTTAGTTATGGATCACCACTCATACCCACAACTCTTACACTTGAATTGTTTGCCTGGCTTTTTAATCAAGTTCTTTCGACGGAGGTGAGTCACTTGCTTTCTTATCAATGTGGAAAAAGAAAACCTTATCAGGAGAACTTATCTATGTTTGGAACAGTTAATCCTGAATGGGCAAGAACCAACCTTCCATTAAACGCAGATACGATTGCTTATGCGGAGGTATGGAATTACGAATCTCAAAAAGAAGAACTGATTCAATTCAATTCTGTCAGTGAATTTTTTTCATGGATCGACAATCCACCCGTAGCGTTCAGGTGTATATAAACGTTGTGTGCCTTCGGAAGTAACTGTAATAATATCGCATTTGGGGCTTACTAAACTGTCAATTTCGGCTATTTCGTAGTTTATACCCTGAAGGAATTTAACCATTTCTTGTAGTTTAAGTGTATGGATATTATCTCCAAGCTTGATGAGTTTTGATTGATAAAGTTTATGCTCACCACTAGCTGCATAACCAATATCGTCCAATGTATTCGGTTGAATTTTGTTATGGCCTGTATCTGCTCTAAGTATCACATTTTCGCCATTCTCGATACCACATTCGATTAAATAAACAGTGCTATTCACTGTTTTCTGCACCAGCACATTTAGCAAGAATCCAAGCTCTTCTTGGATAGGCATCTTTTGAGCTGACGTAATTTTAAGCGTATGAAGGATAACGTCGTTTAGAAATTCGCCTGTGTCAAGTCTAGCATCGCCGGTGAACGTAACGACATGGTTTGTATTTGTAATATACGCTTTCTGGCTATGGTCGGACGGCATAGCGATAAACGGATTGTCTGCTCTATGACGTATGAGTCGCCAGTCCGCAGACACAACGATTCCTTCTTTGTTTGCGATAGCCATCACGAGAGACATAATTCTTCACTTCCCTATTCAAAACTCATATCCACATGCTTTACATTTAAACTGCTTTCCCGGTTTCTTACTAGCAAATCCCCACACTGCCACGTCAATGAGTTTGGAACCAGCGCCTATCTTATCAAGATGAGGACAGCCGCAGACTGGGCACTTCGGGTATATGTGTCGCAGCCATATAAGTGATTTTTCAGGGGGTTTTAGTATGAATGACACGATTCGAAAGCCTCTTTCAACTCTTGAAGAAATTGAGGCATTTGCGGCTCAACTTCCAGATATCGAAGAAGTCGTTCCGCATTTTGGGGTATCATGCCTAAAAAAAGATGGGACAATCGTAATTTACGCTGATTACGGCTCACTACCTAAGAGAGTCGAGTCTTCTGAGTGAGGTTTTCCATCGGGCGTTATCCTCTGTGATAACTAGAACGTCACAGTCTTCACTTACCATTGGGTTATAGTCCGAGAATTCCAGCATTTTGGCAACTGTTCTATTAAGGAACTTAATATACTCAACAACGTCGATTTCGCAAAGTGTGTCTCTCGGCGGTACTATGCGAATGAGTCTTTCTGCGACACCCATCACACCGATGACAGCAATGTCTTCGTTTGAAACGTCCTGAATACTATTCTCTCTTGTGTCTGTTTTTAAGATGACTTGTTTTCCATTCTCGTAACCAGCAATAAGAAGCGCAACGGGATTATCTCCTGTTTTAGCTGAGATGTCTTTCTTTACAAACTCGATTTCTTGTTTGATGGTTAGTTTGCGGCGATTGATACTCTTTACAAGCTTGTAAACAGTATCATTAGTCGAAGTTCCATCGTTCAACTTTGCATTTCCAGCAAGAGCTATTGCATGACCATTGTTAGTTCGAAAAACCTTTTGTTCAAAATCAGAATGAGTGGTGTACATGACTTCGTTTGAGTCTCTGTCGGTATATTTGGATTCTCGTCTATAATCGCCTGACACGAAGATTCCCTGCTTAGTAGGGATTGCAATAATAAGAGACATAATACATCACCATTCGTAACCGCAGTTCCGGCATTTAAACGTCTTCCCTGCCTTTTTGGACCAAATGCCCCAGACCACTGCATCAACAACCTTACTGGTTCCGCTAATCTTTTCAATATCAGGTGAACCGCAGGTTGGGCAGGTGGGAACGTATTTCGGATGTTCTTTCTCCTCCAATTCAGCTCTATATTGAGCGTCAAAGGCGTTGGCTTTATCTTGCATTTTTTTGAGCGAATCTTTGCTAAGTGTTGAAATGTCAACCTGCGGCAGATGCTCAAACTTCCAATTGATTTTCTTTTGCTGGCTCATACTATTCCACTTAGGCGATAATATGACATCTCTAAAGCAAAATGCGCACAGCATTTGATTTTGGGGATAATACTTGTCACATAACGGGCAGTAGCGTACATATTTATCCATAGATTTTTCTCTCATTAAAATCGGAGGTATTCAAATGAACGATTTTAATATTGTTTCCGTAAGAGTACGGAAGATGCCTCCGTTTACTCAGGAAGAACGGAGACAAATTTTTTCACAGTGGAAGGCTATACTCAAATCTCAGGGTCTGGAATCACAGAAGGGTCAATCTCAAACTCAAGTCTAATCCGTTCCATTGCTGGATTGTATTTAGTATGTAGTTCTCCATACCCTATAACATCTTGGCCGATAAGAAGTTCATATTCAAAATCTTTTGGGTCCATAACACAAAACAATGTATCGGGAAGAATTATGTCATCGCCATAGCCAATTTTTAATGTGCAGACGGTAACGTCAGCCATTTTAGAGTCTGTGATTGATCTAACCTCTTGTTGAGTTGGCATGATGGGCAAGCCAAGTTTGTTGGCAATTTCTCTTGCGATGCAGCATACGGAGCTTCCAGTATCCCAATAAGCTGTTAGTCCACGAACTTCCTTTCCGTTGAATTCTACACTAGCAGGAGAATGAAGACAAAAATCTTTCTGAGAGACACCGTTTGTTGTTCTTTGAAGCATTTTTATTCTCCTTTAAAACTCATATCCGCACGCTTTGCACTTAAACTGCTTATGCGCTTTTCTCGACCATACGCCCCAGACCGCTATATCCACAGTCTTGTCAAAGCCGGAGATTTTCTCCAAATCAGGACAGTGGCATACTGGGCAAGTTGGTTTGTATTGAGCGAGGCGAGCTTCTTCTTCAAGTTGAGCGCGGGTTTGTTTGTCGAATTTTTCCGCCTCACGAAGTAGTGATTTGTCTTTTGTTGGTCTTGGTGGGTCAACTTTTGGAAATTTCTCAAGCCACTCTTTTTTATTTTCTTCTGATTTTTTCTCCCATGCTTTAATATAAATTGTTTGGCTGTGGCAAAATGGACAATGATACCATGGCTCTCTAGCGTATCTATCACACCATGGGCAGTATAGAATTTTATTCATTCTTCTCTCCTCAAAAGTAGATATTAACTTTCTTTTCTGAGAGTTTGTATTTGTTGGAGGATTAAAATTCATAATCACAGTTGTTGCAGTGATATGTTTTCTTTGGCTTGCCAGCGGCAAATCCCCAAAAAGCAACATCCAGAACCTTTGAGGTTGCACTGATCTTGCGTAAGTCTGGCGAACCACAGACTGGGCATTTGGGAACATACTTAGGTTTTGCTGCTTCGATTTCAGCTTGTTCTTTCTCTTTTTCCAGATATCTACGAATCTTGGCATCAGTTTTGTCAGCCTCATCAAGCCATTCCTGATTTTCCATCGGTTTGTACTCTTTTGGTTGATTTATCTTCGATAATATTTCCCTTTTGCCTTCGTCGTCAGCGGCAATCCATCGCCTATAATTTGTCATTAAACATGAGCAATGAACGCAGGTCACTTCTGGCAACCATGCTAAACGGCCACAATGCGGACATATCATAATTGTTTTACCCATGATTTCTCTCTCCTCAAAATCAGATATTATCTTTCATGACCGGTTTTTCTGTTGACAAAGACGGAAAACAAACCGGTGGGTTAGAACAATGGGCCACGTCACTTGGCAAAATGATTGGTTCTGTAAAGGGACTATGGCAACAGTTAGAGACAGGAAAAAAGAAGTTTGACGCAATGAACGCCGCTGCTGGCAAGAGCAAATCTTCTTTCTCTGATTATATCAAATATGTTTCTGAAAGTGAAGATGCAACCGAGGCTTTTGGAATCGCAACCTTATATACTCGTGCTCGTGTTCTGTTATTGAATATGGCACTAAGCACTGGACTGGCTTTGGCTGCTTCTTTAATTGTGAAAAAAATCGCAGAAGCGTCCCAGTCTATTGAGACAAATGCAACGAAATCCAAGGAAGCCGCCGACGCTGCGCAGAGTACCACATTCTCTTTAAAGGATTTGGTCAGTGCTTATGAAGAGCTTGGCGATAAGTCTGGTTGGGGCACCGAAGACTTTGACCAAGCAAAAGATATTCAGGCAGAGATTCTTGATCTTGCGAAAGAACAAGGAACGCTTGATGAAAACAAACTTAGTAAACTTGACTTGCAGAATGGCAAGTATGAAGAGCAGCTTGGATTACTTCAGGATATTACAGCGGAGCAGTTGGAGGCATCTCGTTATGAGTTGACCCAAAACAAAGACGCTCAAGGCGACAAGCTTGTTGATGCAGCCAAGAAGAATAATCGGACGCATTATCTTACTGTTTGGTCGGCTCCTGAAATGGATATGGGTGACCAGATTAAAAATGCTGGCATTGATGTCTTTAACAAGTTCGGTGGTTATGGACCTGACAATTTAAATGATGCGGATTCTATTGTTGACTATTACAATGAGGTTGGTAAAGCCTTAAAATATGTCATTGACAATACAACTGAGGCTGAACGAGCTGCCGGTGGAACGTACCATAGTCTATATCAGTTCTTGCTTGATGAGCAATCTGCTTTACGTGACGATGTAGATTCTTATAATGATTCTACGGACGCCATCAACAATAATACGAATGCTCGTAGAAAACTTCAAACAGTTGATTTTTGGAGTGACGGCAAGAGTAATGGCATGGATGTTAGCTTTACTTTTGATAAAGTAAATTCTGCCATTCAAACACTGGAGGATACAATTGATGAGTTTGATGCTAGTAAGCTAAATGAACTCTTATTGGGTACAAACGAAGGATTGTCTGATGAGCAAGCTCAAGCTCTCGCAAATCTTCGTAAGGCTCTAACCGACATGGACTTCTCCGCTGATACAAACGGCGTGAATGCGTTTATTCAGGCACTTGTTCAAGTTGGTATTGTAGCTCAGTCTTCTGCAAATGGTATTGACGCGGTAGCACAAGCTTCTCAGAAGATGGAGGATATCTCCTCTAAGATTGATGAGATTCAGACTGCTTATAAGAATGCGACCACCGCTATTGATGAGTACAATAAATATGGCTATTTGAGTGCGGACACACTCCAAACCCTTCTTAATGAAGGCTTCGAGTATCTGAGTTGTCTCGAACTTGTTGATGGTCAGCTTCAGGTAAATACTGAGAAGTATCAGGGTATGATTGCCGCTCAGTATCAGTCTGCGGCCATGGCTCTTGTTGAGAAGGCAAATGCGGAGCTTGCAAAGATTGCTCAGGGCGAAAAGAAGGATGCTGTCGAGGATGCAACCAAGGCAACAGAAGACCAAGCAACAGCTTTGACTGAACGGGTCTGTCCTGCCCTTGGCGAGTTTGCAAAAGCATCTATGACAGCTGCTGCAGCACAGGAGTTCTTGGCAAATGGAGATGCAGCATGGTCTGTTGACCCAGAAAGGACTAAGGAAGTCTATGCTGGCCTTGCTTCTGGTTTAAATATTTTGGACGCAACTGTTGACCAAATCATGGGCAATTCGGATAAGTTCCGTCAGCACATGAATGGTTTTGATAAGGAAACCAAGAACCGGAATAAGAATACTGCAAAATCTGTAACTGATGTGGCTTCTGCCTTCGATACCTTAAATAAGGCAATGAAGGAGTATAACCAGTATGGTTATCTGTGTGCTGACACAGCAAAGTCTTTGGTTGGTCTGGACGATAAGTTTACGGCCTGTTTGACAAAGCAGGGCGATAAGCTCCAAATCAATGTAGAGCAGTTCCGTAAGTTTGTGAAGGAACAACTCAAGGAAGCGAATGCCGCAAAAGATGGCGGAAAATCAGCTGATGAGATGAATAAAATTCTGAACTATCTTGATCAGAATGTAGACACAACAACCATCTCTTTCGAGCAGTTGACTGACGCCATCAAGGGCTACGGCACTGCGATGGACGAGGCCAAGGAAAAGACAGACGCTATAAAATCCGCATTTTCTGGGTTGTCAGAGGTTAGTAAGAATAAGATTGAAAATTCTTTTGGTGCTCTTGATGCGGATGATGTGGACAAAAAGTATCAGGCAATTCGAGACTTGTACGATAACACAGACCTATTTACAGACGAGCGATTTGCTGGAGCACTAAATCTAGAGAATGGTGAAATCGATTATAACAGCGATGCCTTTAAGCAGATGTTTATCGAGAAGCTTGATGGTATGGCTACCGCTTGTGAAGAGACCGGTGGTGTGGCCGGTAAATACCTCGCTCAAGGCTTTAGAGATGCTGAAGATAAGATTAAAAATAATGTTATCAGTATCGAAGAATATATCAATGGTATAGGTTCTACTCTGGAAAACATCAACAATCGGATGGATAATTTCCAGAGTGCGTTTAATGATCTATCCGATATTGTAGACGAGTATAATGCTTATGGTGATTTAAGTCAAGACAGTATTCAGAAGCTGATGGCGCTTGACACAAAATACGTCGGTTGTCTTGAGCTTCAGGGTGACAAACTCGTATTTAACAAAGAAGCTTTTAAAGAACTGTATATTGCAGAATTGAAAGAGCTTGCATTAAAGTACGAAGGCACTGATATTGGTAAGCGCTATGCTGAAATCCTTCAAAAGGTTGCCGATGGCACTTGGGATGTCACCGACCACATGAAAGGCATGGGGGAAGAAGCCAATCGTCTTAACACGATTATTTCCAATCTCAAAGATCTCTTCTCTTCCCTGCTTGACCTCGTGAACAGCGCCAATGACAAGAAATCTAATGACCTGAAAATTCAGGGCGACGCATGGATGGATGTCATTGACAAGCGCATCGACGCGCTGAATGAGCAGAACGATGCTCAGGAGCGGGCGATTGAACTGCAAAAAGCCGAGGATGCTCTCGCGAAAGCACAGGCCAATAAGACCACTCGCGTCTATGGCGAGAATGGTTACGAGTGGGAGGCTGATGCAAGTGCAGTTCGTGACGCTCAGAGTGACCTCAGCAGCAAACGCCGTGAGTATAAGAAACAGGAAGAAATCGACCGGCTGAATAAGCTTAAAGATAAGGTTCAGGAAGCCACTAACCTTATTGGCACAAGCTGGGACGACTATCAGAAGAAACTGAAATATACTTCCCAGTTCGAAGCCATGACCTTTGCAGAGATGGAAGGTCACTACGATGGATTTATGGCTTCTGTTGTCTCCAATATGAAGGCGGTCCAGCGAGCAACTAATGTTTCTAATGTCATCACCAAGCTTGAGACACTGATTGATACGCTGACTAAGCTCGGAGACGTGCTTGGCAATCTGAATGGTTCTACTCAGAGCGGTGGAATTACGGGTCTGTAGAATCGTCTGCAGCGTGCGGTTGGTACGTTCTCTGATAAGAGTTCTGGTAAAGGATTCTGGGGACGTCTCTTGGATGCAGGAAAGAGCTTCCTTGGCATTGGCGGACGTAGCGCCAGTAGTAAACTTACAGCTGACATTATTCCAGTTATTAAGTCTGGTGTCGGTGATGGTATCACTGCCGGATTGGATGCTGCAAAGCCGTCTATAGTTAAGTCCGCTCAGGGCTTGTTCTCTGGTAGCGGTGGTCTAATGTCAATCTTCCAGAAGGGATTCAGTGGAGTCGCATCTATTGCCCAAAAAGCGGTTGGTGGGCTTGGCTCAATTTTCGGTGACATCGGTACTACATTGGGTGGAACCAAGTTGTTCTCTGGCATTGCTGGTATTTTCAAAGGAATTGGTACGACTGTCAAAGCCGCTATTGGTACTGCAGGCGGTACTGGCGTTGCCGGAACTATTGCGGCTGCGGTCAGTCATATTCCTGTCATCGGTACGATTCTCCTTGGCGGTACGCTTGCTGTCGGTGCAATCGGTGGCGGCTCATTTACAAACGGTCTCGCAAAAATCGGTTCCACTATCGGGAAAGCTGTAACTGGTATTGGCAAAACTCTTGGGAAAATAGTCAAGAGCATTGGCAAAACGATCACTAAAGCCATTAGTGGCATTGGAAAATTCTTGTTTGGTGGCACATCTAGCGATGGTACAAAAAAGCGCGGTGTGCTTGGCACTATTGTTCATGTTGTCACAGCTCCTATTCGTTGGCTTTTCGGTAAGCGTGCCAAGGGCGACAAATCTATCAAGAAATCCGGCACTTACAATGTCGATGAGGAAGGCGAAGAGATAATCGTCCGCTCTCCTGAGAAAGGACGTCTGACTCAGCTTGAGAAGGGCGACGGCGTTATCCCCGCAAAACAAACCGCGACTTTAATGGGAATCGCCAAGAATCCTATCGGCTGGGTCAAGAACGTAGCCTCTAAAATACCTAGCTCTCGCAACTCTGCTGCTTCCAGCGGATATACGACTATTACTTCTGCGCCTCAAGCTCGCAAAAACACTGCCATTGACTCTAAAGTTGATGAAGTAGTTGAGGCTGTTGACGATATTCGTGACGACAATAAGACCGGACTTATTCCTACGCTGCTTTCAAAGAGCGTTAAGACTCTAGGCGGGTTGAATTTAAAGTTTACTACATTCGCAGATAAAACCAAGTCCACTATAAACTCTTCCGGTCAAAGCTCTTCGGTTTCGAAATGGTTTGATAAAATAAAGAATATCGGAAGCGCAATAAAGGGCGGAGGCTTAATAAACAGCGGAGGCTTAATAAAGGGTTCAATTAGTGAATTCTTCGGCTTTGGTAATAGCAGTACAGGTAATTCTCTTGACAATCTCATTTCTTCTTCCAAGTCCAACACACTTGCTCAACTCGATTCCATGAAATCTCAGTTTGAGAAGACATGGAAAGATATGGCAAAAGAGGTTGGCTTGAGTGACGATCAGATTGATGCAACCAGTAAAGAAATGTATAGCAATATGCAGAAGCTGGTTAAAGATACCTATGCCGCTATCGGAGACAACACCGCATTGAACGCAGAACAGGTCGAGGGTATCACGAAGAAACTGTTCCAGTCAATGCAAAACACCTATACTGCTGGTTTCAACAAAATGGCATCTATGACTGACGAGATGAGTGAGTCTAACGCTAATAAGATGGCAAACTCTTTCAATTCTATGAAAGACAGCTGTTCTAATGCAATGGATTCTATCTCTGGCAAAATGAAGAATAGTTGGAATCAGTGTGGTGGTGGCGTCCGCAACCTGAGTGCTAAAACGGAATCTACCATCTCTAAAGCTTAGGCTGATACCACCGGCGATACCGAAAAGATGCTCTATGATATGCGAGCTTGTTTCGATAATAGCTGGGGTATGGCTGAAAGCGGCGTTCGTGACTTGGCTAACAATACTCAAGGTGCAATCAATGGTGCATATAGCACAATCGAATCCAAGAGTGAAGAGACTTTGAATAAAGTTCTCCCTGACCAAATGGCAAATGCCTGGAAGAATGTTGAGCCCGGTGCTACCAATCTTAGTGAAAATATTACGTGGGTCATGGGGAAAGCTTATGATAGCATCACTAAGAGTTGCGATAACACTATTTCTTCTATTCGTGATAGTTTTGGTACGATTGGAAACGATCTGTACAATAAAGGTCAGACAACTCCTACTACCAAAATTACTACTAGCAATAATTCCACATCTTCGAGTAGTCTATCTTCTGGTGGCGGCAGTGGTACTCCCACGACTGTTTCTGGCGGTAAGAGCTTGTTAGAGCTTGGTAAAGACATCTATGAAGTTGGAAGCAACGCAGTTAGTAGTGCAAAAAATGCATGGAACAATTCTTGGCTCGGCGGCAAAGTAAATAACGCTGTCAGTGGATTAGTAACTACGACCAAAGGAATTGCTTCTAATGTCAAAGAGAAATGGGACAACTCTACGGTTGGAAGTAAGGTAAACAATGCTATAAGTTCCACCAAAGATAAAATCACTAATTCTTCTGCATGGAAGACTGGTTCTAATATTGTCAATAGTATTAAGAACGGCGTTCAGAGTGCTTATAATGTAGTTACGGGTAAGAGTAGTTCTTCTAGCAGTTCTCGGGATGAAGGCAAGAGTTCTTCTACTTCGTCTAGCAAATCTTCTAGTAGTTCCAGTAGTTCTTCTGAGAAAAAGAGTTTTGTTGACAAAATTAAAGAAAAAATCACTGGCAAAAAAGCTTCTGGTTCTCGAAGCATTCAAAAATCCGGCAAGTATAATGTTGACGAGCAAGGTTCCGAGCTTCTGGTTCGTCAACCTCAAGCTGGGCGTTATACTTATCTTGAAACCGGCGATGGAGTTGTTCCTGCAGATATTACTTCTCGTCTCTTCGAGATGGGTGGCAATCCAGATGCTTGGTTCCAGGATCAGATGTCTAAGTACGGAACGACTTCCTTGTCTTCTAACGGCGGTTCTAATATTGATATTTCCATTGGAGATATTGTTATTCAGAACCCTGTTGGTGGAGCAGAAGATTTGGCAAACGAAATTGTCCGTAATCTTCCCAACAAACTTTCTCAAAAAATGAATAAGCGAAATTAAATAGAGGATATTAAAACACAATGCCGATACCACTGAGTTTCCCCAGCGGGTCGGCTTTTATATTTTTCTTGGAGGTGAAAGAAAGTGTCAAACATAAGTAAAAGTGCAACAGATGTATTAGTTGAGGCCATTTCTTCTGCCGCCAAGAGTGCAGTGGCGAACGCGCAATTTGATGTTTCTTCTTACGGGGTTATTACATCTAAAAATGGATACACCTATAAAATTGCCGCATTTGGTGGCGAATATGTCGTGATTACAAATCGTGATTATGAAGTCGGCCAAAAACTCGTTGTCACTGCAATGCAAAAGAATTTTCGAAATATTATTTTGACTGAAGGAAATCAAAGTCTGGAAGCTGCCAAGGTGCGAACGATCTCTTCGGACTTGAGTGATTTATCAAATAACGTCGATAAAATTGATACAAATCTCTCCAATTTAATCAATCAGACAGAATCGACTAACAAAAACACTCAAGCTCAAATCAGCGGCACCCCCTGATGTCAAGATAGGGACAAAAAATTTCACACAAAAAAATAAGCCGTATAGGATTTTCTAATGGCTTTGAACCATTTAGACGCCCTATACGGCTTATTCATATTTACCTAGCTAGTCTTTTCCAGTATTTTTTCTATAATCCTATTAGTCATATTTTCCATTTCCCCTGCAGCATTTCTTGAATTTTTTTCCGCTGCCGCAAGGACATAGTTCATTTGCTCCCACTTTAGGACGAACTCTTTTATACGGCTCTTGATATTTATTCTCTCCAAAAAGAAACTCTCTTAGTCCTTCCTCAAAATCTGCAATCTCTTGAACGCCACCGTCCGACATAGGGTTATACCTTGCATCCTGCTGAGCATTTATCACCACTGCTTTCGTTAAATAATGTGCCCGATTTTTTTCTTCCGTGGAATTGGGCAGTAGTTTATTAAAGAATAATTCTCTCAACGATTCAGAATATGGATTTAATTCCACATATCGGAACACTTCATCTATTTCTGTTCTCACAATCTTTCTGTGCAAGATACCTTTACACAGCGCAAGTTGTGCCGACATAAAAGCTCCCGCAACTTCACATTGGTAAGGGTTTACTGAAAGAATTTCTCTTGCATCAGTAATTATTGTATTTATTTTGTCTTTATCTTTGTTCACAAAATTAAGTTTAAATGTGTTTGTCGCACCCCATAGCATTCCCAAGTATTCAGATGCCTCATTATTTTTTTCATAGCTATTTAGAGGAACTTCTATTTTTATTTCACTCACTTCGTCTAGTGATATGGTTTCGCCTTTATCAAAAAACCTTTCCTCCAAGTCGCAAAGTCTACATAACATCCACTTAGCTTGAACATCAACGTCATTCAGATATTTTTCAGAAAGCATCTTTGCGTCCGCCATAACTTTAGCAATGACGTCTTTCTTTCCCATTTGAAATGCCATTTCAATAATATTTCTGTGTGATAGCATCAAGATACGCACTGCATTGATATTTTCATAGTTACATTTGCTTCTCATTGTTTTCAAGACATTAAGTGCGTCATCAAATTTTTCAAGCTGAAGATCATTCATCATTTCAGCATTGTAGCAGTCCATTTCTGAGATAGATGACAATTCATCCATCTCAGGATTTTCACCGATTATTTCGTTCATTTTCTGAATCAAACTATTAGATTCTTCTACAAATCCCTTTTGTGATAACCCTTTTATAGCTTCGGATAAAAACAATTGTTTCAGGACGTTGGTGGCTTCACCTCCTTGAACCTTGCACATCTCATCTAATGCCTCCATCATGTAAGAAAGATCATACAGTGACCACCCTGCATATTGTTGTGCCACCATATTTAATCCCATTACCTTTGTTGTTGCAAGCTTCTCCTTCTGAGTATTTTCCTCTGGAATTTTTACTTGTCGCCAAAAAGCATATTCATTATCAATGATAGAAATAAGAACCATCGGGTCATCGTTTTCATCAACTGTCCGCTTTTGTAGGAGATTAAGTCGTCCAAGCAATACATCTATATTCTGGGTATTTTCGTCAAACTCTTTCAAAACCTTCTTAAAAAATGAAATTTCAGGAAAATCCGTCAAAGCCCGCGTTATAAATATTGCAAATTTGCTTGCTTCATTTTGCCACAACTCATTCAGCACTTCCGAAAGTCTTGAATCATCCATATAGAAACAAAACATATATTCTTTTATTAAGTCTGGATATAATGGTTCAATTTCCAAACTATTCTCATTTACGTTTTGACAAATTGTTGCAAATATTGCTTTCTTTTCTTCTTCTCGTTGCTTTCCCGGAAAAGAGTGATTTTGCAAAAAGGAATTCACCATATTCCAATCGTCTTGATAATAGATTGGAATCTTTTCCGGTTGAAGTTTACCGCTAATATTGGCTCTCAATAGTAAGTGAATAAATGCATTGCAACAAGATTGGTCATTGTCTAATATCTCCAGCCATCTCTGCTGTTCTCTTTCTAGCAGTTTTTGCAGAAGCTCCTCAAATTTATCATATCTTGGCAGTTGGAAGTCATTTTCAATCCATGCTTCTACAAATATTTGCACAAATAAAGGTCTGAATTGCAATTTTTCGTATTTTTTCCCATAAGCCTCACATAATTCCCGTGCAACTATATCGTCCGCTTCTATTCCTCTTTGGTTCATAACTTCTTTAATTAAGGTTTCTACTGATGCTCTATCCAAATCCCCCAAATTCAGAAAATAGTTTTTGTACTCCGTACTTTTTAGATCGTACGTGTCATATTTTCCAATCCTTTGAAGCAGCTTGTAATACCACGAACTTGCATTTCTTGAGTTTTCTCGTTCCAACAAAAGAATTCTTATTTTATAGTCCGAATTTTCAAATTTTTCTTTTATCGAGCGAATAGCATTTGCAACAAATCCTTCACGACTTGCAACATAATCAATGACTACCACTGTATTGTTAAACGGTTCAAATGAATCGAAATCACTTTGGGTTGCATTCTCATTAACAAAGAATCCGAACCATTTACCGGCAAATTGTTTTAGAAACTCTAGTGCAAGGCGACTTTTTCCTGCTCCAGCCTGCCCCGTAATCGCCCACCACAAGAACTTCTGATCTTCTTCAAGAAAATTTTGCAATTGGCTCATTTCGCTGGTACGCCCGCAGAAAGGCAATTGTTGTAAAGAATAATGATACTTCTGCAACACATCTGTCGCATATCCCGCTGTTTTGTATGGCGATAGTCCAATCAGCGGTCTTTTAATGACCTTCTCTTTAATGCGCAATTCTGCCATGTCCTCTAAGAAATCTGGCAAATCACTGTACTCATTTCCATACGAAATAAGTTTTATATTGCTGGGCATTCCAACGGGATTTTCGCCCTCTCTATAAAGGAAATAGTATTCCTGATTCATCTTGAGATGGCTATTGGCGAATTGAATAAATCGTGATATATTAGCGTCTTCTGTTGTCTTTCCGCATCCAACAAAAATGAGCGTTCTCGTTCCCAAAATTCCTTGTATAAACTGCGCTCCTTGATTATTCATTACCGCATCATACTGTTCTTTATCTGCAACAATATTGTCAATCTCCTTTTCAGAATCATAAATTCCATGAATGTGCAAAACATTGTTCGATTTTCCCTGTTTTAGCATTTGAAAAGCTACATTGGGTTCTTCATAAGATACCGCCATCAGTCCAGTAGCATTCTCTAGAAGGTGGTCATAATTTGTCGTTGCAAACACATCCTGCATAAGCAATATTTTCATTAGTGTGTTTTTCAGTTTTTCGTTCACAACCACGGTTGATTCAAATGCCTCATGCATCCATGTTTTATAAGACCCTTCTTCCTTGAGTATTTTTATAACTTTTCCAACAACAGAAACCATGTTGTCCGTTGAGTTATCGGACATCAATGATTCATTAAGCATATCCGCAGTAGCATGGTCTTTTATACGACCAATTCCATCAACTATCCAATCCCACCATGTGTATTTTCTTCCCGATAATGCTGTTGAAAATCCTGCTCCAAAGAGGTAAACAATCTCATTCTTTTCTAGTGCTTTTATAAGATCAGGATACAACTGGATGTCACTTTTCATATTCTTTCTCCATAAAGTTGCTGTCTTTCAACTTATATTCGACCTTTTTATTTACGGCAATATATACAATTCTCCTACTTCTCGAAGAATCTGTTCTTTTGTTCTTCCCACAAGCCCCAACTGCTTGATGTCAACTGCTTCATCTTTCATCCGTTCAACAAACCTCTGCATATCCTCATACACGCCACTAGGAGCGGCAATCTTGACCGTAGGGTCAATCAACTCAGTCAATCGAAAAACATCATTTTTATGTTTTTTGATGTTTTTACTATCAACGTGTTCTCCTAACGCTTTGCGATCCGTCAAATCCATCCACGCTTTCGCCTTGAATGGAATCAGATATGCAGCATCCAAAACCGTTACTCCATCAACGGTCACTTTTCCCTGTTTCAGAAATTCATAGTAGTCATCATCCAAAAGAATTGCGGATAAGCTCGATATGTCCTCATCCATTGGCAGCGGAGTCAGTTCTGCATCATCTGGAAGCTGAATTGCATCCAGTTTTCTGGTAAACAACTCGATCATTGCCGGGTAGCGGTTTGAGGTCGGGTGGCTGAAACGATAGAACTGCGGTACCCCCGAACTCTTATTGCAGTGTTCATATCCGGCCTGTTTTACATAGTCCCAGAACTTTCTTCCAAAATCCGCATCCACTGCTTCAATAATCAGAACAAGGTCAATATCTTTTGTTGCACGGAAATCTAAGCCTTCTTCTGTCATCAAGATGTCACACGCTGTTCCACCGATAATTGCATACTGGCTCTCGTTGCCCTTAAACCATTCCTTAAAGCTCTCAATTCCTGTTACCATCTATCTTCCTCCACAGGTTATTTAACATTTCTTCTACTGCTTCTTCTACCCGTTCATCTGCATCTTCTCTAAGCGATAATGCTAGAGAAAGTTCATCAACCATTTTTTCCCTCGATAATTTTCGTGGATCATACCTCCACATTTCAATAGCTACCTGCGAATTTGAGTCCTGTAAATCCTTGGTCATAAAGTCATTCCACTGAGATATTTTTTCTGAAGCATAGCACCGAACACTAGGCGCATTGAGCATCGAATACTCTGCCAACGCAGAATAACCGCTCTCCAACAATTCAATCTTTACTTTCTCATCTGGAATATAGACCGTTCTTTTCACAGGACTAAGCAGAGCTTTCTCTGCTTTATAAAATAGTTCCTTCGGGGAATTTTCCGAGGACAGTATCTTCTGCACTCCGATTTTTTTTGCCTGCAAAAGTCCCATTTCTTCAAGTTGTTTCGATGCTCTGGAAATAGATGTTGGAGTCAACTCCAAATCTTTTGCAGCCTGACTTGTGGACAGCTCCTTTGCTCCCTCATAAATAAAATAAAGCAACAGCATCTGTGCCGATGGCAAGATTTCTTCTCTGTCACTCTTTTCTGCATCACAGCGTTCCTGCAAATACACCGCCATGAAAGGCAGATATATTTGCTTTCCATCTACAATAAATGCTACTTTCTCTCGAAGCAAATACTCTCTTTGCCGTGCCGTGATTTGTTCCAGAACCAACACCACAGGACAATCCGCACTCTTTTTCACACGTTCCAGATGCTTTTTTAATGTTTCCACCTGCTCCAATTCGTTTTTTGGATACAAAAAAACCACTTTTTGACCATTCAAAAATACTCTCTGCGAAACGTATCTCGTATTGATGAAGTTTGGCAGATGCTCTAAAGCTTTATTTTCATATAGCACTTCGATTCCTAAAACTCGCTTAAGGTATTCCACTCTATCGCCTCTATTCATAACTCTTTTTCTGTATTATAACTTATTTTGAGTTAAGATGCAATATTAAAGTTATAATTAGCAAAACCAAACATTGAAAATCCAGCATTTTCCAAATAATTCTGTTTTCATTTCACTTCTTGATACCCCACCCCCACCGTGCTATACTATTATCAAATCAAATATTGAGGGAGTGCATTGTCATGAGCAAAAAGCTTGTTGCCTATTTTTCTGCCAGCGGCATTACCGCAAAAGTTGCCGAAGATTTAGCAGATGCCATCGGTGCAGACATTTTTGAAATCCGTCCCGAAGTCCCTTACACAAAAGCCGATCTGAACTGGATGGATAAGAAATCCCGCAGCACTATTGAAATGAGCAATCCCGATTCCCGCCCTGCCATCGCCGCCAAACGCGACAACATGGATGAATACGATACGATTTTTGTCGGATTTCCTATCTGGTGGTACATTGCCCCTACAATCATCAATACATTTCTGGAAAGCTATGACCTAAAGAATAAAACCATTATTCCATTCGCCACTTCCGGTGGCAGCGATATGGGCAAGACCAATGAAAAGCTTGCTCCTAGCTGCCCTGGTTCCAAACTCCTGCATGGAAAGGTATTTAACGCTTCCTCAACCAAAGCTGATTTGTCTGCATGGGTAGATAGTCTGAATTTCTAAAGAGGAAATGCCATGAATATTTTTGAAGAAAAGACCGACAGCGAACTGCTTTCCTATTTTCCTGATTATCAAAAGCTGTGTTCCCTTGACAAATATACTGGATTTCAAAATCCAGACTTTACGGCAATTCTTAAATCTTATCGGGAGAAGTTCGGCCCTATTGGTGAAGGAGTCCTTGGTCACGACTTCTTTGAAGCTGTTTTCCATCGTTGGGAAAAGACCGTACATAACGACTGATTCCCATTCCTACGGAATGAAATGCCCGCCTGATCGAGAAGATTTGCGAATCCTCTCAACCAGACGGGCATTCTTTTTGCTTACCTCGCTGATTCTATGCAGTTATGCGCCATACTTTTCCAATGCTCTCCGAATCACATCCTCACAGTTAAACTCAACTTTCATCGTTTGATCGTCATACAGATAAACCATGCTGACAAAGGCATCCACACATTCCTTGGTCAGACCGCCTATGTATGTTTTTTGACTTGCCTGCTCTGTCAGGCTGCGGATTTCCTCATCCAGTTCATCTGCGGTTTCCTGCTCTTCCTCTTCTATACGAATCTTCTCTTGCAAATCTGCCAGCTTTTCCCCCAGTCCTTTCTTCTTTTCCAGATATTCATTGCGGGTCAGAATCCCATCTGCATACGATTCATAGAGTTTAATTTGCTCTGCCCGAATCATTTCTGCCTGCTTTTTCAAATCATCAACATCTACACACTGCAAGGTTATGGATTTTTTCTCCTGCATTCCCTGATTCACAACTTCCAATGCTGTAAATACCGTTTTTATAGCGCGGGCAACTCTTGAATTGACCGCCTGCTCTCTGTAATAGCCTGAATAGCAGTGTGAGAATTTTCCTACTGACCTTTTGTGACCGCAACAGAATACCATTTCGCCATACTGCTTCTCATGCCGGAGCTGTCTCAGGCAGTTTCCACAGCATATTTTGCCTTTCAGAGCAAAATCATCTTCGGTTTTGTACTGGATCGGAGCAACATTGCGGATTGCCTTTTGTGCCTGATAATACTCATCTTTTGTAACGATTGCTTCATGGGTGTTCTCTGTAATAATCCATTTATCTTCCGGTAAAGTGCGGAATGCCGTGGTATTCACATCAAGTTTCTGCCTTCTGCCCATCACCAAAGCCCCGGTATATTCGTACCGCCGCAGCACCCTCCAGACAATCCCCGGATTCCAAAGTATTTCGCTCTCCGGGGCTATAATTGCATTGCCGCCTACTATGGTATTTTTCCGTTTAGAGTACAACCCTGGTGTCGGCAACCCCAATTCATTCATCGCATAGGCGATCTGCGTTGTATTGCGCCCAGATAATGCCAAATCAAACACCTTTCGGACGCAGGCCGCTGCTTCTGGGTCAATCGCCCATCGCTGATTGCCTTTCCCGTTCCAGACGTAACCAAACGGCACATTAACAGATGTAGCTTTGCCACTTTTCCAGTTCACTTCCAATGCCGCACGAACCTTTTTGCCAATATCACGGCTATACAGATTATTCACCAGATTGCTGACTGCAACTTCGATGCCCGGAGTGCCGTTGTTCAGCTTCATGCTGTCAAAGGCATTGTTCACCGCTATAAAGCGGACACCCATCAATGGAAAAATCTGCTCAATGTAATCGCCCACGCCAATATAATCACGCCCTAACCGGGACAAATCTTTGACCACTATGGTCTTTATCTCCCCTTGCTTCAGGTCAATAATCATTTTCTGAAACGCCGGACGATTGAAGTTCGTTCCAGTATAGCCATCATCTACATACTCCACAATTTCGCCTGGGAGATCGTCCTGCTTTTCAATATAGGAATGGAGCAAAAGCCGCTGGTTTTCAATGCTATTGCTCTCATCCTTGCTTCCCTTTTTCAAATCTCCATCTGACAGAGATAATCGAAGATAAATCGCAATCTTATTATTCATTCTGCACCTCCGCCACAAATGCCAGAACCTCTTGATACGGGTCACTGCACTTAAACTCAATTTCTACCGAATTGTCGATGCCTACATAGATTTTCTTGATAAGCTCATGTACCAGTTCTTCATCAAATTCTTTCTGATTCAGAATAGCCCGCATCCGTTCCATCTGTTCATCGCAAATTCTCATTCTCTTTTCAAGTTCCAATGACCGCTGCCGCTGCTTTTGCAATTCCTGTTCCAGTCGCTGCTTTTCAGCAATATAATGTTCTTTTAACTGGCTGTACTCTTCTTCATCCAGAATTTCTGCCTTATAGTCCTCATATAAGCGCAGCCGCCGTTCTTCGGTTTCCTGAATCCGAAATGCAATCGAGTTTTCTTTCACCTTGATGGAACGGGTGGAATCCAGACCACCGTTGTTCAGCATTTCTTTTACCATCTTTTCTTCTTCGCACATGGTAGAAACAAGATGATGAATCTGCTTCATTGCTACCATCATAACCATTTTTTCTGGCACTGTATGATAGGAACATGGTGTTGTCCCCTTCTTTCTCTTGCACTGGAATACTCCGAAATAGCTTTCCTCTTCCGTTTTATGCACCTGACGCACAAATGTCATGCTGCGCCGACAACAGCCGCAAAACACCATGCCTGCAAAGTGATTCCTACACTCTGTCCGCACCTGTTCTGAACGAGCCATTGCATTATTTCGTCTTTCCTTGTTCCTGTTTCTTTTTTCCTGCACGATTTCAAAATCGGACTTCAAGATAATTGCCTCATGAGCATTTTCCACAATATGCCATTCTTCCTTATCTACCGGGTGCAGCCCAATTCCTTTATAAGAGGCAGTCCGGGTTTTTCCCGTTACCAAATTTCCGATATATACCTGACTATCCAGAATACGGATAACAGAACTGGAATGCCATTTATTGAAAGTCGTATCATGTCCCTCGTGCAGTCTACGATTCAGATGTTCATTCGGACGAGGTACTTCCAGAAATTCCAGCCTACGGGCGATTTCGTTCGTACTCACCCCCATAAGATACCACTGATAAATCAGCTTCACATACTTTGCTTCATCTGCCACTTCATACTGACTTTTCTGTTCATTCATGCGATAGCCATACGGCACACACCATGAAGTAGGGATTCCTTTTTCCCTACGCATCTGATAGCTTAGGCCTATTTTCTTTGAAATGTCCTTTGCGTACAGGCTGTTCACCATGTTCTTGATGGGGACTGCAAGACTGTCCACATCCGACTGCCGGATATTGTCAAAGTCATCATTGATAGCAATAAACCGGATATGCAGCATCGGAAAAATCGTTTCCAGATAGTTGCCTGTTTCAATGTAGTCACGACCAAAGCGGGACAAATCCTTAACCACAATACACTGGATTTTCCCTGTCCGCACATCCTGCATCATACGCTCAAACTCCGGGCGGGCAAAGTTTGTTCCTGTAAAGCCATTGTCCACATAGGTATCCGTCAGTGTCAGTTCTGGATGTTCCTTGATATAATTATGGATTTGCAGAATCTGCGTATTCAGGGTATCTTCTGTTTCATGTCCGCTGTTCTCTGACGATAATCGTGCATACGCTGCTGTACGCAGAAGATTGACTTCTTCGGAAATACGAATCTCCGGTGTAGCACTCTGCGGCATTATGTTTTTTCTGCTCTTTCTAGCCATTTTAATTTTCCTTTCTGGTTCTCAGCCATTCCTCCGGGAAGAATCTTGTCCATTCTTCCTCTTTCAAAACAACCTCTACTCGCTTAAAATCCTCAATCCAAACCCGTTCCACATATTTTCTGATATGTGCAAGTTCCAACACTTCAGGAAGCGTAAGGTCTTGGAATTTTATCAACCATGGATTTGCATAACTGAACGCCTTCTCTATTGCGGAAACTTTCATCATAATGTTCTTGAACTCTGCCTCCAGCTCTTCTATCTCTGCCTGATACCGAGATTCAAAATTTTCCAACTGCTCCTGTTCTATTTCACATCTTTCATATTTCCGGTAGACAGCAGTTCTTTCAACATCCTTTTCAGCCAGCGCATCCATAAGTGTTCTTGCCTGTTCCCGATAAGGGCGAAGTACAATATTCTGGCATCGCTTAACTTCATCTTTATCCGATTCCAGTAATCTGCCAATATATCTTGCCTGCTCCTGCGCTGTTTTTAATGAAAATCGAATCACATCAAAAACTTCAGTGCTTTCAATATATGGTGCTTTTCCACTAAAGCACTTATATTTTCTGTCAAAAGAATATATCTGCCTTGTTTCGTCCTCAGTCGTTCTGCACAGCAGGCGTTCTCCACTTGCCCGGTCATATATTTTCCTAATAAGGATATTGGGAGTGGATCTCCGTTGGCGACCGGGGAACTTTACAGAAGCTTTGATTTTTTCCTGTACCTTTTGAAAATCTTCCTCTGATACGATTGGTGGAACCTCCATCTTCTTCTCAACACCTGACAACTTCAATGTAAGCTTTCCAATATAGAGTGGATTTACCAGAATGGAGCGAATCGTCGTGGCGGGCCATTTAATTTTCCTTGTCACCTTTTTATTACGAGCCATCTGAATTTGCGGCGATGGGACATTTTGTGCGTCCAATGCCGCTCCGATTTCTTGAAGCGTCATTCCTTCCAGATACATCTGAAAAATCAGTTTCACAATGTATGCGCTTTCCGAATCAAGCACAAAGCTCCTTCGATCTTCTGATATGTCATAGCCATACTTTGCCTGCCGATGTGTCAGCACTCCTTTCTCAAAGCTATCTTGTCGGCTCGCCATAAATTCAAATCGAATTCTCTCAATGACTTTTTCCTTAAAATACTGTTCCACTTCGTCTACTGTTCGATCTGTACTGCAAAAATCATCCTCAACAACAGCAAACTGAATACCAACCGGATAAAAAGTTTTCTGTAATACCTCAATGGCAAATGGCAATGTCTTGCCAAAACGGAAGATGGAATCAACGGCAACCGCATCGAATTTTTGTGTCATGCCATCCTGCACCATCCGATCAAAGCCATCGGCTGCTTCTGCCGACCTCTTGCGGTCACTGTACTTTTCTGATATTCTGTACCCTTTATCTTTCAAATATTGTTCAATATTTGCATTCTGTTCTGCAATCGTATTGGCAGGATTTTCTTCTCCGATCCTGCTGGAAATCGACCTTGTATAACTGACCCATTTCATTCCTCTGCCACCTCATTTCCGTGATGTGCTTGATATTCCATAAATTTTTCTGTGATACTGTGCAGTTCATCCTCGAAGCAGAAATGAATTTCAATCTCTGTTTTGCTATGAACATCTATGTGGTCGATCAGTTCCACCACGACCCTGCGTTCGAGCGTTTTGATATGTTCGTACTGCTTAAATTCTTCCAACCAAGTAGGAAGCAGTGTGTCGTGCTTTAATGCCTCCTGCTTCTTTTCGCGGATTTCCTGAATCTTATCCTGTGCCTCTTTTATCTTCTGCGCAAAGCGAGTATTCATTTCTCCGTACTCTTCCCGACTGACAACATCATCGCACAAGTCCTGATACAGACGGATTTTCAAATTACTGTACCGTTCTAATTCAGCTTCCAGCGCAGTGATCTGGCTGTCCAGAATCTTTATGCCAATCTGTTCGCCGCTTGCCAACTCTGCATTGGAGAGTACCCTTTCCGCTTCTACAAGAAGTGTCACTTGATGCCGAATCGCAGCCAGAACACTTTCCGTCAGCTTCTCACTGTTTATCATGTGCGGTGTGCAGTCGCCGCCATTCTTATAGGTAGAGCAGTGATAGTATTGATACTTCTTTCCGTTTTTCGTCACCGTGCGGCGAATCATATTCTGCCCGCAGTCTGCACAGCGCAGAAAACCTGATAATGGATAAACTGTTGTCTGCGATGGTGCGGTACGAGTGTCCAGTTCCAACAACTGTTGTACTTGCTGGAACTCGCCTTTGCTGATAATGGAATCATGCGCATCTTCCACCCGAATCCAGTTTTCACTTCCAACATCATGGCTCTTTTTTACTTTGTAATTGATTTTCCTGCGTTTACCCTGAATCAATGTTCCCGTATAGGATTCATTTTTCAAAATACGATTGACGGAAACCACTGTCCACTTCTGATTCAGCCCAGCCTGAAAACCGCAGGTATAGTTGAATCCATTGGCTCTCTTATACTCGTTCGGCGGCAGGACACCCAGTTCGTTCAAGTGATTGGCAATGCGCTGTGAACTCATTCCGTTCAATTTCTGTTTGAATATTTCCTGCACAATGCCCGCAGCGTATTCATCTATAATCAGATGATTCTTGTCTTTCGGGTCTTTCTGATCCCCATATCCTGCAAAGCTGCCAATGAACTGACCTTCTTTCCGTTTCACATCCAGGTGACTTCTGACACGCATCGAAATGTCACGGCAATAGGTATCGTTGATAAGATTGTTGAACGGAATCAGGATACGTCCCTTATCATCGTTTTCTTCCGCACTGTCATAATGATCGTTGATGGCGATGAAGCGCACACCCATGAACGGAAAGATTCTTTCCAGATAACGGCCCGTTTCAATGTAGTTTCTACCGAAGCGAGATAAATCCTTGACGATAATGCAGTTGACTTTCCGCTTCTCAATGTCCTGCATCATCCGTTTGAAATCCGGGCGTTCAAAATTCGTACCGCTGTATCCATCGTCTACATACTCATCGACCTTATGCAGTTCCGGGTGCTTTCCCAGATAATCGTTCAGTAAGGCTCTTTGATTTTTGATGCTGTTGCTTTCCTGCTGATCGCCGTCCGAACGTGACAATCGAAGATATACAGCGCAGCGATATTGTCCATTTTCCTGAAAAAACATAAAAAGCCGATAACCTCCTTAATCTATTTGTCGTTCTGACAATAAACCAAGAAAATTATCGGCTTTAGTTAGCATATTCTGTTTTGACCCAAAGCCATTATCTCATATTTCGCGGTCTATGTCAACGCTTTAATGTGCTAAAGTGCAAATTTTCTTCTACTTTATTCTTTTTTATCTTCTATGCGTCCGTGCGCATTTTTTCAGTGTGTCCTCTAATCGGTTCTCTCCTGCAAAGCTGATCTTCACTACCATGCCCTTGTCAAGATAGCAATAAGGGTTCTTGATCTGCGAAATGAAATCGACCATCCGCTCCCGCTGCGACAAGTCTTTTCTAATTTCCACTTCGTTGATGTCTACCAGTTCCTCACGGTTCACATTACGGAGATCAGTCTGCGTCATCTGGCGCAGGCTTTCCATGGTGTGATAGGTTCGTGCAGTTGTTTCGGTCATTCACTCATTCCTTTCTGTTTTTTGGGTGGTGTGTCAGCCTCTTTCACTTATAGAATTGGAGAAAGGCCATTTCGCAAGGTATTTTCAAAAAATTTTTTGATTTTTTCAAAAACACCTTGCGAAACACGCTCTTCCCGATTCTAAAGATAGAAGAACCCGAAAAATGCGTAAGGCTACGGCTTCCACCGTAAGTAGCGCAAGATTCGCCTGCGTAGACCAAAAACTCCCTTTCGGGATTTTTGTTCTCTGGCAATCTTGATGGGGATTCCGTTCCCCATTCCCACGGCACGCGCAAAATCACAGATTTTGGCTATCTGGCTTCCACTAAAGTGGTCGCAGCCGACCGCCTACGGCTTGTCGGGATAAATCTTTTCTCAAAAAATCAGGAGGATACCACTATGGCAAGACCAAAAAACAAGCAGCCCATTCAGAGAACCCACGATATTCATATCCGTTGCAGCGAGATGGAATATGAAATCGTATCCGGCTACGCTGAAAGTGCAGGACTACCCACCAGCACATATATCCGAAAGTGTTTTCTCAAGGAAGCACCATCAAGCACTCATTACATCGTTGCGGACACGTCAGAAATCCATCAGCTAGTTACAATCGCTGCTGGCATCGGAAACAATCTGAATCAGATTACCCGCTATTTGCACAGCGGTGGAAAAATCACCGTCAGTATCGTAGACGAAATTAAAAAGTGCATCACAGAGGTTCGGGAACTTCGTCGAGAAATTGTTCACTTGGGAGGAATCTATGGCAATCCTAAAACACTTCGCAGTAAAAAACGCTGACTATGGTGCTGTTATTGATTACTTGAAATACCAGCATGATGAATTTCACCTCGTTCCCATCCTTGATGAAAACGGCAATTCCATGCTCCGGGATGAGTTTTATTTTGATGGATTGAACTGCAATCCTGAAGCATTCGATCTTGAGTGTGAATTGCTCAACCAGCAATACCATAAAAATCAAAGATACGATGAAATCAAATGCCACCATTACATTATCAGCCACGATCCCATGGATGTTGCCGATCATGGTTTGACTGGGGAGCAAGCACAAGCTATTGGCATGGAATACGCAGAAGCAAATTTTCCGGGGCATCAGGCACTTGTCTGCACTCATACAGACGGCAGCAACAACTCCGGTAATATCCATACCCATATCATTATCAACAGTCTACGAAAAGAAGATATAGCCCCTCAGCCTTATACTGAACGTGCCATCGACCGCAAGGCAGGATATAAGCACCATCTAACAAAAGAGTATCTCCGTCATTTACAAGGTTCTCTTATGGACATCTGCCAACGCGAGGGATTGTATCAGGTCGATCTGCTCTCTCCTGCCGCAGAAAAAATCACACAGCAGGAATATCATGCCCAGCGCAGAGGACAGCTAAATCTTGATATGGCCAACATGGAGATTATGGCAGAAGGCATCGCACCCATGAAAACAAAATTTGAAACCAACAAAGAAAAAATCCGCAATGCCATCAACGACATTGCGGAACGTGCGAAATCTTTTGAAGAATTTCAGCGGCTACTCAAAGCAGAATACGGAATACAGGTTAAAGACCATAGAGGGCGATTCAGTTATCTTCCCTCTGACCGACAGAAATTCATCTCTGCCAGAAAGCTGGGAAGTCATTACGACCGAGAATACCTTTTGCAGCTCTTTGAAGAAAATGCACTCGCCGCTGAACAGAATCAGGCGCAATGGGTGCAGGATGATCCTATCACCATTCTGTTCATCAAATCCAACCTGCGTCTTGTGGTTGATTTGCAGAATTGCATTAAGGCCCAGCAAAGCCGAGCCTATGCCCAGAAAGTAAAAATCAGCAATTTACAGCAAATGGCTAAAACGGTTGCCTACATTCAGGAGCATGGGTATGATACTCAGGAAAAATTGCAAGATACCACAGATACAATTCAGTCCAAAATGGCAAAAGCCCGCAGCGATGCCAAGCTCACTGAAGCCAAACTGAAAAAAGTGAACGAACAGATTCATTATCTGGGACAGTATCTTTCTACAAAATCGGTCTACGCTGATTTTCTGAAATCCACCAACAAAAAGGATTTCCGACAGAACTATGCAGATGAGATTGCCAAATATGAAGAAGCGTTGCAATTTCTAAAGCAAAATTCACAAGACGGGAAACTTCCAACCATGAAAGACCTGCGTTCTGAAAAAGGACTTCTGGTACAGCAGAAGAGCGCACAATATGAAACTTACCAGTATTTCAAAGACTACCACCGTGAATTACAAACTGTCTGTTCAAATGTCGAAAACATCTTGAATCAACCCTCCGTACAAAAGCACGCCACGCGTGAATTCACGCTATAACCTTCCGGCAGACGCGTCTTGTTACATTGCTGACGCATCTTATTACATTGCTTCAGATATATAAAAAAGAAAAAATTCCGCATGACATAAAGAAAGTGATTGACAATCCCTCATTTTAGTGATAAAATACTAGTCAACAGATCCCGCCAAGCCTCTCTACGATGCTCAAACCGGCGGGCCTTTTCATTTTATGAGGATTGTACAAATGAAACCCTATCCAAAGAATATATATCAGACTGCTGCTCTGATTCAAAAGTACAAAGATGCTGGTCTAGTAATAACTGATGACCCGAAAGTAGAAACGGCTTTAAATGAGATTGGATTTTATCGTCTGCGCGGATATAGTTTTCATCTCTATGATAACGCCACTAAAAAATACATACCAAATGTCACGTTCGACACCATTTGTCACATCTACAACTTTGACATGGAGTTGCGCTCTTTACTATTTGGCATGACCTGTAAAATAGAAGTTGCTCTTCGTTCCAGATTTTGCGAAGCTCTCCTGCAGAAAAATGATGCGCTGATTTACCTTGACCCTTCTATCTTCAAGGATAAAGCGATATTTTGGCGAAACACTGCATCCATTTCATCAGAAATTGCACGTTCAACAGATGTATTTATCACCCACAATTATGACAACCATGATGGGCAGATTCCCCTTTGGGCTGCTGTTGAAGTAATGTCTTTTGGAACGCTTTCCAAGTATATCAAGAATCTTTCAACAGGCACAGATTCTGTATATCCCAGTCTGGCCCAGTTTTATAAATACACTTCTGCAAAAGGTAACCTTGCCACTCCAAGCCTTGAGATGTTCTCATCCTGGATTCATGCTGTTGTTGTTCTGCGGAACATTTGCGCTCACAACTCCAGAATATATAATCGTTCCCTTACGACAAAGCCCAAGCTATTAAGTGTCGATCAGCAAAATCCGGCTCCACGCTATTGTGGTCTTTATCATTTCTTGCTCGCCATGAAATATTTACGTCCATCCGATGACGAATGGAACGATTTTATCACTAGCTTTGATGCACTTCTAAACAAGTATCAGCGCGATATTGACCTCGGAAAATTGCATTTACCTTCCGACTGGAGGAATCACGTCTGATTCTTCCGCATATAATATTAGGACAGATCCAGTCAAGCCTCTCTACGATGCTCAAACCGACTGGCCGTCAAAAGAGGGATAGCTTTTTATAAGCCATCCCTCTTTTTTTTCTCCAGCAGTATCTCCTCTTCCATGTCCTTGTAAATCACCCTCGTTTCCACCAGATTTTTATATAGCTTATCAGGATAATAAGCAAAGTACGGTTCGATCTCCGAAATGCTCAAGTTTGCATCATCCATATAACGGTACAGTCGATCCTGCAACGGCTTTCCCGTCACTTCCGAATATACATCTACATCTTTCAGCATATCCAAAAATTGAAGTGCTTTATAATTTTTCTCTGTTACAGGCACTTTCGGCTTTCGCACGATCACGCGGGATTTCGCCAGAGAGGTTTCTCGATAATCACTTGTTGCCTTGTTCGACACAACCTCATACATCATAGGGACCTGCGTAGTAAGCCCCATCTGGTTAAAGAACATCAGGCCGCTCACATAGCCACAGCGTTCATCTTTATCTCGCAGATACTTACATTCCAGAACTTTTTCCGGTGCAAGCTGTGAGCCGGACTTAAAGATTGTCTTTTTGGGTAAAAAGTAAATTCCATTATCAAAGCGTTTTACTTTACCTGTATCTGTCAACTTCTTGATTTGCTGCCGGACATTCGTGCGGGTCATTCCATCAACTTGAAGGTCTACAAGGAAAATCGGCTCATTTTCTTTATAGTTATCTAATAGGTATTCATATAAAGTTTCCACACTTTCCTCCTGTCACAACATCGTGTATCGAGTTTTCTATTCTGTTATCATTGTACCCACTTTTCTCTGAAATATCAAGCCCGCTATTGTAGGCAATTGAAAAAAGGCAGCTTCCTTTTTAGGGAAGCCACCTTTCTCTCATTACGGATTATCAGTTCTTGCGTGTTCGTTCCTGCTGCTGAACCTGCGCATTGTCCTTTCGCGCTCTTTCCGCCTGTTTGATATGCAGGCGATCCAGAACAGACACCCTGCCGCCAATCACTCTGGGCTTCTTAGGCACATTGTTCACGCAGCCGTCTATCATGTTGTAGTTCTGCTCTGTGCCAGACTCCCTTGCTCTTTCTGCCGTGCCATTTTCCAAAAACTTTTCATGGTGAAGCAGCTCCCGGACTTTTCGGACAGTCGCATTGTCAAATCCACTGGCAGTCGATGTTATGAATTTCCCATCCGACTGTACTACAATGCTAGGCAGCAAGTCCGGTTTCTGGTCATTCACCATCAGAACAAAGCGTTGCTCGTCTATGGTTTTCTCATCCGTTACCGTCCACGTTCCTTTCTGCCCCTCAACCTGATAGCCTTGCTCGTTCAGAAGCAGGTACTCGCCATTTGACAACTTCGTGAAAAAACCATTGAACTTGATAAGTTCCTTTGGATTCACATAATAGGACTGCATTTTTCCGCCAATGGATGTTACGATCACATCACTGACACCGAATTTTCGGACTCTGAACCTATCAGGATTCAGCTTTTCCATGCGTTCCCGAATCTGCCCCGGTGTAACGCCTTGAATCAGAGATGCCTTATAACCTAGAACATAGTTCTCACTTGTCACCATGAAGCCGTTTTCAATCTGGTACTCATACGGGCGGCAGCGATAGTCCCGGCTCTTTACCAAATCATTGATTTGGTAAATCATAAAAAGATTAGCACTCATCACGCTTTCTCCTCTTCCGGGGCATCCGGTCTGTACAAATCCAGTTCCAGATTCTTGAGCTGCTCATCCGGCAGATTTTCCATTTTAGAAATCACCTGCTCCACCAGCAGCCTGACTGCCATATCATCTGCAACATAAGGAAGAACCTCTTCCAGTTCCTTTTTCGTGTTTTCAGCCGTGTCCTGCTCAAACATTGCCATAATCATCAGTTCGTTCTCATCAAAATGCACCTTGCTCACAGTTCCATTTCTCCTTTCTTCTTTGCCTTCTTCGGTTTTGCCTGTTCCTGATTGGATTGCTGCTCCTGCGCCTTTTTGCGGTTCTTCAACGCTTCACGGACAGACTGCCGAGTGTTGGAGCGTTCCTCCAACTCCTTGCTTGCCTGCCGCTTTTCCAAAAGTGTTTTTATATCCGAAATTGCTTTCTGCACCAGCGGGCTTTCCCGGTAATGCTGGATATGGTTGACGACATCTGCCTGCACTTCTCCGCCTACCATCAGGTCAAACATTCCCGAATAGATGCTTCCATCCTCAAGAGAAAAGCCAATGCTCTTGATTCCGTTCATCCGCTCTGCCGGAATCTTATCGTAGACTTCCAATGCCTGCTCCAATGTCAGATTGTCATGGAACTCCCCCATCACCGGGAACTCTGCACACTCTGCTACATAAAAACTGATGGTTGCTTCTGGTGTGGGCTTCTCTGCCGCCAGCTTTTCTTTCAAAGCTTCTGCCTGCTGTTCAGCGACCGTATCAGCTTGTTCTCGCAGTTCTGCTGCATCCATGACCCTGCCCTCTTCTGCATTGCAGCCGAACTCTGCCAGCAGCTCCGTCATAGCCTCCTGCACAGGCTTATCTCCGTCCGTTTCGAGAATGCCGCCATCCCGTTCCGTGAAGTCCTTATTATATAAGGTATAGTCGAAGCCATCGTCACAGGTCTGAATGTGGAAATAGGCATCCGGGAGTTCGTAGGCCAGTTCCACATCTTGCACGGCTAAGGCCCCCTGTAACAGCTGGACAACATGATTCTGGATATACGGGTTATCCCAGCCCGGAACCGTTTTATAATCCTCTACGATGGTGTCAATGCCGTTCCTGCACTGCAAAACATCCAGTGAACCCGGCAGAGGATTAGGATTTTTCTCCACGCCCAAGGCTTTCATGTAATGGTTCGGAAGGGCCTGATACTGTGACATTGCATCATCCAGATTGCCGAACCGCTCAATTTTCAAAGGCGCGGCCTGCAAATTTTCGACCACATAGAACTGCTTTACGAAAGGCTGTTCCTGTTCTTTCTGTGCTTCCAGTTCTTCCCGGAACATCGTCACAAAGCTATCCAGAATAGCCGGGTGGCTGTCAACCACCCAATCCGTGCGGAAGGTCATGCGGTCTGCATTATGCTCCGGTGTGCTGACCTGCTCTGCCCATTCCTTATTGCCGCGAGAAAAGCGGCCATCATAGCTTTTATGGTGCAGAGTATTCGCCAGAATATAGCCCACACGCTCCATACCGTACTGCCGCACTACCTGATCGACTACACCATCGCCAAGGTACATTCCGTCATAGTTGTCTGCAATCGCTTCATGGATTGCCTGCTTGCACTCACTGTTCAGCCGACAGGATGTGCGGTATAAATCCACCTCGTCATTTTCTTTGGCATAGCTGAACGGCTCGTAGTAAACAGGCACATCCGAATAGTCCTGTGCGCTGTTGTCCGGCACAGGCACAGACTTTTCAATGATTTCCGATACCACATCTTCTTTTTTCGGCATATTCCATTTTTCAGAGAGATATTTCTGCACGGCCTCCTGAAAATCTTCATCGAAGCCGTTCCACAAATCCTCTGCCACCAGCTTGCCCTGCTCATTGACTGCAACACAGGCCGCCATATCGCCGTGTTCCTCATGCTCCAGCAGGAAGAACTTCTCGCCACCGATTTCCGTTTCATCAACAGCATACCATGTGCCGATATGCCCTTCGACTGCGATATGGTCGGAATCGCCGTGGATCAGTCCGTTCCTTTTCTGCTGCTGTTCCTCCATGAACTCTCGCACGGTCAGTTCTGCACCTGTGAAGTTCAGACCTTCCTCGCCAAGTTCCAGCCGCCCGTCTGCGCCAAGGTCAAGTTCTTCTGCCATCAGAACAGATGCCGCGTGGTTCACCACCACATTTTTCTCCACCGTAATGGGCTGGCCTGGGTCATAGTCCGAACCGCGCAGATCATAGCGATATAAGCCCTCCGGCACATCTTCATCCCGCAGTCGGCCATTGCTGAAAAGACCGAGCTTATCAAAGATTTCGATTTCCTGCAATTTTTCGTTCAAAAGGTTCTCTTTCTGCAAATCCATATTCCTTTCCTTGAAAAAATCCGGCAGTTCCGCAAAACCGATACTGTCCACATAGTAGGCTTTGACCGTACTGCCATCATTGAGTACCACTACATCACTAACCGACAGCGAATGACCCGTAAAGTCTGCCGGACGCTGGATATTGAACCGTTCGTAAATGGCTTCCAGCGTATCTTTTTCCGTAAGAGGCGCGGTATAGACCAGTTCATAGTCTGCACGGTTTACTTCCATCCCGTGCCGTTTTACAAAATCCAGATTCATAAAGCGGTAGTCATGTTCCGGGTCACGGGCAGTGATCTGGTAGATGCCAAACTGTTTTTCACCGCTAGAAAGCAGCTTCTGCTCCTTGACCAGCGTATCCAGCCGAACTATCAACTCTGCCGCCTTTTCTGCAGACTCTCCCTCTGATTCCTCCACTGCGACTTGCAGCCATTCCCTGATCGGCTGAATATCCCCAGCCTGAATCTGTTCTTTCAGTGCTTCAACCGCCTGCTCTCGATTCTCCACGCTATCCTTATAGTGGTAGAAATCGAAGTCAAAGGCGAAATCATCAAGGTCTGCCGCCAGCTTTTCAACGGGTGCTTTCTCGCTGTTTTCCATTGCTTTCTGCTTGTCCTTTTCCAAATCTTCCTTGGCAATCTGGAAATAGTCACTTCCACGCTCGATTTCTTCACGCCCTGTAACAAGAACTGGCCACGGGCTGATACGGATAAGATAAATCTGCTTGCCCTCATCAAACAGGCGCAGAGCCTGCTCCCGGC